TGAAACTGATGAGCTTGATAGTGAAGGTACTGTTAGAATGAGGTGGGAAATCTTTATGAAGCAGAAAATATTCGGAGGTAACAATGAGCAACAATAAACAAAGTATGAAAACACATAGAACAACAACTGCGATTTTAATACTAATACTATTGCTTGGTTGGGCAATCGCTAAAATTGACGCAGTATTTTATTCGGTACTTATCTTATCAGTATTGGGTATTATGTATGCTTTTATTTATCTGGGTATTGTTCGTAACACAGGAGGCAACAATGAGCAACAATAAACAAAGTAGCGTAGAAAAAATGTTTCAAGAAATGCTTGGGATTCAACAAGAAGGAATTAAACTAACTTTTGATGAAAATTTGGATTTACTTCACAAATACAAAGCAATGCACAAGGAGGAAACTCTGAAATTGTATTATGCTTACGAAGATTATGTATTGCGTGAAGAAGGCATCATAAAGACATTTGGGCAATTTTACAACGAAACATTTGGAGGTAACAAATGAGCAACAATAAACAAATCATGAAACTATACACAGAAGAAGAAATTTTAAGTTTGTTAAAAATACATTTAGCAGACGAAGATCAAGCCGATTCATTTGTATCACTTTTAACCCCTATTGAACTACTAAGTGATGAGGAGATAGAAAAATGGGCTGAAATGCAATCTTTGTGTGAACCAACAGGTGCAGAAAAATTTGGTAGAATTTATGGCGCAAAATGGATGCGTGATAAAATACAAGAAGACAATGACAAACAATAAAAAAATAATATGAACAAGAAATTTTCAGAATGGTACGGACAATTAAAAACAAAATCTAAGCAATGACAAACAATAAACAACAAACGGCAGTGAAAAAACTATTATTAGCAACATTACTTATCGGAATGATAAGCAGTTGCGAGGAACCAACAGTATCATCAAGAACTACCAACTACACAATACCCAGTGAAGGTAATTTAGCATCAGACCCGCTTAAAGTATGTGTAATTGAAGGATGTGAATACTTCATTTGTAAGAATTACAAGGGTAATATTCTATGTCACAAAGGAAACTGCAAAAACATAATACACAAGGGAGGTGAGCAATGACAAACAATAAACAACAGACCCTGCCACCAAAAGAAAAGGCAAAAGAACTGGTATCAAAAATGGAAAAAGATTTCCAATATTTTGCAAGTAGACAAATAGCAATACAACACGCATTAATTGCAGTTGAAGAAATTTTAAGTATCAACTCCGTTGACAAGGATGAGGATTTATCAAACTATTGGGAAGAAGTAAAAAAAGAAATAGAAACCTACGGAGGAGGTGAAGAATGACAAACAATAAATGCACCCAGATGTAGCAAAAGAATATGGCTTTAGTAAAACAAGAATATGAAAACAGAAGCAGAACATTTAGAAGATAAATTAAAGATGGCCAATATTATTGGTTATTGTATTGGTGAGTTAAAAGGACATCATGCACATTATGCAGGACCACAAGCAATAGAAAAAAGCTATTTAGAAGCAGAGAAACAGTATAAAGAATTTTTAGATAACCTAATTAAAAAACCAGATGACATTTGAAGATTTAGAATTTAAACCTATGACTAACCATGATAATGGGATACATGTAAGAGTAGAGTTTCCTAATGGTTATGGTGCTAGTGTTATACAATCCCCATATAGTTATGGTGGATCTAATGGTCTATATGAGTTAGCAGTATTGTATGGTGGTCATATATGCTATGATACAGAGATAACTAATGATGTGTTAGGCTATCTTAACCAGGCGGATGTAACAGAGTTACTCCAAAGGATAGAAGCACTATGAAAAATTTACCCACAGCAAAAGAATTTCTTAACAGAGATGAGAGTGGAGTCTTCAATGAAGTAGACATCACTCAGGCTATGGATGAATACGCTAAACTACATGTACAGAGGATTAAAGACTTCTTAAATTCTGAGATATGTGAGCGTAGAGAGTATACAGCATCTCGTATGTGTGAGGAAGTACTTAAGTTCATACAAGACAGTGAAAAACTAGATAAGTTTTTAGGAGGTGCATATGGAGAAATCTATCAGTCTGATGCACTTGCAAAACTTAAAGAAAGAGTTGAACAACGTAAAGAATTTAAAAAAAAGAAAAGAAAACATGGGTAAAATAGACAAAAACAGTAAATTCTATAAGGCTCCTACTCTACAAGAGCGCTTACAAGACATTAAGTATTTCTTTCTCTTCTGGAGAGGGAGGAAGAGGGGTATGATATTCACCCGTAACATTGAATTAGATGATTTCCGTTATATCTTTTTTCCTAAAGGATTTGAGAAATATGGTTACTTAGGAACACATCTATGGAATGAAGATGGTGACTGCTTTAATGCTTTATACCCTTTAGTACTTGCTATGGATCATGACGCTAAGCCTAAATTCTGCCCCAGGTGGTTTTTACGCTTTCTTCACGTATTTGGTAGTGATAGATCTATTGTAAGAGTCCGTAACTGGACTTTGCATGACTTACTTAGAAAACTAACTCAAGGTATTGCCTTTGTAGATTGGAAGACTAAGTGGCACAGTTATGACCTACGTATCTCTATTCATGCTCCTAAGCACTTACAAGACTTAGCAGATGATATAGAACATGGGTTTTACTCTAGAGGTGCACAAGAAGAGTTAGTAGCTAAGATTAAGAAACTAGACCCTAATGCAGGTATTATTTGGGGTAGTGTAGATAAATTAGTAAAACAACTAGAAAAACTAGAAGCTGAAAAAGAGAATCGAGATAAGCAATTAGATTCTCTTATTAAACAAGCTAATAATAAACTTAGAGATTAATAAACAACTATAAGAACATGAAACAAACTAGCAAAGATTGGTTACAAGAGATATTAGAAGCTAAAATCGCAAGCTTTCCAAAACCAAAAAAGGTAGTAGGATGGTATTGCTTATCAACTAAGATTATGGTAAATACTATTGCATTTGCTACACATAGTAAGCCTAACTTTATTAAGAGATTCTTTATGAGAACTTTATTAGATTTTTACTGGGTTAAAGACACAAACAATGACTGAAAAAGAAGCTATCATAACCCTTGCCTACTATAATGATTGGAGGCAAGGGAAAGATGTAGATGCACCTATGGTAAAACCAGAACATGTAACCGAAGCAATTAAGGTTGTAATTCAAAAATGGAAAGAAAGAAACAATGAGCAACAATAAACAAACAGATATTAAAGAATTGGCTATTACAGAATACCCATTTGGCAATAGTGAAAGAAATGCTTTTATCAATGGTTATAATAAGGCTAAAGAATTGCATAAAAATCAGACAATAGAATTACCAAGTGATAAGGATATAGACAAAGAGGCCACGGATTTATTTAGTAAAACTACCAAAATTTATATTTCCATTATACAATGCAAAGCATTCAAGCAAGGTGCAAAATGGATGCGTAATAAAATACAAGGAGGTGAGCAATGACAAACAATAAACAACAGACGGCAGTGGACTTTGTACCCTATGAACTTGCTTTAGAGTTAAAACAACTTGGATTTGATGAACCTTGTTTAGGTTACTATCTAGCAAGTAGTTTATTTATATCTAATGATAATGTTTATAATTCAACAGACATTCCTGTAATAAAGGCTCCTCTGTATTCACAAGCATTTAGATTCTTTAGAGAGAAGCATAATCTTAGATGTCAAATCAATTATATTGGTGGACTAATCAACAAAACTACATGGTGGGATATTTCTGTTATTGGTCATTACAATACAGACCCTAAAGAATGGGAGATGAAGTATCAACCGTACGAAGAAGCAGAACTTGATTGCCTTAAAAAATTAATTGAGATAGTAAAAACACACGAAGGAGGTAACAATGGCTAAAGAATCTATATCTTCCTTTATTGAAAAGCTACTTAGTGAAGCATCTCCTGAACAAATGGAAGCTACAAGCAAACAAATGGAGCCTCTAGGTCCAAAAGCAGAAGCTCATGACTTAGTTCTATCTTTTTATTACAGCCTTCCTAATAACGGAAGTTTAAATCATGGTATTAATAGCTGTGAGTCTCGTTATAAGGAAGGTGTTGTATGTGCTATGGTTGCTGTTAATAAAATCATAAGCATTGCTCCTTGGGGAGGTGATATTGACGGTGAAATTGAGCAAGGGTCTAAAGAATACTATCAACAAGTAAAAACAGAACTAGAAAAGCTATGAGCAAGATTAAACAAGACAAAATACCAATGACATTAACGGAAGATAATGTCTTACAGGTTTCTGGCTTTAAATATAAGCTAGTTAGAGAAAGAGATGGACTACTTAATTCCGGTTATCAGGTTGGATGGATTGAATGGGGTGAGGATGGTAAATACAAACAACTACATGATGAGCCTGCAGTAGGTAGATCTCTCATTATAGATCCCGCCTCTACACCTTTTTTCACTTGGATGACTACTACTGTTACAGAAATCTTGGAACAAAGAGAAGACTATGTTAAATTTAAAACCACAAATAGCATCTACGAATTATTTAAGTTATGATTGAAGAATATAATGAGTGGTACTGGAGACTCTATAGATGGTTTAGATGGGAGTTTAAATACCAACACAAATACATTAAGTACGGAGTTAAGAACTTATATAAATGGTTCTGGATAATCTGGAAAGATAGAGACTGGGACCACTATTATATCTTTCAGGTACTAAAATTTAAATTAGAGAAACAAGCTAAACATTTAGCCGAAAATGGTTTTCATAATAATGCTCAACGAGATGCAGAGTTAATGATGACTTGTGTTAGATTAATTGATAAGCTCCAAAATGAGTATTACTATGATGAGCTATGTAAATCCGGTGTAAGGTCATCTGAAGCAGTTAAAAATGTAATAGCTAAACACAAAAAAGCAAAACGTTTATTATTTAAAATAATGAATGATAGGATTGAGGAATGGTGGGATTAAAATAAAAAAATTATGGCAAGAACAACAAGAGAACAAAAAAGAGAACAAGCAGTAATTGACATCATCAATCAGATGTTTGTTATTGCAGGTCATGAAGTCACTTTTGAGGACATTAAAGGCCGCAAAGATGATTGGTTTACTCAATGGACTATGACAGTTGCTCAATCAGAAGAATGGAAAGCATGGGGTATAGCTTACCTGCGTAAGAATCTTAAGATGAATAAGAAACTAGCAGAGAAAGAAATGGCTTGGTTTAATGTACAGTGGGGACTTAAATACGAAGATTATAATATATGAGCAATAAAGATGAGAACTCACCCTAAAAAAAGCAGTCTAGAACTACTAGTCATTGCCTTATATGAGAAGGGATTCTTACAGGGAAATGGTAATGATATAGATAATCTACTTGAAGAGCATAAAATATTACATAAAAATGAAATAATGGATGCCAGAACTAACGGTAGATGGTCTTGTACTGAAAAGTATGGAGAGATAAGAACAAACAAACAATATTACGATGAGAATTTTTCTAATTAAATTAGCTTTATTAGCTGTATTATTTTTCTTTGGTGGTCTTAACTTATTATTATTTATTATAATCAGTTTTGTAGAGATGATTGAAGAAAAAGTAAGTAAACTATGTGATTTTATAGAATGTAAAATTGAAAAGTATGAAAGAACTTAAACTAGACTTAAATGGTTTTACTGCTAAGCAGTATGCTGCCCTTATTATTAAAGAAGAGTTAGAATTTAGCCACGGGCGTGGTGGTATAAAAATGGGTACTAACAGAGAAACTTTTGCTAGACTTTATAGAAGAGCTAAACTTAAAGAAAATGCCAAATCAATGTAACTACTGCTGTGTAGAAATACCTGAACAAGATGTACTTTGTGAAGAGTGCTACAACAGCCGGTATATGCTAGAAAAATATATTACTAAAGATGAAATACTTAACGGCACTGATGAAAACAATCCATCATTCTATCAAATGGACGATGACGCATAGTGTTTTCCAAAAATTTTAATTATGAAGACAAAACTAACTTTAATTATCCTGGCACCTTTAATGTTGCTGGGCTTTAATCAATTGTACTCTGTTATATACAAATTTAACAGAATGCGTAAACTGTATGTAGATAGATTCCAGTACTACAAAAGAAGAAATCTTATCAAAGACTCTTACTGTGAATACTATATCCAAGCTTTTGGTGAATTTAGGTTGTGGATGTTTAAAGAGTTTGTCTTTAACAAGCATTACACAGTTAAACATTTCTTTAATAGCACTTATGTTTACAAGAACATGAATGCACATTACATTAAAGAATCCGGGGATGTACCATTCATGCCGGAGTTTAATAATATAATGGAACACTGGAAGTTACACAGTCTTAAAAGGGGGTAGAAATATCCCCTTTATTTTTTATATTTGAAGGTTATGACCCATACCCAAACATTAATTGCTGAGACCTGTGATGAGATTAAAGAGTTACTTCTAGATAAGAATAGAAAGTATGGTGACTCTGCAGTAAATCCTATCAGAATACTATCTAAAAGTAGTAATACTGAACAGATATTAGTAAGAATAGATGACAAATTAAATAGGATTAAAAATGCTCAATCTGATGAGGATGAGGATGTTATCACTGATTTAATTGGTTACCTGGTTTTATATAAAGTAGCTAAAAAGTTTAATAACCCCTAAAGATTTTAATCTTATTATATATCAATAACTTACAACATTTATGAAGAACACAAAAATTAAATTAATCTGGTTACTACTATTTTTAGTACTTACCGGTGGTTCTATTTTAACAGCATTTGTAACATATCTATTAACATGAGAATAGTTTGTATATCTGACACGCACACAATGCATGAAGAAGTGAATCTTCCTGATGGTGATATATTAATACATGCTGGTGACTTTAGTAATAGAGGTGGTAAGAGTGATGTAGAAGATTTCTTTGGTTGGTTAATGCGCATTAAACCTAAGTATAGACATATAGTGTTTATTGCCGGTAATCATGATAAATCATTTGATAGTAAATATGGAGAGATGCCGGACTGGTTATCAGAGGGTATAGCAGAACTAGAACAGAATAATATCTGGTATCTAAAAGATGCTCTAATAGAACTAGAGGATATTAAATTTTATGGTATGCCCTGGACTCCTTGGTTTTATGGAGATACATGGGCATTTAATAAAAGATTGGGCCCGGATATGCAAGAAGTTATAGATATGATTGAGCCTTGTGATGTATTAATTACACATGGTCCACCAATGTATACCGGTGATTTAACATCAAATAATGGACAACATGTAGGTTGTCCTCAGTTAAGAGAGAAAATAGAGGAGATCCAACCTAGATTACATGTTTTTGGACATATTCATGAAGGTAGCGGTATCCAAGCAGTAGATAGATGTATTCATGTTAATGCATCTCAGCTTAATGAGCACTATGAATTAATAAATATACCTTATTCAATTGAACTACCATGATAAAAACAGAATGCACTTACTACAACTTCTTTAGAAAGAAAGTTGGACAAAGGGACTACCCTTACATTTTTTTCTATCCATTACCATTTATTGCAATATCTAAAACTGGGATTACCCATAAGTTTAGTATTACATTAGGATGGTTGTTCTGGACAATTTATCTAAAATTTAAATGACTAAAAGAGATCAAATACAACAAAATGCATTAATAGAAGTAATTAAATACAAAAGAAGTAGCGCTGTAATGAGTATGGGATCCGGTAAAACTAAACTGGGCCTAATGCACATGCAGTATTATCTACATGATCAAAGCAGATACCTAGTAGTAGCACCCAAAAGATCTATCTTCCAATCTTGGATTGATGATTGTAAAAAGTTTGAGTGTGAAGAGTTACTAGAGCATATCACCTTTACAACATATTTATCTTTAAGTAAGAATAAAACAGATTATGACTGTGTGTATCTTGATGAGATGCATAGTCTATTAGATAGTCACCTAGAGTGGCTTGAAAGTTACCGGGGAAGAATACTAGGTCTAACAGGTACACCTCCTAAGAGAGGCTCTAAAGCAGATATAGTATTTAAATATTGTCCGGTTAAATTTACATACACTGTAGATACCGCAATTGATGATAAAATTCTTAATGACTATGAGATCCATGTGCATACTATGCCATTGGATACTAGGAATAACATTAAGAAAGAATCTAAGAAGACCGGTACATGGTATACATCTGAGTATAAGCAATACAGTTTCTGGAATAGCAAGCTACAGAATGCCAGCAGTGATAAAGAAGTAAGATTCTTAAGAATCATGCGCATGAAAACACTGATGAGCTTACCAAGCAAAGAGAAATATGCCACACATCTTATGAATAGCACCACTAATAAATGTATAGTGTTTGCCAATACTAAAGAACAAGCAGATAAACTTTGTAGGTATAGCTATTATTCCGGGAATAAAAAATCTGAGGATAATCTTCAGAAATTTAAAGATGGTACTATTGATAGACTAAGCTGTGTACTACAACTTAATGAAGGTATTAATATCCCTAACCTTAAAGAGGGTATTATCCTACATAGTTACAGTAATGAGCGCAAGTCTAATCAACGTATAGGTAGATTGCTAAGACTAAATCCGGATGAGAAGTCTATAATCCATATATTATGCTATAGTAATACTATAGATGAGACATGGGTAAAGGAAGCCTTATCAGATTTAGACCAAACTAAAATTGCCTGGAAACAGATTAACCAATTACAATTAGAGTTATGAAAGTATTCACAACAACATTACTTAAGAAAGATGGTAAGTTAGATTTTAATAATGATGCCGTCAAGAAAGTATATAACCAATTTGTTGGAGTAGTACCGGATGGTTTTACTGTTAATGTAATCTTTGAATTAAATGGTCCTAAAGCTACACTAGCCCAAATATCTAAAGCACATGCTGCTTGTAGAGAGATAGCTGTGTTTACGGGACATAACTTTGAGGATGTAAAATTATTAGTAAAAGAGAAGGCAGGATTGATTATAAAAAATAATAGTGATGGGGAAACCACCACTATTATTAAATCCTTTGCTGACTGCTCTAAGGAAGAGATGAGTCAGGTAATACAAGTTACCGAAGAAATGTGCGCTAGTATGGGAATAGGATGTTAATTACCTAGGTTTTTAGCATCCTCTTCAATTTCTTCAATAGTCTTGTATTCTGTAAGTCCTGATTCTGAACCTGCTTTTTCTATATCATTAATAAGAATAGCTAAAGTTTCATAATGAAACTCCCAAGGTTCACTGTGTGTTTGATTCTTAATTTTTTCACCAGCAGTAGTTAACTCATCTTGAGTTTTATCTTTAAGTACATAAAATAATAAAGACTTTACTCTAGTTAAAAAAGCACCATTTACCTCAATCTTAACAATCGCAGAGAAAGGTAACATTCCAATTTTTTCAGACATAATAACAAATTTATACAATATGAGCACTATTCAACAAATAAATGTAGAAGAAATACAAAAAAAATTAGCAAATACTCTTAGTAAAACAGCTTGGTATAATGTATTAAACCATTTTATTACTAAAAGCGAGTTCCAAGAAATTGTAGAAAAACTTATATATGAGGTTGAGCAAGGAAAAAGATTTGTACCTAAAATTAAGAATACTCTGAATGCATTTAAAGAATGTGATCTTAGTGATTTAAAAGTAGTTATAATTGGTCAAGATCCTTATCCCTGGTTATATAAGAACCATCCTGATGGTACTGTAGCAGATGGTTTAGCTTTTAGTTGTGGTCATAGTATGAAGATACAACCATCTTTAGACTATATCTATAATGCTATGGGTAAAGAACCTGATGATAGAAACCCGGATTTAAGATATCTGGCAAATCAAGGTGTATTATTATTAAACAGTGCGTTTACTGTAGAAGTAAATAAGCCAGGTACTCACTATGATATCTGGAAACCTTTTATGAATATAGTAATTGATACAATTAATTATAATAAATCAGATATTGTTTTTATATTGCTTGGGAAAGTAGCACAACAGTTTGAAGATATGATATCTGATAAACACCTAGTACTAAAAGCATCTCATCCTGCAAGTGCTGGATACAATAAAGGTGTTTGGAACTGTGATGATGTCTTCAATAGAGCAAATAACTATTTAAAAGAAAAAGATAAAACTACAATACAATGGTAAGAGATTTTATTGACACGGTAATCTGTACTTATATACATAAGAAGTACAAAGAAAAAAACCCAGCTGTTGTAGCCAGGTTTCTTAAATTAAAGTATGGAGTATCTTGCTCTATTGATGTAATCAACAAAAGATACAATTTAGAAAAATGCTCTCTTGAGTCTGAAGCCAATGTAAAGAGCAATAGCTAATAGAAGACCATAGAGCTCTGCTTTTAACTTTTTAATATCGGAGCTCTTATCTTTTATAATAAACTCTTGTTCTTTAATGGTACTATCTTTAAGCCGGATATCATTTTCTAATACAGACTCATAAGACTTATCTCTTAGCTTCTGTGTGATTGTATTATTCTTTACAATGGTCTGAGTTTTCTCAGGACAAAATGCCGAAACAGCGCCATTCTGAATAGTAATTCTTACATCACCTACAGTGGTATCCAAACTAACACCCTTTAAACCATCATGAATAACTGTAGTTTGCTTTACGGTATCAATAGTTGTAAGAGTATCAATACTAGTAACGGTGTCAATAATGGTATCAACAACGCAAAGCTTTCTCCTAAAGAATTCTTCTTTGGTGTTACTGATATGTTTTTCTTTGAAAGCAAGTTTAACAGGGTTACATGCTAATAGTGTGATAGTTAATAAGATTGATAATCGGTATTTCATATAGTTTAAATTTTGGTTTTACTTAATTCCTGATCTAAATCACAAATCTCTTCGTGTTTAGCAACAGGAACAAAAAAAGGTAACTTTTTTTCAGGTAGCTCACCTTTATTAGATGCTCTCCTAAAATAGTTACCCTTGATTAGAGCTAAGTCTTTTTCTAAAGACTCAATTCTAGCTTGCTGTGAGCTTGATACCTCTAAAAGACGTTTTACATCTTGCTTCATCTCACGGAGATCAGTCCAAATCATCATCCCAAGTATTGAGATAATTGCGGGACTAGCCCAAATTTTAATTTTGTCAATAACGTTTGTTGCCATAACTAAAAAGGGTTAGCCTTCCTCTGAGATAACCCATCTTTGGAAACCTGCAGATAGAGGAAGGCATCCCCACCTAAATTAAAACTATGAATGATAGAAGTTGTCAAAAGATATACAGATTTCTAGATAGGTTCTTGTGGATACGATGTTAGTGAGTTATATTTGTACTCCCACTATTAATATACAAACCAACTATGAAAGAAACAATAAAAAGTGAAGAAGTAGAGGAAGAAATTGCAAAATTTAAAAAGCAATTTCAGGAAAAACACGGCATTAAACTAATTGTATTATCTCCTGCAGATAATATAAATAGGCTTACAATACCGGAAGCAGCTGAAATTATTAATAGACACCTGGTTAAGTATAGTGCACTGCATTATAAAAAACCGGCTAAAAAGAAATCTAGAAGAGAGGATACAGTTATTCACTCACAGGCATTCTGTAAGATTTGTAAAGATCTTAATTATGGACCTAGTGAAATAGCAAGATTTCTTGATAAGGATCATAGTACCGTTATATACTCTATAAGAAAAGCAAGTGACTTATTATCTATAAATGATAACCGCTTCTTAACTGTATATAATTCTGTTAAACGAGAGATAATAAATAAAATGTATGGAAGAGATATTCAATATTCTGATTCAGAATAAGATAACTCCTAACCAGCATTACATGCTACATTGTCTCCGGAATAAAATACAACCTACTGCTATTAATCCATATGCAGAGGGAAGAGAACTCAAGTTTAAAGGTTTAGTAAATGATAAGTGGGAACTACTCCCAATTGCCACTGAACTCCTTGATAAGATAGATGAGTTCTTCCATGTAAAGAAAGAAGAGACAACTAAAGTAATTGCCGGTGATGATTTTAAAGAGAACATAGTCAAGTATCTGGACCTATTCCCTAAACGTAAACTACCAAGCGGTAAACTAGCTAGATCAGACAAGAAGAATATTGAGAGTAACTTCAGATGGTTCTTTAAAACCTTTGAGTATTCTTGGGACACTGTTCTTAAAGCAACAGCTCACTATGTAGACGAGTATGAGAAGAAGAATTATCTATACATGCAGACATCACAATACTTTATCAGTAAGACACAACCGGATAAATCCAAAATGTCAGAACTGGCAAACTATTGTGCAATGCTAATAGATGGTGTAGATATGGATGATGATGATCATTTTAAAGAAAAAGTAGTATGACAAAAGAGTTATGGATTCCTAGAAAAGATGGCTTTAAGAAAGCTTTAGAGTACATGAAGGGTAGATCTGATGGAGTTATTAAATCCATACAGACACCCTGGGCTAAATTTAATGATGCTACTACTAATGGTATTGAGTGGAACACACTTAATGTAATTGGTGGTAGACCAGGTGCTGGTAAAACTCTGATTAAAGACCAGATTATCCGGGAAGCATTTGCTCTTAACCCAGATACACAGTTTAGAGTACTAGAATTCAGCTTTGAGATGATTATGCAGACATCATGCCTGCGTGATTTTAGTGCAAGTTTAGGTAAGACTTATAAGTATCTGTGTAGTGCAGAGAACAATAAACTTACCAATGAAGAGTTAGCTCAATGTTATGAGTTAGCAAAACAGAAGGTGCACTATCCTATTGACACAGTTGAACAACCCTGTACTGTAAATGAGATGCGTGATATAGTAGATAAATACATCAATGAATATCAGACAAAGACAATTATTACATTGGACCACAGTATCCTATTAAAGAAAGCCCCATACCATAGAGACAAATACGAGATGTTATATGAGTTTGGTGAGATGCTTACTGAGATAAAAAGAGTGTACCCAATTACTATGATTGTTCTTAGTCAGTTAAATAGAAGTGTAGAATCACCGGAAAGAAATGAAGATGGTAAGTATGGTAACTACATACTTGACTCTGATATCTTTGGTGGTGATGCTCTATTACAGCACGCTGACTTAGTAGTAGGTCTTAACAGGCCAGCAAAACAAAAAATTAAATACTATGGACCTGATAGATATATCATTGAAGATGATAAGACTTTGGTTATGCACTTTCTTAAAGCAAGAAATGGTGATAACCGGATGTCATTCTTTAAGGCCCAATTTGAAAAGATGAGTGTAACAGAAATGGAGACACCAGCAACACAAGAAAGAAGAATTAAAACCGTATGATAAGCACAAAATCAACACAGAAACTTAGTACGGAAGAAAGAAAGAAGAGGATACAAGACTTGTATGAACACCAAATGGAAAAATTCATGCAGGAAAATGTATCTGAACCTTTATTTATTCCAAAGATGGCCTACAAACCGGCCACAAAAGATGAGAAGCACATTACATTCTTTGCCTCTGAGTTAGAGAGAGCAGAGTATTATGAGGTGCCTAAGAATGTATACACTGAATTTATTAGCAGTGAGTACATTCCTGAAGATCCCAAACGTACATTGTACAAGTGGGTATTTAATCCACACTGGAGAACAGAGTATGATATCATTGAAGCTACAGAAAGCATTCAAGAGAGATACATGATTCCTGTTGCGGAACTTAGAATTGTGCAGCAACCTGTTGCACAAAAAGAAATTAAATTGCCACAATTGGATCTAGGTCCTACAGATGAGCCTTTTAATATGCTTACAATTAGAGATCTTGCTGCTATCATGCTGAAGAAGCCAGTTAGTAACAAGCAATGGTTAAATGAAATTATAAAATCAAAGTAATATGGCATCAAGCATCTTAGTTATCGCAGAGAGTGGTGCAGGTAAAAGCACAAGTATTGCAAACCTGGACCCACAAGAAACATTTATTATTAACGTTGCAAACAAACCACTTCCTTTTAAAGGATGGAAGTCTAAGTACAAAATCTGGAGTAGGGAAGACCAAACCGGTAACATGTATACAAGAGCAGCTTCTAAAGAAATTGAGGCCTGTCTTAAATATGTTAGTGAGAAGAGACCTGAGATTAAGAATATTGTAATTGATGACTTTCAGTACATGTCAGCATTTGAGTATTTTGATAGAGCAGAAGAGAAAGGTTTTGACAAGTTTACTAGTATTGCTAAGAGTATTGCAACTATTGCAAAGCTCCCAACTACATTACGTGAAGATTTGTACATTTTCTTCTTAACCCATGCAGAAGAGTCTCAAGACTTAGAAGGTAGAAGAAAGTTTAAGGCCAAGACTATTGGAAAATTAGTAGATAACAGTTTAACTTTGGAGGGACTATACTCTATAGTTTTATTTGGTAAAGTAAAGAAAGATAAGGATGGTGGTATGCGCTACATATTTGAGACCCAGAATAATGGTGAGAATACATGCAAGTCACCAGCCGGTATGTTTGAGTCCTTTGAGATTCCCAATGATTTAGAATTTGTAAAACAAGCAATAATTAACTACGAAAATTAATAACCATGATTAGCACTAAAGACGTGCAAGCTACAAGTAGCTCGCCAAAGAAAACCCTGAGCCCCGGTGAACACACCGTGAAAATTAACTCTATTGCATTAGAGAGTGTAAGTTACAAAGCAGGTGCATACCACCTGATTCTTAACGTAGAAGGTCCTGACATGGGATCAGAATTTGAAGGATTCTTAGTAGACAAAGACAAGCCTAATGGTGCCCGTTACAAGGGTCAGATTGGTAAGGTTAAGTTTGGCTTTTATCCTTTCTCTGATGGTGAAACCAAAACTGGTATCAAGATCAGTAGAGATTTGAGTATTTTACGTGCAGTACAGCAGTTATGTATTGCCGGAAATAAACTTGAGTGGTTTGAAGAAGCAGATGGTAAGTTTGCAACTATTGAAGATTTTGTTAAAGCAGCCGGTACAATCATTTCTGATGATACCTTATTTAACATGTGTATCAATGGTAAAGAGTATGAGAAGAATGGTTATATCAACTATGATTTATTCTTACCAAAGTCTAGCAAAGAGGCCTATGCTGTAGAGTCTGCAGCTGCAAGCCCAAGTAAATTAATCTCTTACAATCCTGAGTTACATATCAAGAAAGCTAAGGTAGAAACAGTAGCATCATTTGGTGATACTAATCCTTTTACCTCTGATTCTGGTACATCTACAGGATTTGAGTTTTAAGTTTTAAAGTTTATTATATAAAAGGGGGATTATATGGTCCCCCTTTTTTATTATTGCAGTTATGATTAGCACAAAGATTCTAATTCCGGATATAAAGTCAGTACCTATTACATGGGTATTTGAGCATTATTGTAGATTAGATCAGAAGTTAACTGGTCAAGATATTAAGATAAAGTCCGTCTTTAATCCTAGTGAAAGAACTCCTAGTATGTGTATTTACTTTAAACAAGATAAAGAAAAATATTACTACAAAGATTTCTCAACGGATAATGGCGGTGATTGTATTGACTTAGTACAGAAGATGCTTGGTATAGATACCCGGTTAAATACTATGCACAAGCTTGTAAGAGATTACAATGAGTTTGTATTGCATAATAACGGTGGTTATGACTTACAAGTGTTTAAACAGTACAATAAATACAAGATTGATAGATATGAAGTTAGGCAATGGAATACACTAGATAAAGGTTATTGGGGTAAATATGGTATAGGTTCTAAAATGCTAGAACACTACAACATAAAACCTCTAAGTAGTTACAGCATGTTCAAAGAAGAGGATGGTATATATAAAGTCTTAAATATTGAAGGCTCTAATATATATGGTTACTTTAAGAAAGATGGTACACTAGTTAAAATCTATCAGCCTAAAGTTCAGAAGAAGAAATTCTTAAAAGTAAAAGATTATGTACAAGGTAGTGAGCAACTATTCGGTAATGATTTATTAGTGATTGTATCCTCTCTCAAAGATGGTATGTGTTTAAAGAAGATGTATCCCCATATAGATTTTCTGGCACCAGATTCTGAGAATACAATGATTAAGAAAGAATATCTAAATGTCATTAGTGGTAACTATAAAAGTTGCTATATACTATTTGATAATGATGATGCCGGTAATAGAGCTACAATAAAGTATTGTAATCAATTTCTTTATTTAAAACCTTTATATTTGCCTTTCTCTAAAGACATCTCTGATTCTGTAAAGGATCATGGATATCAAAAGATAAAGGAATATTTAGATAATTACTATGACAACATTTATCATACCGGGTAACACACCATCTAGTAAGAATGGTAGAGTATGGACAGGCAGATACAGTATTGCAAGTGCAGCAACAAGAAAGTGGAAACTTGCTACTGATGAGCACTGGAAAGCACAAGCCAAGCAGTTTAGAAAAGAATCTAAAGATCTTGGTAAACCATTGTATATAGAGTTTAAGTTCTATAGAAAGAGCAGACATAAGTTTGACTTGATTAACATAGCACAAGCTGTACAAGATGCAATGGTAAACTATGATTGGATAGATGATGATAACGCTGATGAACTAGTGCCGGTATTTGCTACTTATGAGTATGATAATAAAAACCCAAGAGTTGAAATTAAAATCCTAAAGAAATGGAAGTAAAAAAGAAGATTAAGGTAATGTACGCTTTTAGTCAAGCTGCAGCTCTTTATGTAGACATTCATGGTTGGGATGCATTGTTTAGTAATAAACATGAATCAATGCAGGAAGACTATGATTATGGTATTAAAGAATTTGATACCAAGAAAGAAGCAGAAGCCTATGTTAGTGGTGTAAATGATGCAAATGGTTGGACAGACCCTGTAGCAGAGATTGTGTGAAGGAATCAGATTTAAAAGAAATTAGAAAGGCTTATATATTAGCTAAAGCACTTAATGTGCAGTATCAGTTTATTAGAGAACTTGTAAATCCAGAACTTAAAAAATCTGTAAACGAGGCAAAAGCTAAGAACTCTCATGTGATCAAGATTGTAAATGATTATTTCTCTAAGAGAAATGTTACAGGCTCATTTATAGATCAGGAAGAAGAATTAGCATTTCAGTTTTTAGAGGAACTGGATAAGATTACAAAACTTTAAACCCAAACTTACTATGAGAAAAGACGAAGAACTGGCATTAGCCGGGAAAGAACTTATGCTTGAACAACCCTTCTATGGTATGTTCTTGATAGGTCTTAACAAAGAATGGAATAACAGAATTCCAACTGCTGGTGTAAGCAAACACAACATTAATTATAAGCTTGTGATTAACTCAGATTTCTGGGCTAGTCTACCACATGACCACAAGAAAGGTCTATTGTGGCATGAGCTTTTACATATTGTGTTTGATCACCTTAACTTACGAGATGAGTTTGCAGACAAGAAGTTATTTAACATAGCTGCTGACTGTGAGCTTAATCAGTATATTACTCCAAGCTGTCTTCCAGACGGTGCTATTGTACCTAGTTCATTTCCTAACTTGAGACTTGATTATAAAGCAGGTACTAAATACTATTATGATATGCTACAAAAGAATCAAGATGATGAAGATGTACAAAACATGATGGGTAATGGTGATGATATGCATCCTACATGGGAAGAGTTTGATAACCTAAGTGATTCCGAAAAGAAATTACTTAAGTCTCAAGCTGAGTATCAACTTAGAGAGGCAGCAGAAGAGTGTCTAAAAGCTAGAGGTCATTTACCTGGAGAAATTAGTGAGATTTATAAAAGAATCACTGCAGTTACTCCAAGTAAATTTAACTGGAAAGCTTATCTGAGAAGATTTGCTGGTAACTCTTATATTGTTGAGACTAAGTTATCTAGAAAGAAGATTAACAAAAGATATCCGGATGCTCCCGGAATGAAATTTAAACCCAAGAAACATATCTTGGTTGCAATAGATACATCTGGTAGTGTGAGCAATGATGAACTTGTAGAGTTCTTCAATGAAATTAAACACATGCATAAAACCGGAACAGAGATTACAGTATTACAGTGTGATACAGAGATTACTAGTGTTGAGAGTTATAACCCTAAGAAGGATGTAGAAGTCAAAGGCCGTGGAGGTACTGAGTTTGATCCCGTACTAGAATATTATAACAAGAATACTAAAAGATACACATGTCTTATTTATTTAACAGATGGTGAATGTTATACAACAGTTACACCAAGAGGTAGAATGCTTTGGGTTATTTCTTCAAAAGCCCAAATCAATGAGCAACTACCCGGTCCCCAAATCCAATTAAATTAAAAACCCTAAAAACATGGCACAAGTAAAATTAAACAGCGCTGAATTAAAAGATTTCATTAAGCACGTAATTAACAACAACAGATTCATTCAGGGTCAAGGTAAAGTACCAACAGCTTTGAATGTAGTAGGTAATGCAGGTCTTGGTAAAACTACAATTGTCTCTAACCTTGCAAAAGAAGAGGGTATGCAGTTTGTAAAAATTAACCTTGCAATGATAGAAGAGTTATCAGATCTAGTAGGATTTCCAGTTAAGGAATTTCAGATTGGTAAAGATACTCCTGATGGTCTTAAGACTAAGTGGGTAACTGAGATGGAAGCTGAGCTAGCAGTTAAGGCCGGGTTTAAACTAACCGGTGCAAGGCGCACTGCTTATTGTGCACCTGAATGGATTTCTGGTAAAGGTGAGTCTGGTATCTTATTATTAGATGATTACACTCGTGCAGATCCTAGAATGATTCAGGCTTGTATGGATTTGATTAACACTCAAGAGTATATCTCATGGAAGTTACCTAAAGACTGGACTATCATCCTTACTACTAACCCTGATGGTGGTGATTATCACGTAAATAGTATGGACGTAGCACAAACTACTCGCTTTATTTCTTGTGACTTAAAGTTTGATGTAGACTGTTGGGCACAGTGGGCAGAAGAAACAGCTATGGATGGTAGATGTATTAACTTTATCTTGAAGCATCCTGAAGTTGTTACTGAGTCTACTAACCCACGTGCAATTACTACATTCTTTAATGCTATCTCTAGCTTTGAGAAGTTTGAAGATAACCTACCTATGATCCAAATGATTGGTGAAGGTTCTGTTGGTGCAGACATGACTAGCTTGTTTACTTTGTTTATCAATAACAAACTGGACCAGTTGATGTCTCCTAAAGACATTATCTTACATGACAATGAGGATTATATCGTAGGCACTTTGAAGTCTACAATTGGTAGAGGTGACGATTACCGGGCAGACATTGCTAGTATTATGAGTACTAGGATTGTAAACTTTGCCTTGGCACACTTCAAAACAAATCCTATGAAGAGTGAAGTAATCAAACGTTTTGAGAAATTAGTAGTGGATGAGATATTTGCTATTGACCTTAAGTATATGATTGTAAGAAATCTTATTAATGGTAACAAGCAAAAATTTCAAAAGCTTATGTTGAACGATAAAGTTATGGAGTACACAATCCGATGAAAAATTTGTATTTAAGAATAGATGGTAATAAGTATCTAAAGAAAGTAGGTGAGACTTATTCTCCTTATGGTTTTAGTAGTAGTAACTATAAAGACTTGTTAGACTGTCTTAAGTTAGAAAGCCTTAATGTTGTAGATCCAACAATCTTTGATGGATTAAATACATCATCACAAAGTCTTGTAGCTGGTGACAAAGTATTTATAATGCCGGGGGTAACCATCCCCCGGTATAAAATACGGGAAACTGGTAAAGAGATTGGTTTTGATATAGTAAGAAATCAAACTAAAGCAACCAAAGTAGTCTTTAACAAGAAACAGGTTATAGAGGAAATGATAGACAAAAGAAATGAGATGGGAATACCTATTAACAGTGTAAAACAAATGTTTGAAACTTATAATGTTAGTGCTCCTGAACTAGATGATCCAGATACAGGTAGTTATATTGTTGTAGACTGGTCATTACTTAGAGGACTCAATCATGTCTATAATAGTGTTATATCTGGCAATACAGATGGTCTAGAAACTAATCATTTTTATACTTATCGCTTTAAAGAAGATGCTTATGAGCAACTAATCAATGACTTGCTAGCTAATACTAAAGTTATCATCTCTGATAAAGATGTAATGAAACAGTGTAATGGTTCTCAACCACTTAACTCTGAATCTTATACAAGATTAGTAAGTATGTTTAGTTCAAATCAGAATCAGGAAATTGCCTTGGAGTTACTATGTAACTGTGACTATGATCAGTCTATGGTATATATCTTGAAGTTGATATCTAGATTTAATCTACGTAATATGCCCGGTACAAACCATGTAAACTATAAAGCATTTAGACAGTACATGACTATACACTGGGATATTGATCCTAACTATTACAGTGGTGATATTATAGATATTGTTCGTAGATTAGCAGATGGTGGTAAACTTAAAAGAGAATACCTGTCTGAGTTTAAAGAGGATATTCTAAAGCATGTAAAAACATATGGTGAAAATAATATCTTCACTATAAGTGCAATTCAAATGAATGAAACATACAAAGAAAAAATAGTAGAATGACAGATCAAGAGTTAATAGAACAGTTTTATAAAACTAAGTATTACATTAGTTACTCAGGACTAAGCAAACTAAGGTTTAGTCCTAGATTGTTCTTCACTCATTACATCCTCCAACAAAAGGAAGAATCGGTTGGTGCACATTTAGTAGAGGGCAGGTTAATTCACTGCCTTCTACTACAACCGGATGAGTATGATAATCAATTCTATGTAGCTAAAAGTAAACTTCCTTCAGATAATCTTAAGGATATTGTAGATAAAATATTTAGAGAGCACCCTGAATGTAGTGATTTGTCTAACTTTCAAGATGAAATCTTAAACATTTTAATAGAAAAGAACCTTTACCAGACACTAAAAACGGATGAGCAAAGACTAGCCAAGGTAATTACACCAATTACTACTGACTATCTTACTGATCTTATAAATAGTATTGGTAAATCTGTAATTGATCAGAGCACATATGATAAATGCTTACGGGTAGTAACTAAGTTTAAAGCTAATCCGGAAGTTAGATATCATTTGGGTCTAGATATTACAGAGTTTGATGATGTTAAGTTTCATAGAGAGTTACCAGCAGCTTGTGATCTAGTTGACTACAAGTTTGGTATCAAGGGTATTCTTGACAGTGTAATTGTAGATGATGTAAACAAAGTAATTAAGATAGCAGACGTTAAGACTACTAGTAAGACAATCCCTGAATTCAAAGAGAGTGTAGAGTACTACAACTATTGGATGCAGGCAGCAATGTATGTACTACTAGCTAAATGTCACTTCTTAAAACTTGATTACACTTACGAGTATTCTTTTGTGGTGGTAGACAAGTATGAGCAGATTTATTGCTTTCCTGTTTCTCAGTTAACACTGGATGACTGGAATGAAAGATTTAGAAAAGCGCTAAATGAAGCACATTATCACTATGAAAATAGAGATTATTCTCTACCTTATGAGTATATTGTAAACAAAATAATACTATGAAAAAATTACATGACAAGTACACACAGAAATCCCGGATATTCTTATACCCGGCACTAAACATTAGAAGAGGCAGTCATATCAAACCCATACAGACTTACATTGCATGGGAAGAGATTGTATCTCCTACTGATAGAAAACTTATTTGCGTTTATGATATACAAGATAATGAAGACTATCAAATCTTTGAGAGGGTTAAGTTGTTTGGTAATGATAAGTTCTGTGAGTTTAGACAGACTACAGATAACAAGGGTATTTATATTTTTACATTTGATGACCGAGCTTATGACTGGGATAAATTTGTAAAGGGTAAATATTCTCAACTGTCTGATGCTGCAAAAGATGAGATTGAAAGATTCTATGGTAAAGACTCTAGTACTTATGAGTACGTGATGAGCTATCTATACCCTGAAGACTATTTTGATATCTATGCAGAGCTGTTAGGAGTCAATGTAAATATCCTAAAAGGCGTTGGAGAATTATGTGCTCCTTATAACGCTGAAAAAGAAACACTTAAAATACCTGTAGAGAATTTGGAAATGAAAGATTTAATTATTTGATTTGTGTATATGAAAGATAGTATGTTATGTATTAGTTCCGTATGGAACGGTCAGGAGAGTTTTAAAGTTATACCTTTAGTAGAAACTTGTCCTTATGTAGAAATGATTTATGATCCAGAAGCAAGCATGTTGGTTATCATCTCAAAAATTATTAAAGATGCTTACCATATGATTCCTAGAATGGATGATAAAGGTGATGTAGTATTTACTAAGAATAGAAAGAATCCAGAGAAAAGTTACGCGGAAGAGAGAAGACTGGTTGAGTCTTTCCAAGAGTATTATATACATAAGAAAGAAGAGATCTTAGATATCATTGCTAAATTTGCAATGAATCATGATACTTTTAACTTTAGTATCTTGGAAAAAGAATCAGTAGGAATCACGGGTCCAACTCAAGTATAGGGTCTTGAGGATTGCCATATAAACCAACAATTAAGGGGGATGTAATAGTCCCCCTTTTTTTTCTAAAACTATGAAAAGACATTGGGTAATGGATATAGAAACTATGTCAGATTTCTTCTGTGCTGTATTTGAGCACTATAAAGAAGAGTCTGTAACAGAATTTGTAATATCCTTTAAAGAGAATCAGATTAAAAAACTAGTAGATTTTATTAATGAGAACATTAAAAGTGAGGAATGGCATATCAGTTTTAATGGTCTTGACTTTGATGCACAAGTAATACAGTACATCATTGATCATGCTCAAGAACTTATTGCACTAGATTCTGCACAAATTACAGATAAACTATATAAAGTAGCGCAAGATATTATCTATAGAAAGAATAATGGCGAGTTTGCTTTGTATAGTCACAAACAATTAAAGATTAACCAGATAGATTTATTTAAACTTAATCACTGGGACAATCCGGCTAAAAGCTCTAGCCTTAAATGGTTGGAGTACACATTAGATTGGCACAATGTAGAGGAGATGCCCATACATCATAGTGATAGCATAGATACTATTGAAAAACAAGAGATGGTACTAAGCTACTGTAGAAATGATGTAAAGTTCACCAAGAAGATAATGGAGTATAGTAAATCTCAGATTGCTTTACGTGGTGTACTTACAAAAGAATATGGTATTAACCTGTACAGTGCTAGTGAGCCAAGGATATCTAAAGAACTATTTAAGTATTTCTTATCTAAAGCTACCGGGATTAGTAGTTATGAGCTCAACGGTCTTAGAACTAACAGAACTCTTATCAAAGTAAATGATATCATTCTAGACTATGTGAAGTTTAAAACACCAGAGTTGCAGGCGCTGCTAGATAAGTTTAGAACTATTGAGTTAGACCCTAAAGAAACTAAAGGCGGGTTTGCTCATAGTGTAACTTATAAAGGTATGCAAACTGACTTTGGTCTAGGCGGTTTACATGGTGCACGTTCCGGAATCTTTGAAGCCAAGAATGGTATGATAATAATGTCATCAGATGTTGTAAGTTATTATCCTAACCTAGCTATTAAGAATAAATGGGCCCCAGCTCATCTTCCTAAAGAAGAATTCTGTGAGCAGTATGAGTGGTTCTTTACAGAGCGTAAGAAGATCCCTAAGAAAGATCCAAAGAACTATGTATACAAGATCATCTTGAATAGTACTTATGGCCTTAGCAATGATAAGAATAGCTTTCTGTATGATCCTGAGTTTACCATGCGTATTACTATTAATGGTCAGCTCAGTCTATGCATGCTTTATGAGATGATAGCAGAGGGTATACCCGGTTCTATTCCCATCATGCAGAATACAGATGGTCTAGAGATGATGATACCTGAAGAACATAAAGCAAAATATCTTGAGATATGTTCTGAATGGGAAACAATCACTCAGCTAGCACTAGAACATGACCAGTATCAGAAGATGATTATTGGTGATGTAAACAATTACATTGGTATAAATACCCACAGGGAAGCAGATCAAGAGACTCTAATTAGTCTTAAAGAAGATGAGCCCTACTATGTTTATACTGATAATGGTTATTCCCCAGTAAAGTGTAAAGGTAGATTTGAGTTTCATCACTTAGCATTACATAAGAATAAATCTTTCTTAATCATCAGAAAGGCGCTCTATAATTACTTTGTATTTAATACCCCGGTAGATAAAACTATTCTGGAATCTAAAAGCATAGTTGACTTCTGTGGTGGTATAAAAGCAAAAGGTGATTGGAGATTTACAAGTAACTGCATGATTAAGGGTGTGCTCATAACAGAACCATTACAGAAAATAGTGAGATACTATATCTCTAATAAGGGTTGTAAGATACTAAAACAACACAGAGATGGTAGAATCATACAAGTAGAATCAGGTAGATGGTTGCAGACTACATTGAATAAGTTAGATAAAAAAGATTGGGATGGTTATGATATCAACTATGATTATTATATTAACAATGCAATACGTGAAATTATGAATGTATGTCCAGAAAAGATAGCTTACCAACAACTAGAACTAAACTTATGATTAATATAGAAAAACAACCGATTCACAAGACTGAGGTCTTTATTCACAATGGTACTTACATAACTAAGGATGCATGGGAAGATGAGATAGATTTAACACCCTATCCTTTCTCATGCACACTTAGAATAGATCATCTACAACAATCTGTTACTTGTAGTGTAGTTTGGCCGCAAGTAAAACCACCTGGTACAGAAGCTATAGAAGTAGAGATTGAGAAAAAACTAAGAAAAATCTATGTCAACCCTTAATGAAAAAGAAACATTAAAGATCCAGGTGCATAATTTAAAATTAGCACTTAGAAGAAAAGAGGAACAACTTATTAAGATCAAGGAAGAACACAGTACTGAATTACAAAAGGTAAAGAAAGATTACGGAGTAAAGTTATTACATCTACGTATTACTCTCTCACCTAAAAAGGAATTAACAGACAATGTTATACCCCTGCTTTGTAATATACTGCATTCTGTAACAGGTGTATCCGCTAAAGAGATATTAAGTAAGTCCCGCAAAAGAGATTACATTATACCTAGGTATGTGATTATTCATATACTTAGACTAGAAGGTAAAACACTACAATTTATTGGAAAAACAATTGGTAATCAACATCATGCAACTATTATACATGCTATTAGAAATGTAGAAGACTGGCATACATATCCAGAGTACTACAAAAAAGAAATAGAAATATATAATAAAACAAAGAAATTGTTTGAAGAAATAAAAAACTGATTATATTTGTATTGTCTTCTGATTTTCATAGTAATCACTCACTAATGTGTACTAGGTTATGCCTGTTTCCTAGTACACAGAGTGATTAGAAAACTAAAAACCAAAACAATGAGCACATTTAAACTAAGAGGTAAAAGAATTTTACTAAATAAACCACACAAAGAAACCTTTGGAATTGAATTAACTGAAACTGCTAAAGCAGAAATGGATGCTGAACTTATGAAAAAATGGACAGCATTAGAAATATATGCTATCGGTACTGATGTAACTGAAGTTAATGTAGGAAACAAAGTATATATCCCCAGCTATACCTTACAATCTGCAGAAATTGTGGACATGCATGATCAAGGTATAAAGATTATGGTTGGGGAACAAGACATTGCCATTATTTGGTAATACTAGGTAACCACTAACCCTCTGGTAGTAGGCGTTGATCAGGATGGAAAGCTAAGGTCATGTAAGTCCTGCCTAGTTTTTAATCCCAGTGTTTATTATATCTTTCCCAATAGAATTCAGGAATAGTATCTGTATAAGCCTGTACGTAATCACATTTAAATATACTAGTATTCATCTCAGTAAGAGCTATGGTGATAATATCATCATTCTCATAACCCCTATCTAACAATCTCTCTTTTATCCAAGTATAGTTATTACCAGAAAGTACCGCTGCTTCTACTAAGATAATCTTATTATATAACACAGGTAATGCAGTGCTCTCTTTCTTAAACTTTAATTCATAGTAATCTCTCTCCTCACCAGGATAAGGAACATCTACTCCAATCATATCCAACATAGTACCTCCTTCAGAAAGATGGTGTGCGATTTCCATTGCTACCTTAGAAGAATAATCTGGGGACACATTAAGTACCACTGTATCATGGGGATCTACCCTAGGTAACCTCTTGAGCAAGCCTTGTATGAGCTCATACTCTTTTAAAAAATCTATATACATATTAATCACTAAAGGTCTTATATACTTCTAGTATAGGAGAAACTATACTGTGTCTGTGATTCTGTAATAAAGCAAAGACCTTAAATCCCTGAACATGTTCTTCTATACGTGCTAAGAAACTAAAACCGGATGTCTTCTTATCTTTAAGATCTATCTGGGCAATATCACCACAGATTACCATCTTACTTTCTTTACCCAATCTACCTAGAATAGCCTCCATCTGAGAGTGTGTAACGTTCTGGGCCTCATCTACAATGATGAAACTATTTACAAACGTCCTACCTCTTACAAATGCAAAGGGCACAATCTCAATATTACCAAATTCTATTTCTTTATCTATTTTCTCTTTGTTATAAAGAGCATATAAATTATGATAAATAGGCGCTAACCATGGGTCCATTTTTTCTTTAATGTCTCCGGGTAAGAATCCTATATCTTCTTTAGATACAGTGGGTCTAGTAATAATAATCTTGTCAACCTCTTTGTTAAATAACATATCTAAGGCAACTTGACAGGCTACAAGTGTTTTACCTGAGCCTGCCATACCTTTTAATACAGTTATTGGATTGTCTAGAATCAGAGACTTAGCTCTTTTCTGCTCCTCATTTAAAGTTATTTGAAACTTGATGGGATTCTTGGGCCTTCTTTTTGCTTTGAAGACCTCATCTTCATGTGAATTTGATGTCATGCTTGTTCTCCGTTGCAGCAAGGTATAGCATTTTGTTTACATACCGGGCACTGATAGTGACCATGTACAAAAATATATTCTACCCTACTATTACAAAATACACAATAATCAGAAGTTTTTATGCATGAGAGACTCTTGCACTCCTGATTGTCCGTGGTATTTGCTTCCTGGTTTTTTATCATAAGTCTGGAGAATTTTACCAGCTACACGTTCAAATTTGATCTGACAGATCTTCATATTTGGATAAATACGTAATGGTTTTACCACACGCATCTCTAATACTAGAGATCCCACAAATCCTGAATCAATAAATCCGGCACAAATGTGAATATCTAAACCTAATCTACCTAGACTAGATTTACCCATAACTGTAGCACAGATATCTTCCTTTACTCCAATAGTTTCATTACATGAGTAAAGATATAATTCACCTGGCTGTAACACATAACCCTCTTCAGGAATCTCAAATTCCTCTACAGGATTAGGTTGTCTGCAGTCTAAAGTATTACCCGTATATATTTTACATTTAGGGTTTAAAGTTAAATCTACAGAGTTTGGATTTAAATACTCTTGTTTAAAAGGAGAGATAATAATCATACCTCTCTCCTGCTCCAATAAAATTTCAGAATCTGCTAATACCATACTGACAAAGATAGTAATTATTATCTACCTTGACCACGATATTTTGATTCAGGTGTAGCTTTTGGTCCAACGGATTTATGAGCCTTACCTTTTTTCTTATTTACATTTTTAGGTGCAAGGCTTTTAGCTAAACTAGTTCCGCCTTTTTTAGTTTTTGTTGCTGCCATATATATAATATACAGCATTTTTTAAGGATTGCTGCATAGTCTTGTAAAAAACCTTTTTGTTATGTGGTATACCAGATACCTCAACAAACATGGCATTCACAAACATTGTTTTAGTAGCAGTACCCATATAGGTTTTGCCATCAATAATAACTTTAGTTGTAATAATATATTGTCTCTTTAAAAACTGCAATCCTACAATATTTAGTAATTGTTCCGGCATTGCAATTGATACAATCTCTCCAGATACAATACTTCCGGAATCACATAGACTATATTTATCAGAGATTAACTCTTCTAGTGTTGCCTTAGCACCAAACTCTACAGGCCTGTCTAGTAAATACTTTACAGTAGCAGTGTTAGAAACAGTGTCAACTTTGTAGCATTGAGCACTCAGAGAAGTCATCATAGTGACTAGGGCAGAAAGTATAAATAGTTTTTTCATGTTAGTAAGTTACTGCTCCAGAGTATCCAGGAGCTATTAGATATAGATTTAAAGTTCCTCCACTAGTTAAAGTAGAAGTTGAGAAGGTAGTTATTCCTGGATATGTAGTACGCACATTACCAGTAGAAGAAGAGATTGTATTGTACTCAGTAGCTGTAAATATTCTTACATCAGAGGCTAACCTCCATCTAGTAAATCTTCCTGACTTCCTAGCAGCTACATAGTATTTGTCTGCAATGTTTAATCTTCCGTCATCATTAACATCAAATCTGTGATAAGATAATCCATTGACTGTAGACTTACCTAAGATAATATTAGATACTGTTTGAATATCTGTGCTAGTGTAAGCCTGAATTCTTGTAGGTACATCTACTTGTATATACCATTGCGTACTTGCAGTAGTGGTTCTAGAGAAAGCATAGTATCCTGAAGAGTTAGTATAGGCTGTAGCATCTAAAGTCCAAGAAGAAGTTGTAGTAGTTATTGTCCCTACTTCAGAAGATTGATAAGAATGTGCAGACTGAGAAGGTCTTCTCCAGATAAGATATAATCCATCTCCGCCAGAGTATTCTTGCATGCGTGCAATAAACGTATAAGAAGTACCTGCGGTTAAACTCACACTGCCGTATTTGTAAGTACCTACTCCTTTACCTCCATAGTATTCAATAATACTTCCTGTGTTTACTAGCCAAAGATCTGATCCATCATCAGAAGTCATACCAAAAGAATAGGTGCCAGTTTCTGCAGGGGTAAAAGTAAAACTTACTTCTGTAGCATAGTAATCTCCACTACTAGGAACACTAGCACCTGCAGAAGTTAATGTACTATAAGTTCCAAAATTTAAAGAAGAGTTACCCGACATTGTGGTTGTTGACCACAAACTAGTATGAGAGTAACTTGTGTTAAAACACCTATCCATTTCTGATCTCGTAGAAGGATAAGTAGAGTACTGTGTGGTAGCACCAGTTCCATTATGAGTTCTATAAACCTTTACTGTAGTAGAGTTATTTCCTGTAGTAGTTGTTGTTCTTTTATAAAGCTTCACAGGAACGTTTATAGCAGCACCTCCATTAGCACTGTACATATATCCTGAGTAAGTGAATTGTGCACTCAGTGGGTTCACAAAGAAGAGTAAAACAATGATCCACCTCATATCAATAGCTTAGCTCCCATTAAGATTTGAAAGTTTAAGATATCTTGTCCTGCTACGTAAGTTCCTCCCCCTGTAATACCTAAGCCAAAAGTCTTGGTCATCTTGTAGGTAAAGTTAAAGAAAGGAATTACAATAGGCTTAGCTTCAAATAAAGACTCTGTATAATATTTAGAGTAGGGAGAATAGATACCAGCCATAATGATTGTAGCATCTATACTTTTAGTAAGTTTTCCCTTGTACATAAATCCACCTATAGCAATTGTAGAAATCATCTCTTCTCCAAATAATTTACCATAGGTTCCAGCTGCTCCGTAAAGTGCTGTAAAGTTCTTAACTGAGTTTACTCTTACAAACAAGAGTGTATTTGATATTGATTTAGGCATCAGACTTAGACCATCTGAAACAACACTAATGTGTTTGTTGCCTTTTTTGTTTGCTCCTATCCAAGAACGGACACAGGAGATATTACCGATCCTAGCATTAAGCATGTAATCGGCTGAAAACCCAAGAGAAGAAGTACCATCTCCTTTTACTCTTGTAAAGGAGGCAGTACCTCTTGCATCTTGTGCTCCATCAGACTTAGTCTGAATACCAACTAAATCACCAGTTACTAATATTGCGGGCTTAGCAACTTCGGCTTTAGCTTTATTGGCTGCTTTCGCAGTACCACTAGACTGAGTCTTTTGTTGCTCAGTTTTAGTTTCTTCTACTTGTTGGTCTGTGGGTTTTTCTTCTTGTACTTGCGTTTTTTCTTCGGTTTTACCTCCGCTTCCTGAGCCGCCACCATTTCCGCTACTGTTGGAACTTCCACTACTACTTCCACTGGAACTTCCACTGGAGCCGGAGCCACTGCTTCCTCCATTACCTTCTCCGCTGCCACCACCACTTCCGGGATTGGGGTTGGATCCGGAGTTATCGGTAGTCCCGCTTTGATTTTCTGGTGGATTTCCTCCACTGCTGTTGCTTCCAGTTTCTCCTGACGAGCCGCTAGAAGAATTAGAATTACTAGAGCTGTTACTAGTACGATTCCGAGAATTAGTTCTGCTGTCATTATTATTTGTTTTATTGGTTGTTCCTACGTTAGTTCCTGAAGAGGTGCTAGATCCTACATCTATATTTACACTACCAACATTTGAAATAGCCCCTAAGTTCATTACATTACTTACAATGTTTAGAGTCGTATTTGTTGTGGTAGTTGTAGTAGTAGTTACTCCAACTCCTTGACAGGGTGATGTATTTTTATACTTCAAATATACACTATTTATCCAATTGTCAAATGTTCCGTCTTGTAATTCTGTATAAGAGAATGTTTTAACCTGTCCATAGTAAGCAATTACTATAGGACTAGACATGTCAGCATTAATAAATTTAAGCTCTTGTGTACAGGGATCTGTATAAGAATAGATAAAGCCCTGCCCATTTACGGACAGAGCTATTATCATAAATAGGATTAGTATCTTAGTTTTTAAATACACCTGACTTAATGAGATTTTGAATCACATTAGTGCAAGCAGTTTCAAGAGACTTACGGGTAGCTTTACCCACAGTACTTTGAGAGAATTTCATGTCATCTAAAGATTTTAAGAATGATTCACCAGTTTTTGTAGATTCACCTTCACCAGATCCAATATAGATCTGACCTGTTTTAGCATCCACAAAACGGACCTGTAAACGTATGAAGGTAGTAACCACAACCTTTGACTTAAGGCCATCAACTTGCTCGTCTTCATCAACAGCAAAATCAGCCACAGTAACGTAAACAAAGTAGTGAGCAGGTTTAATCTTACCTTTTCCATCAATTGGCTCATCAAATACACCTTTTTTAGAGGCTTTAAATTGAGTAACCATTCTTTCTTTAATCTCTGATTTTTCTTCAGTGAATATAAATCTGTTAGTTTCATCTAAATAATCTAGTACTGACTCAGCAAAACCAAGTCCTACATTCTTTTCCTGTAAAGCAGGATACAATGAAAGAACTTTTGTCATGTCTACACTAACTACTTGTACTGTTTTCTTAATAGAATCAGTATAGGAAGAAACTGTAGAGATATCTTTGCTCTCTACAACTTCCCCATCAGTTGTTGTTTTCATAGAACCGCAACCGGCTAATGTTATAACCACCAAGGCCATAAACTTATTGAACCATTTTTTTACCATGGATCTTCTTCTTTAGGTTCAGGTTTAGCAGCAGGAGCAGCTGGTGCAGGTGCTTGTTTTTCAATCACACGTTCTTTAATAACTGTGTTTGTACCACCACCACTAGATTGCTTCTGTTGGTTTGTGTTGTTGTTCTGTAAGTTAATCACAACAGGTGCACCGGGTGCAGCTTGTTCTGTCTTAGCTTCTTCTTTAGACTCTTCACCACCGCCTAAGTGGGTTGCAAACCAGGCACCCCCGGCTGTAACAGCTGTAGTAACAGCACCAATAATTGCTTTCTTAGTTGCTGACATTACGCTTTCTTCTTGTTGTTCCTCAGACATAATATTATTTTTGATTTATAAGTTCTTCTACGTATTTATCTCTTTGCTCCATTAAATGCTCATTACGTTCAAGCATTCTAGTTCTTTCATCATCAGTAAGTTTAAGGATTAGAGTTTCTTTCTCATCTATCATCTTTTTGTACTCTTCCAACTGACTTTTAAAGTTCATGTTCTGGTAGTACAAAATGCCCACTAATAATATAATAGTAAAAGACTGTTCTTTCAGCTTCTCAAAAAATGTTTCACCAATAGATCCTTCTTTCATATTATTTTTCTTGCCCTAATGCTTGTATATAAGAGTCAATGATTCTAGACACGGCTTCAGGTTTTTCATCAGCTTTAAATTTAACTTTAATTTTAGCCATTCCTGAAGCAGTAGGATTAACTCCTGAGTCTACTTCAATTCCTTTTATATTGTGTTCATATCCCTTCTTCTTAAATAGTCCCAGTAAAGACTTCTTAAGACTAGATACTTCTTTCTCCTCATCCCCAAAAATTAATCTAGCTTCAAACTCTATGTCTAACTCATCTAGTCCAATAGAAGAGTGATCTGCTAGAATATAAAGAGGCACTAATAACTCCTTGTCTCCAATCATAAAGTTTGTAACTTTAGGAGTACCATCCTCATTAAAGTAATTTCGTAGAGCATTAATGTGTTGTCTTTCACTAATACTCTGAGAAACCATAGCGGCCTCTAATAGACCGCCAACTAGTTCCTCAATGTTTAATCTTGCCATACTACAAAACTACTCAAATTTTCTGATTAAGATTCTTTACTCAATGGAACCAAAGAAGGCTCTAACATTGCTGTAAGGAAGTCAGACAATTTAAGCATACCTTCTGTTGGAGGCAACTGTTCTGCGTGTACTTTTACTTCGTACTTAGCTGAGTTATCTGTTTGTCTAGTATTCTCACGGTGAGAACTTACGCTACCAGATACTTTAGCATTAAAACTCATACCCCACCATTTGCCACCTGCAGATACTTCGTAAGCTGTTTGAGAATCATTAGATTCTTTAGACATGTCTGAGGTTTTTACTTCCATAGTAAAGTTAATATCAGCAGAAGTAATTGCTAAAGAAGGCAATGGAACTAAAGGAAGCATAGGAACTTTACTGTAAACAGTTTTAAGTTCTTGGATTCCTGTATCTCCATCTGTAAATACACGTTGCATTTCTACGTCAAGTGAGCGTGCAACATTAGCATCACCTTTTTTCTCAAAAGCTACCTCAGAGATGTATCTCCAAGTTACTTCATTTAATTTAGCTTGTCCTTTTGCCATTCCGACAATAGGGCTTACAATAAGGTCTTCAATAGGAAGTCCTCTAAATTGATCTGCAATTGAATCTGCCATAATTTATATATTAGTTTGTTTTATTTGGTTATTTAAATTTAACTGTACCACTGTACGATTTCTTGACACTTTCTATTTCTTTAATTGCAGAATAAAAGGAAGTTTTTATTTCTTCATTTATTGTGAAGTTAAAAATAGTGCTGCAGTGTGGACATCCTGATTTAGGATTCTTTAAGATAAACTTTAGGTCTAAGCCTAAAGGTTCTTTACACATAGGACAGGGTATAGCCATAATTAAGAGTTATTTGGGTTAGATAATGATTCTCCGTCTTCTTCATCTACCTTTTGAATTAACATTTTGTCACGGTCTTCTGAGTTAAACCAATAGTCAACTACCTTGTTTAAGTTACCTACAAAGGCACCAAAAAGAATAAGTAACATTTCTTTCCAGTTCTCTTGGATTTCTATTCCAAAAAATACTGCAGAGTTAATACCAAGGATAATAAAGAAGAACAAACCTAATACAATTGCTGTAATCTTCCAACGGTTGGCTTGCATTTGTTGTAGCATGTAATAGAATCTGTTCTTAGGATCTACTACTACTGGTTCTGCTTGGTTAAGACCAAGTGCTTTTTTAATGTTCATTTGTTTACGACAATTTTAGAATGTAATACTTCATGCTCTGTTACTACAGTAAGTACATATACACCATCAGATAACTGACTTAGATTAGCACTATACTTATACTTACCTGCAGGCATCTTTTCATTTAGAATAGTCTGTATGCGTCTTCCTACCTCATCAGAGATAGCTACATCTACATCAGCATCTTGTTTGATCTGGAATTGGATCTGTACTGCTCCATCTGTAGGATTAGGGAATACGATAATAGAGTTAAGATCATTTAAAGAAACAACTCCTTTGTTAATCCTACGTACTTCTATGATACCCATAGCAGGAGTAATGTTCATATCTTTAGACTTAGCATCACCTACGTATTTAGCACCAGTCCATAAAGCTGCAGTAGCCCAAGAGTCTTGTGGTTTCTTAGCGATAAACTGAAGAGTAAATACTTGCTCTCCATCATTTAAGAGGTTTTCATTAGTTAAGTCAGCACCTCCCCAAGATACTATACCGTTAGAAGGGTTTAAGTAAGAAGTCCACTTCATCATCTTCTCGGTGTTCTCTACTTTCTTAAACTCTAAGTAAGCAGTATCATAACGTAAGTCTAATTGAAGTGCACCTAATTGCTTGCCATCTGTAAGAACTTTAACAGGAACGTTAACTAAGTTACCTTCATCTACAGTTACTTTAGGCATGTTAATCTCAATAGTTTCTGCAGGGAAATCATAAGACACAGTCTCATCAATGATGTAACGCTTAGCATTAGCTGGGTTAGTAATCTTGATAGGAGTCAAACGAGCCATCTTAAATCCTGTAGAGTTTGCATCTCCTTTAACAGCTACGTAGTAAGTGATAGAATCACGACCATCAATAGTGTAGTTAAAGTTGTTAATCGTAGAGTAAGTAGAAGTTAGGTTAGTAGCTGATCCGTTAATTGAATTGTATTCAGCAACTGTGAAGAACATTACATCTTTCTTAGAGTTAGGCCAAGCTGAGAATCTACCTGCTAAACGTCCGTACACAGAGTATACGTCAGCAATAGTAATAGAACCATCAGTGTTGTTTACATCCATTGTGTAGTAGTCAAATCCAGAAGGAGTGTATTGAGCTAAGATAGATTGGTTAATCTTTTGTGCATCTGCAGTAGAGAATACGTTACCAGGAGTCATTGTATCTCCCTTAACTACCATACGTACATCCCAGTAAGTAGTATCTAAGAATTTACGGAATACTACAACACCACTAGAGTTAGTTGCTTTAGCTTCTACCTGAGTCCAAGATCCACTAGGAGCTTTCTTCTCTAAAGACACCCACAAGTTCTTAGCGTCAGAACCTGTTACGTTTTTAAACTTAGCAGCAAATCTTAATACTTTTTGGTTAAAACGACCACCATAAGAGTAAACTACCAAAGTAGTATCGTTACCCCAGTTAGTAGCAGCTTTGTTAGCAAATGATTTAACACCTGCAACTTTCAAAGTTTTAATAGAATCTAAAGTATTCCATGTTGAGCTTCCTGCGTGCGTGAAGGTTAAATCAAAGGTAGCTCCGTTAGAATAGTTGTAAGTAGAGCTAGATCCAGTGTAAGCCAAAGTTACTGTCAAGAATCCTTGTGAGTTACTATCTACGTACTGAAGATACTGATCTGTAGTAGAAATCTTCAAAGAAGGAACTACACCAGTGAATGCAGTGTTATCGTAGAATACACGGAATTGCATACCAGTGATCTTCTCTGAAGTAGAAGTGTTATAGAAATGTAAAGGTGCTACTGTCTGTCCTGCAGTAGTAGTAGCAACTTGGTAACCAGAATCAATCACAACCCAGTGACCTGTACCTGGAGATGTGCTAGAACTTTGCGCAAACATTACTGTTGCAAACAAAGTAGTGACAAGTGAAGAGATAAATTTTTTCATTTTTTTATGTTATTTACAGCGTGTTCTATGAGCCAAGGCTCAGGATTTTCTAAGTTTTTTATAAAGCTAAGTTCATACATGTAGCAAAATGTCTCCTCTTTTTCCGGAATCATTTCTATACCTTTCTTTGCTATATAAAGATGTAAGCTTTCATGTACTAGAACTACAGCAATGTTATTTATAGAGTTTAGTTTAAGATCGGCTACAGCTATGTAGATGTGACCTTTACCATTCTCTAGTTCACAAGAAGAGTAGGGACTTATCATAAAAGATACCTGAGAACAATTTGTATCAAGCATCTTGTACTTATCTATGTCTACCTTCTTTATCAGTTGAATTGCTGAATCAACTTTTAAATCCCAACCGTCCCCAGCTTTGTCAATTTTGATTTGAGCAAAACAAGGGACGGCTAAGAATAAAAAGAGGTTAATTACTAACCCCTTCATAAATTATTTAATGTCTTTAGACTCAATAAGAGTGTAGGTAAAAGAGTTACCACCCAATGTAGCAGCTTTCTTACAGATTGCCATGAATGCATCAAAGTCAGCAGACTTCTTGAACACTTGGCATCCTTCAGACCAGTTCTCCACGTAAGTAGAATCTGCACCAGCTTTATGAATGTTAATACCGAAGATGCCTTCTTGTATCTTAGATTCATCATAAGTCATGTCTTTGTTAGCATCACGGTAAACCTTTACGTTTGCCTTTTGCTTTAACGCTTCATACTTACCTTGGTGTAATCCTACATGGTGTGAACCACTGTATTGACCAGGCACTAAGCGTGCAACACCAGCAGCATTGTGAAATTCTTTAACACCCTTAGTTCCGGGATCTGTAGTAGCAGGCCAGATTTTAAATTTCCATTCTCCATTTTCTTTGTAAGAAAGAGTTAAATGATCATCAAATACATTAGTTACTTTGTTACCAGTAGAAGAATTACGTACACCAATGATATTTACATTGAAGTCACCATTCTCAAAATACTTGTAACCTTTGGCTTTCATTGCAGCCTCAATTTGTTCTCTAGTATAGCTCATAATAGTTTATAGTTTATAGTTTATAGTAAACAGTGAATTACTCCTCAGTGTTAGCTTCTGGCTTCTTCATGATTTTCTCAACAGAAGTCAAACCTAAACAACCAAATGCAAGCAATGCTACAGCGTCCACTAAAGGAACAGAAGGAGCAAAGTGTGCTTCAGTAAAAGAGTTAGCATACAAAGTAGCGCAAAGAGTAATAGTGCAGACTAAGCCACACAAGCGCTTCATGGAAACGGAGCCTTTTTCATCTTTGAAAAGACCACCAATAAAGTTTAATAGTTTCATACGGTATTGTTTTTACCGCAGTTGATTCGGGATGCAGCCCTAGATGGTTTTTAGGGTACTACATATATAATATAGTGAAAATTAATTAGATTTGAATAACATAGATATGATAGGTATAAGTTTCCTTCCAAAACAAGATGTACTCTTAGGAGTAAATGTAGATCTCCTCAACTATGAGGAAAACGGTAAAATGATTGAAGCAACAAGATTATCCTTTGGAATAATCTTTATCACTTTATGTATTTTATTTAAACACAAGTAAAATGTAGGGGGAGAAATCCCCCATTATTTTACATAGAAGTCTGTTACATTATCATAAGACTGCCACCTGTTTATTGTATACAGTACTGGCAATGCATCTGACCATTGTTTGTTAAGTTTTAACTGACCCTTTCTAGAACCTTGTTTGTAATACAAACTCTCCTCATCAAACGCATAGTTATAAGGAAAAGCAAATGTATCACTAACAGCCTCTCCTAATTCACCTAGTAATTTAGAAGATGCTATAGGACTCTTCATTAACATGTAAGCATTAGCTGGACTAATGAAACTTGTTAATTCTGAAGTCTGTCTATCTGCTTGATAAGCTAAAGCATTTAATAGTCTCTTAAGCTCTTTGTCATCATCATCAAAATCCATACCTGCAATTAATGAAGATACAATATGAGCAATAGCAAAAGAAGATAAGATAAATGTAAGTTCTGTTGCTACCCGGTTTAAGTTTTTAATCTGATCTTCTCTTAAACTTTCTTTAGCATCCCTAATCTTAGTAAAGATATCTCCTCTTGCAGATTTAATATGAGATATAAAGCTAGCAAATGTCCGGTATCTTCCCTCAATCCAACCAAGGTTTTCATCATAGTACTCTCTTTTAAATCTTGCTTTGAATGCTGGATATACCCACTTGTGAAACTGGAATACTAATCTACCAATACTATAATCTTGTAAAGCAGCTCTATCTTCATTAGAGTAGTTACCGTGGATTTGTTTGTTTACTTCACGAATATTATTTCTAATATCATAACGTTCTGTATCTGATAACTCAAAGCCCGGCTTTAAAGAAACATTACCGGTATTAGGATCAAAGTCATAAGCATCATATAAAGAGAGTGTCTCACCTTTATCATTTGTAATTTGCTTAGACATAAGAATAGCCATGCCTACTTTACTCTGCACGTTTGTTTCCGCAGCATCTTGTAAAACATAACCCCATTCCATTAATCCACCTTTCTCCTGTACCTCTCTTTGAGCAACACTATCTACCATTCTGTATAGATAAAGTAAAGCTTCATATTTAGACTGAGGATCTTTTTGACCATAGTAACCTTTACTACTTGCTAATCCTTTAAATGTTCCAGGTAAATACTCACTGTTATAAATACCTACAGCTCTAAGCATAGCTTTTTTATCATAGAATAATCCACCACCGGTTTCTATACCGTTGTTTATTCTACCCATAGCATAGTTATTTATATTACCAAAGATGTTAAATCCTACATATGATAAAGATGTTGCATTAAGTACTTTACTTATAACATTATCTACAGTAGTCTTATCAAACTCTTGCTCTTCATAGTAAACCATCTTTAACCATTTTTTCAAACGTGTAGCTGTTCTACTCTCTAAACCAGGTATAGTTTTAGCTTTAGTACCCGTAGCAGTACGTACCAATACATTCTGAGACTGACTATACTCTCTATTCTCAACAACTCTCTTTAATGCAAAGATTGTATCTTCAGCATTACTCAAGTGTTGATAGTTAGAAGCCATTGCTCTAAACTTAATTAAGCTATCTACTAGATCAGTATTAAGCTCATCTTTACTAAGCATAGATTCATTTCTTTTGAGCTGCTGTTCTAACTCTTTTAACTGTTCTCTATACTTAGTTGTAGATACCTTACCATCTCTAAATTCAGTTTGTAATGCTTCTATCTCAGATTTAATCTTATCTATAGTAAACTGACTTTTAAGCTTACCTGTAAAGAAAATAGGAGGTGTTTCAATAATATTACCCTCTTCATCTGTAAGAACCACCTTCTGGTAACCAGCATCTGTAAAGCTTTTAAACCAACTAGAAATAGATTTAGTCAAAAGTGTAGTAACACTAGCCGGATCCTCTTTTAATTTATTTAAGAAATTCTGCTTTTGCCTTGGTAACTTACCAGTCATATCCTTCTTAACTGAAGGAGGTAACATCTTAAGAGCTCCGTTTTCAAATTCTTGTAACCAGAAATCATAGAAATCTTTCTGTGCTCTCTCTAGTTCTGTAGTAGGATTCATGATCTTGATATACTTTTCATCAAGCATGTTCTCACCGGTACTAGCAATGTCACGTACTTCTTTAAACTCTGGCTTTACAAACCATCCTTTTCTAACTGTAGTAGCTCCAAAATAACTACCATCTTTCTCTCTCTGTGCAGTTACATACTCAGAGTAGTTATAGTATTTATTCTTATACGCTGCATATTCTGCATCTGATACACCACGTTTTTTTCTCCAGCTATAGTTTCTATACTCTTCATACTTATCCCGGATCTTTTTAAAATCATCAGTGTATTTGTGATAGTCACCATCTTCTGGTTTATTGTTAACTATTTTTTCAGATCTAGTAAACTCACTATAAGCTTGTCTATTTAAGAAAAGTTCTTGGTTAAACTTAATATCTTCAACTTTAGCATCATCTAAATTTGGTATATTTATGTATTCTAACCAGTTATTATTATTGTCTACAAGCTTATTTCTTAACTCGTAGAACTTCTTATAGTATTGATAACCAATCTTTTGTACATATCTACCAGTAAAATTTCCGTCCTTATCATAAACCAACATGAAATCATAATTGGGTTTACCACTTGATAAAGATGCTAATCTATTACCTAATGCAATTGCTTGATCACTAAATGCTTGTACATCATCCTCTATCTTTTGCTTCTCTCTTTTATATACTTTATCAATAAGAGCTAAGATAGTATCCGTACTAGTTGCTAAGTCACCAAGTTGAGCATCAGCTACAGAGATATCTGTAGTTTCTTTGATGATGGCTTTTATATCATCCTCTGTAAAATTTCTAGTAGAATTAGTTTTAATAAAATTAATAGTAAAGTTTTCTATAGCCTGATCAATTGTAGTATCAGCAATATTTAATAAATCTGTTACCGCAATTGCAATCTCTCTCTGACCAGGATTAACAACATTACTTAAACTAAGATTACGGATACCTCTATAGGTTTCCATAAACTTACTGAACATAAGTACTACAGAAATATAATCTTCTTTAGATACTGACTTAGGATTAGAGGCATACTTAATAAAGTTCTCTAACTCTTCTTTAGAACTATTTAAGAATCTTCCTAATGCTATATCAGCTTTACCGGAGTTTATCTCAGTACTAAGTATAGCAATCAAACTATTAATTTTATCTATAGTCTGTTTCTTAGGTTTAACTTGTTTAGAGGAATCAATAATACTTTGTAATGCATCATTACGTTTTACTAACTGTGAAACTACATCCTTCATGAACAAAGCAACGTTTGTATATTGCTCATCTGTTAAACCTGCTTCGGGTTTCTCATCTTCAGGACTTAAGAAATTAGGATCATTAGTTACATTGTAACCATTCTTTACTTTTAACTCATCAAGTGTATTCTTAAAAGGATCTGTAGGAATAATTGTATTTACATAAGCTAAGTTTTCTGTCTCATTATGCTGCACCACTCCTTCTACTCTAAACTTTTTTACCTTTTGATCTTTACCTTTACCTTCTATATCTAGATTATAATGATACGTAGATACACCAGATACTGGGAAACCATTAATGTTAGCTAACTTAGCATAACCCATTACCTGGATGCTTTGTTGTTGTTTAGTAGTTAATCTCTGACCTTGTAATAAAGTACCCTCATTTGTAGGATACGTAATCTCATAATATTCTGGATCTTTTATACTTGTTTTAGATACTTTTAAATCTACAATGTACAATGACCCATCTGGTTTAATGATAAGGATATCTAATGAGCCGGCAATTTTAGATTGATCATCAGCAAGAATAACTTGTGGTAAAATTATAGAACCATCTAATGTAAGTGTAGCTACATATGCACTAAGTGAATCATATGCATCCTCAGCTAAAGCCGGTTCTAATACAGTAACATTTTCTAGCGCCTCATCAAATGTTTTACCATTTATAATATCCTGAAGAATCTTATCAAAGTCTTTACCAAACAATCTATTCATTTCATATAAACCATCTGGATCATTAAGACCACCTTTGATAGCAGAAGTCATAGACTTATATTCTTCTCCGGTTTCTAGATTAGTATATGTATGTGTATCTTCATCTAGGAACATTGGAGTATCATATAGAGTATCTACTATATCTCTCTGTAAATTATTTACTGCTCTGTTCTTAGCAGCTTTTTTAGCCTCTTCTTTTCTGATATACTCAGGATCATTCTTATCAATACTAAGTTTAACTGTAGCCTGTACATCACTTGCAATGGGCCCAGTAGTAAATCTTAACTCTTTAGTATTTAATAACTTAGCAATATCAGTAAGAGTAACATTCTCTTTTAGATCTTGTACGTTAATGTTTAATTCATTTCCGGTAATTGCTTTGTAGATATCATTAACTAATTCTGCAAACCATTCTATAAACTCTCTAATAGCAGTTTTAAAAGAACCACCTGGTTGATTCTCATACTCTTTTTTAAAGTGTCTAGTTAATGCTTGAGTTACTAACTCTACATCTCTATACTTCTCAAAGAATCCTTTTTGTCCGGTGTAACTATCTTTAATCTGTTGAGTTAAAACAGGGAATGCTTGTCTAGCTTCAATAAGTAACTTACCAAAGATATCAGGTCTACCTACAAATAAAGCATCTACTACTGGATGCAGCATTTCTTCAATAGCTGTCTCTGTAGTAACCCTACTTTTAATTATGTATGCAGTGTTCTGATAATAAAAACTTTTAATCTTATCAAAGTTTAAATTAGGTTTAACCGGTAACTTATCATAGATCTTTTTAGCTTCTTCTACAGTTACAATCTCATAACTTACATCTGGTAAAACAGCAGATAAGTATTCTAGTACATCAATAGCATTATTAGTATTCTCTGATTCTCCAATTACATCAACTGGAGTGAACATGTTCTCTTTAAGAATAAACTCTATACTATTTTCTGTAGTTCTAAAATCATATGTCTCAGCCGGTATTCTATTGTAGTTCAGATAGTTAATAATCCGTTGTTTGTTATTATTAAGAACAGACTGATCTATTTCCCTCATACCTTCTGTAGTACCAGTAACAAAGTATCTAACTTGACCATCTATTGTAACACCAGATATCATGCGTCTTTGTCTTAGGTTTCCTATGACAGCACTACCATATTGTTTTTTCTTAAGACTAAATCTTGCTTGATTAGCTTTTACAATGTCTTCTGCTTCTGCAATACTAGGAAATGTATCTGTATTTTCTTTGACTTGATAATTATCAATAATACTATCTACAACAAGATTATTATTGTATACACCCATTAGGGCTTTATATTCCGGTAAGTTTCTATTATGACAAGCCATCTCTTATAAATAACATCTTTTTATTTGTTCTACAAAACTATTCTGATTACCACCACTAGTATTTACGTAATCTTTGTACTGTTCTACAAAATTAACAAATGAGGTAATATTTAAATCTTGTTTTATTTTTTCTTTTTGTTCATCTGTAAGTTCATTCATATAGAACTCATTAAGTACTGGGTATTCTGCTTTAGCTTTAAGAACAGCTCCCATAGATACATTAAATGCGGCAGCTGGTGCACTTGCTAACATAGCATCAATATCTCCAAATTCTTCAGTTTGTTCTTGAGCTTTAGGTGTTAAGGTCTTAGCTAATTCTTCAGGTGATTTTGCAGTTGTATCAAAAGGTTTACCATCTTTTTCATATGTAATTTTCTTACCTTCAGTTTTAACAGTAATACCATTAGAAGCTAGAGTACTTGATATATTAGCTGGAGCTTTACTAAAATCTATATTGGCTAATTGTTTATCTATACTTTGATCAAAATCTATATTATTTAAATCAGAAAATGCACCAGGATTATTAGCTACATTCTTATTTCTTCTATTAGCAAAAATACCTGTAAATGTTGGTAAACTACCAGGAATTACAAAGCCTGCAGCAAATTGTTTTCTAGAACCAATAGGATCAAATTTCTCATACTCAGCAGATACACCAAACGCATACATGTCACCAGGTTGAATAAGATCAGCTAAGTTTTCCTCTTGTTTAACTCTATCTCTCTTTATAGTTTTTAATCTATAGAAAGTTTTTTTATTAAATGTATAGTCTATTGTTTTAAGTACTATAGGAAAACCTATTTGTGTTTTACCATCTTTACTCTCTTGTACTAAGCCTGCAATTCTTAAATAGTTTAAGTTATACCTATAGAACTTTTTACCTTCATCAGATAATCTGGATTCTCCAGGTAAAGCTACCATAGGTTGTACAATCTGATAATTACCATTCTGATCAACTATCATCTCATCACCTTTATAGTTAGATACGTCACCCAAAGGAATTAACTCTCTTTCAAATGTGGTATTTTTAAATACATTAATCTGAATACCAGTATCAGTTGTAGTAATTGGTGATTGTATTTTAGTATTTTCTGGAATATCTAATTTTTTCTTAAGTTCTTTAACCTCATTATTCTTAGCTAAATTTGTTTTTAGTGTTTTTGTAAAGAACGTTGTATTAGAACTTTGTAAGAATCCTCTAACAAACTCATTGTATAATTGATTAATACTTGCACCAAATGTCTTTTTAACAAAAGCATTATCAGCGCTTCCTTTTAATGCATTAACTGCAGCACCAGAGGAGTTAAGAATCATCTCAAACATAAAGTTTGGCATTACTCTAATAAAAGATCCAGACTTAAACTGACCGCCATCTTTAACAAGTAAGTAATGGAATAGATCAATTGCATAAGGTCTAGTTAACTCATTAGTATATAACTCCATAAAGCTATACTGAATCTTGTTAAGCTGTAATTTACTTAACTTGGTCCAGTTATTAAAGTCTACTTTATTAATACCATCTTTGTTAGATTTATTAGCACCAGTAATTGCAAATAAGAATTTGTTTGCAAAATAGTTATTAGGACTTAACTCTCTTAACTTCTTAACTACATCAGTTACATTATCCATATTTTCAGGTAACGTGCTTGCTGCCTGGTCATAAATCATTCCATTATTCAAAGAAGCTAATGCTCTTTTATAACCACCTTTATTTAGAATGTTTAGATAAGCTTTGATTGCAAAAAAAGAAATTAAGTTTTGATCTAGTGACTTCTTAAAGTTTTTACGGTCCCTAAAGTTAACTTCTGTATTTGCTAATACTATATCGCGCATTCTATTAACTACAGGTGTACGGTTTAACATTACACTACCAGTTAAAGATCTAATTTCTCTATATACAGTAAAGTTAAATCCAAATGTAGTATTCTGATTACGTAGTAAAGAGCGAATATCAAATGGTATTGAACTAGTTTCAAACTCTTTGTCAGTCATCTCTAAACCTAAATCTACAGCTTTATCATAAATCTCATCAAACTCTGTAAGATCTTTAGGTAGTCCCTTATTTACTTTTAATACTGCAGATACATTCATAAAAGTATCTGATTGAAGATTTAAAGTTTTAAAGCTATTAAGTACATATACCTGAATTTCAGGAGTATTTCTTTTAATACCTGCAATAAGATCTGCTGTTGTAATATTAGTAGGAATTTCTTTTACATCATACTTTTCTATTAGATTCTTAATAATAGTATTCTTACTTACTTTTCTTTCAGCATCTGTAGCATATGAAGATTTATTTGTTCTTAAAGTTTTATAGAACTTACGTATTGCCGGTTGATTGATGAATAGTAAGCTATCCTCTAATGATACACCCTGTGCTACCATATTAGCTACAACACCTAATGAATCAATATTAAGATTTAACTTAGCAGCAAGACGTTCTTTAGCATTATCCGTCATTGCTGATACTAAAGCAGACAAAATATCAGCTATCCTTTTACCATCATATTCTCCAGTTTTTGGATTATAAGCTTTAGTTTCACCATATGTATCAAACTCTTTACCATTAAGTTTAAATCTTAATGTTTTAAGTTCTATTGTCTCACCTGTTTCATCTGTATAAGAACTTGCTTTTCTAATATTAATATTATTAGTATTTAATAATGAATAAACAAGTAGAGAGTTAACTGCCGGTCCAATGTTTCTAGCACCTTCTTTGTTATTTCTAAATGCATAGTACTTACCAAGTAAAGTATCAATATTATATTTACCTTCTTCCAACTGATCTTTAAGTTCAGGAAACTGCTCGGTAAAGCTTTTAACAATATTAATAAGAGGATCTACAGTGGCTACCTGGAATGCTTTAGGAATCTCCCCTTCTTTTGCAGTAACCATATCTGTATTATTTAATAAAGCAATACGAGCATTTACAATGATATTGTTAAGTGCTCCTTGATAAGGTTCATACCCTAACTTTTCTATTTTAGTATTATACTCATCTGCAGTAGATGGTAAATTTAAATATTGTAAAGCTGCTTTAGTAACTTCTTCTTGATTTATATAATCATCAAAATAATCAGAGTCTGAAATATCTATATCTAATTCCTGTAAAGCTTCTAGCTCATCAGCTTTTTCTTTTTTAAGAGCACTATAAAACTCAAAATATGCTTTCTTAAATTCTTTATTCTTACTAAACTGATATTTTACAAACTGATTGAACTTTTCTGTTTTAGTAGTTCCACTACCATAAGCTATAAATTTGCCATTCTCTACTAACCATTCTTGAATGGCTATGTAAAGTTTATCAATATCAAAGTCAGCTCCAGATATCTCAATAAGTTCTTGTGGAAATACTGCAGATGATCCATAGTATACCGGCATAAAGTCTACAAGTTTAAGAGCTACTGCAGAGTGTTTATCCTGTGAAGGAATACGTACTCCAAACATTTTAGCTACAGCATCTGGTATTTTATCACCTGGTTTAATAAAGCTTAATAACTCTTTAAAGTGAGCTGGCATAATAAACTCAGTAAAGTATCCGGTAATCTTACCGTTCTCATCATACTCAGGTACGTTATGTCTTAAATCATCTACATAATAATCACCTACTTGTAAATCATTAAAGGTTCTATTTTCTAGATCAGACTGAGTTTTAGGTGTACCATATTTAGAAGGATTAAGTTTAAATTCTTCAACTCTTATAAGCTCCCATCTTTTTGGTTGACCATTCTCATCTAACTCTAATACTTTTTTAAGTTGTTTTACACCATAGTCAGATACCAATGCTACAGCATGTCCTGGAACTTTTTCAGATAAAACACCTTTAGAGAAATATGATAAGAACAACTCAACAAACTTGTCAATAGTAATGGGTGAGTTAAGATCATATTTAGGTTCTCCTTGCTCATCTAGTTCAAAGAACTCAATCATTTGAGCATCACCTGCTGAAGATTTTAATGTTTCAATAGCATATTTTTGGAATGCTGCAAGTTTAGGAGTTACTGTCCCAGCTGCAATAGATTTTTTAACCTCTTCTAATCCTGAATCTAAAGTAAAGATTGCATTTCTTTTTTCAAGATAATTGACTTTAACTCTATTAAGAGATGAATTTTGATAAATCTTTTTAAGGTCTCCAACAGAAATGTCGGTACCCATAAAGTTAACTATTGTTTCATCATTTTGTTCAGCTGTAAGAATTGTTTTAATCTGAGTAGTATCTGTAATTTTAACTTTATTAGAAGGGTTCTCTAATTGTAATCTCCAATACTTAGTACTAGTCTCAATAAAGTTTCTATCAGTAATACTATTTACATCACTAGCTACATTTGTCTTTTTACCTTTAGATCCAGATACAGGAATTGCTAAACTTACAGTTTCTCTATCTTTTTCATATGCTTCAAGTGTATTACGCAAACTATGTAATTCTTCTTTACCAGGTAATGCATATTGAAACTTATTACCATAAGAAGTAAATTCTTTAGTTAATACAAAACCAGAGGTCTTAATATATGTTTGACCGTCAAAGTATACTAACTTAATTGAGTTAGTAGCAGCATCAAATGATACAGCACCTTTTTGAGTACTATCACCAAAGAAGAAATCACCAGTTACTGTTTCACCATTTTCAATTTTGTTTAATAACTCAGCTTGAATAGGAGATAATTTACCTAAACCAAATAATGTATAACGTAAAGCTTTTACAGTCATCCACATCTGAGCATTTGCTTTTTCTCCTTTACCACCCGCATATTTAGCTTGAAATAAAGGATCAGAAAGAGTAACTATATGTGCAGTTTTAAATGCATGTTTAATACCTAATCTTTCATCTGTTATAATAGCTTCAATGTTAGCACCAGTAGCATTAGATCCCTTAGCTCTTTTAACTTCATCTACGGCATCTTTAAATGATATAGCATGGTCACCATGCATTAATTGGTTAATAGCTGTAGTATTGATAAAATCATTTACATATATCTGTAAAAGATTATATCTGTAATCATTATTTTTTAAATTAAAAAAACTATTTTTAGTTATATCTTCTTTAGCTTTCTTCTTATCTTTTTCTTTTATAGTAAAACCTTTAGTTACAAAAGATGCTAATGCAGATTTAGTTACTTTTCCATCCTCTACTTGTAAAATGTTATCCTCATCTAATAAATCTATTAGATAGTTTACATCATTAAGCATAGATTGAGTCATCTCTTTTTTAATCTGTGCTTTTTGTTTTTCTGTTAAAGGTAAATTTTCTTGAGCTTGTGCTTCTAATTCATTCTTTAAATCTTCACTTATTAGTTTACCAGTCTTAAATAAAGTAAGACCACGCATTTTACCAGTATTAAAGTCATAGATCTCATCTATAAACTCACCATTAGCTACTCTTTGAATACGAGTATACTCCTGTTCTACAAAACCAAGCATTGCGTTTTCTGCTTGTTTTGTTAAAGTATTTTTACCGGATGCTTTAGCAGCGGCTTTAATTATAGGTAAGTTAACTACATTACCAGTACTAGATGCTTCAAGGACACGAATAAGATGGGTGGATGTACCAAACTTAACTTTATTTCTTTCTTGTACATCTCCGGTAGAATATAGATCAAGTAAACTAACAATAAATTCTTCAGGGGTAAAACTACCATATGTAGTTCCTTCACGTCTGTTAACCTCAAGTTGTTTATTTTCAATTACATCACCATCTTCTGTTTCATTAAGACTACTTACTTTTTGTCCATCAATTCTTTTAACTGTAACTAAATCAAGAGATGCTAAGAAGTTTGGATCATTTAATAAATAGTTATTTGCTAAGAATGGATCCTTTAATAACTCTTCAATACCACCGGCTTTCTTAATCTCATTTATCTTAACTAAGTGATATGATGGTAATTGGTGTACATATACTAATTGCCCTTCTGCATTTTTCCAGCTAGTAGCATATACAGACTCATCAAATATGGCATTTGCTTTTGCAAGATTATATAAACGTGTAGTAGCACCACCTTCTAGTACTTCTGTTTCTGGAGTAACTTCTCCTGTTTCAGCATCTACAGTTATTTCATACTGAACATTAATAAAAGGATTTTCTTCAGTATCTACTAAATCAGATAACGCATCTATATCTTCTATAGTAATTGGTGTTACGTTAGAATATATCTTAAATAATTTAATTTGCTGATCTGTAAGAGTAGTTATATTATTTGCAATAGAATAAGACAAATACATACCACTTAAAGAAATACCTAAAGTCTCCATTAATTCTACAGATAACTTATTAGTTACCTGGATTAACTCATCATCAGTATATTTCTTAGTTGGTGCCATTGCTGTTTTAATCTTAGTTAAAACAAGTTTAGCTTTAGCTTTTGATTCAGGAGTTAACTTACTTTCATAAATATTACTATATGCTTGTGACCACTGATCAAATTGCACTTTACCAGAATCTTTTCTATTTGCAGAAATAATATTTGCAATCTCTTTTTTAAGATCCTTATTGATAAACAAATAGTCAATGGCATACTGACCAAAACCTTTTGTAAAAGATTGGAACAAATAACTATTTTTAACATTAGAGAGATCAGGATTACCTTCTTCATCAAATGTTACTCCGGTCTGAATAAAGAATTCATCAATGACTTTACCAGACTCAAAGTTTCTATCTTTATATAGATTAAGTTTTAAAAGAACTTCATCAATAGTTTCAGTTCCAGCAATTGCTTTAAGAATACCATTGTATACAGTAGAACCATCTACTGATTGAATATAAGGCGTACCATCTAAAAATTGTACATTACCAAATTCATCAGCTGCTTGATATGTAATAGTAGATATCCAAGATCTTAAAAACTTAGATAAACTACCAAAACCACCTACACTAGCAGCACCCTCGGTATAATTCTGCTTACCTCTTTCTCCTAACTCATCTATAATATCGTCTGAAGCATCTTGCTCATTAGTTTCTTTAATACTTAAAATAGCTAAATGCTCACGTACTGCCTCCTTAAGAATTTCTCTATTTTCAATTAAGCTAAATATACTTCTATACTCTTTTAATTTAGCAATTTCTTTACTTTTAAGATCTATATATTGTTCTAATTTTGGATTATAAAGTTCTTTATAGTCATTTAATATTCCATCTAATAAATCTTCTGTATTAGTTTGCTTATCTGCATCTTTAAGTTTGTTATTATATATAGCAGCTACACTTGCAGATAATCTAGTACCCTCTTGTTCTGGTAAATACTTATCTACTCTAATAAGATTAACTTCACCTTCAGCAGCAAATGTAGAATCTTCAATGACATCTGTACCAATTTTAATAGCTTTAAGTACTGGTTCACTGATATCAAATGGAGAGTCTGTATATCTATTAGTAACTACCTTACTATTTCTATACTTACCGGCATCAATATTGTCAAATAAAGAGTTTAATTCATTCTTACCAAATCTGCTAAATACTTTCTTAATAAGCTCAACAATTTTAGCAAACAAACTTTTGTTTACATGACTAGTCTCTGTTTTTTTATTAATCTTCCAAGCTTCAAACTTATCAGCAAGGTACTCTTCATACATTCTCTCTTCTAACTGAGACTCACTCATTGCTGCATAAAGAGGATTTAATAAGCGCATCTCTTCTTTAGCCAAAGAGAATGACTTACCTTCTTTACGCAACTGATCCCTTAACTCTTTTTTAGCAATTGTTAAGTATCTAGATATCTGAGCATCACTTAGTAATAAACGAAATACTGCGTGGAAAGCTTCATGATATTTAAAAGGAGAACTAGCAGATGTATATATAGTACCGTTAACTTCTACATTACCAGCTACATTAGACAATGAAGATACAAATGCACCTACAGTCTTACTACCATTATATAAGTTATTCTTAAGAGTATTTAGATCTTCTACAGTTATAAAGTCTGGAAGATTGTTTTGTACCCAGGTTAAGAACTCAGTTAAGTTAGTTATATCAGATTCAGTATAACCAGCATCTACTACTTTTAATCCTATAGAATTAGATAATACTTCAATCTGACCTTTAATAGCTAATACCTCTGGAGAGTTTTCAGCTTGTGTTCTAATCTCTCTTTTTTCAGCTACAGTTAATTCTTCACCTTTTTCAGCAAATCTTTTATCTCTTAATTCATCATCAACCTCATCCATTTTATCATACAGTTCAGCTTGTAACTGTTTAATTTGTTGTGGAATAGATTGTTGAGCAGCTAATACTTTATTTAAAACATCTGCAGAACTTACTTGAATAGGTTCTTTAGGTTTTTCAGTAGGTTCAGTAACGGGAACAACTGGAGGATTAACCGGTGCAACACCTCTTAATAAATCCGGATTAGATGTAGGACTAGTAGGAGCTGAACTAAAGTCAATATTACCAAGGGCACTATCTAATACCGAATCATCTACTTTTGGTAATATAGGATTAGCTTGAACATCAGAAGCTGGCTCAAGCATATCTAGATACACAGATACATCTTTAACCACATTAGTTCCTACACTGGCTTCCATATCTAAAACCTGCAGCGTATCAATAGTCATTGGCAATGCTGCTTTAAATGATCTACCAGTAAGGATAATATCCATTTTATTGGCTGGTAATTTTACATCAGCATCATGCTCTTTAATTGCAGTATTTAATAAAGAAAGTAATTCTGAAAAAGTATTAAACTCAGGATCATTAATAATCCTCTTACGAGTTATTTTATCAGTTCTAGAATTTTTATTTACAAAGTCTAAAACTATTGATCCATTAGGACTAACATAAACATCTAAGAACTTACCTTTATCTTTTAATGGTAAAGAAATAAATACCTTATTGCCAATATTATCTTCATTCCATACATCATTGTATTCCTGAGCTAATGGTTTAGCTTCTTCATCTAGATTCTCTTTCTTAGTTAACTCAATTCTTTCTTTAATACTAGCAGCTAAAGTATTTAGCTCTTCAGAAGAAAGCTCTGGTGTAGTTAACTCAACAAATCTAACTTTACCATTAGGTAGTTTAACAACAGCTACATATCTACCATAGTTAAGTAAAGTATCATAACCACTTTTGTATCTGGCATCATCAACTTCTTTAATGGTTGACTCTAATAAATCAGGATCAATATCTGTAATAGGAGAACCTTCTACAGTTATAATAGAACCATTCTTATATTTATTCTTTCTATCAATTACATAGATACCATTATTAATAGTGTTATATGCTAATTCAGAAAGTTTTGGTCTTTCCTCATCACGAGATAGGAACTCATAAGATCCTAAACCAATATTAACATTTGCAACCTTCTTAAGATCTGAATAAGAAATCTCAACAGAATCGCTGCTACCTAATTTAGATTTTAAATAATTTAATAAAGCAACTTTGTTTTTGTAACTAGCTTTTATATTAGCAACAGCTTGATTATATCTACCATTCTTTAAATAGAAAGCTTGCTTAACTCTATCTGCATTTATTCTATCATAAGAGATAGGATTACCATTTACATCTAAGAATTGGAAAGATGTAGGGTTAGGTAAGTAACCAATCTCTTCACCATTAAATACTAATGCAATTGCATATGAATCAGTAAATAAACCAAGTGATTGATTTTCTTTCTGATCTTCTAATTTAAGGTAGGCATATCTCTGAGGTGATTTATTTAGATTAGTAAATCTAATACTTAATCCCTTTTGTAATTGTTCTATGGGAGTATCTCTTAATAAATTACTTAGACGTGCTGTTGCATCTTTCTGAGATTCACCCTCCATTCTTTTACCCCAAGCTTTATCTAATACACTAATAGAATCAAACCTTGATGCGTATTCTTTTTTGTCAATAGGAGCTCTCTCTAATTTAAATCCAGTAAAAGATTTAGTAGTAAGAACGGCACCAGTTTTAACATTCTTAAGTTTAAGATTAGAACCAGCAGCAATTTCTGCAGGATAAGAGAGCACTATATACTCATTGTTTTTTGTATCTGATATAATCTGTCCATTAACTAATGGAACATTATCAAATACAAACTCCTTTTTATTTTTAGCTAAATAGTTACCAATTCCTTTTTGTGCTTTCTGAGCTTCTTCTAAACTTGTATAAGCATCTACCTCAAAAGGTATTAACTCATCTGGTTTATTTGTTGCATTAATAGCATTAGTACCATCATTTAATTTTACAAAATAAATATCTCCAATTTCTGCACCTTCAATAGATCCGCTAAGCTTAGTTATAAATACACCATTATATCCAGGTGAAACAACGCTTTCACCCTCTTCTAATGCTGTAGTAACGTATTGATTCTCATCTCTTTGTTGAATAAAGATATCAGAGAATGTTACATTATTTTTATTTAATACATCAAAGATTAAAGGTGTTCTAGCATTAGTTCTTAGCCACTCTGTAAACTCAGGTTTAGTTTCTGTAATGGCATCATACGTTCCTTCTAACTCTGTAATAGCATTAATAATACTAATCGCTTTTTTACTTGTTACAAACTCTTCAAATGATACAGGAATATCAGCTTCTCTTAAAGTCTTTAAGTAATCATCATAAGCTCTACGTACAATTGTCTGAGTAAACTCACTTACATCTTCAATATCTTCTGAACCAAATTCTTCCTCTTCTTCTGTAGTATCTGTAGAAAATTGAGATGGCTCTTTGGGTTTAGTATTAGATGGAGTTTGTTTTACTTCAACTTTTGTTTTTACTTCAAACTCTGATACAAAAGCTTTAATATTCTGAAATCTAGCATCTTCTACACCAAATAATTTATTGCTATTTAAATCTCTAAACTTTATATCTGGATCAGTTAGAATGAGTTCTTTAAGCTCATCAAAACTATTTGTTTCTAAATTCTTTAAATATTTAAGATCAATAACAAATCCACCAGCAGCTAATGATTTTAAGAATATACCAATCTTAGATGTTTCAGCATATTTCTTAAATGCTTTCTTAAAGAACTCCGCCCTTCTTTTATCTCTAGCAACAATTAAAGTGCGCTCTCTTTGAGCAAGCTTAATAAAATTATTAGGATCATATAAATCAGACAGAACTTTGTTAAAATTAGTCTTATCATAATTAAGCGCATAGTAATCAGTAAAGATTCTATAGGCTTCATTTAGATCTGCAGGATTAAGTGTAGTACCTTTCTCATCTAAAAGAACCTTCATGTAATCAGTAAAGGCTTTCTTTAAATAAGAGGTCTTTCTTACTTCTACAGGATCATTAATATTCTCAATACGGGCAAGATTAGTTTTTAAAGATTCTAAAGCTTTTAACTTCTTCTTCTTATTATTAGTAATCTCAATAAGAGCTGGATCAGTTATATCTTTACTTGAATCAATTTCTGCAGTTAATAAGTTTATTTCTGTATCAATACTTGGAATACTCAAAGTAGCTGTAACATCAGAGTAACTTAAATTACCAACTCCTGCAATAGATGACATCTGTTTTGTCAAATCAGCCATGCGAGTTTTAGCTTGCTCTAAACCATGCAAACTAAATACTGCAGTTTTACGGGCCTCTTCAAAAGCTTTATGGTTTTGTAACTCATTAATAAATCCAGTAATAGCTTCGGGAGTATCAGCAAATTTATATGTATTAGGATTATAAGGATTCTTAAATGCAGAAAACTGCTCATACTGATCTTTAATTTGACCAGCTCTATCAATAGTAATATCTAATACTTGCTTTGCTTCTTCATCAGTAACATCATCCTTTAAATCAAATGCCTCTTTTAATTCTTCACCAGTCATTTGTTTCATATCCTCTAGTTTCTGAATTAAGAAATCAAACTTATTAGTTTGTAGTGCTGTATAAACACTATTAAATCGAGCTATATCCTTAAGATCGTGGAATGCTTTTTCATCAAATGATTTTCTAGCATTAACCATATCAGTACCTGCTTTAATTTGTACTAATAAGTTATCTATATCAAGAGCTAAAACTTTATTACCATTATTAATAGCATCATTTAATTCAACAGCTATCTTATCAAATCTGGCACTTTCTTCTGCATAAGCTTTTCTATACTCTTCTGGGTTTTTAGCTTGTGCTATCTTACCAATAATATTTTTAGTGCTACCATAAGCTCTGTTAGCTACAGCAGTAGAAATACCAGTAAGACCACCCATTAAGAAACCTGAAGCAAATACTTCAATACCTTGTGCTGATGCTTGATCTTTAAGATTGTCATAGGCATCTGCTAAATAAGCTACTACACCTCCAGCTTCTGGAGTATCATATAATCTTTCATAGTAATCTGTAGATGCCCCAGAAATAATCTCTTGAGAAATTTCTTGAAGACCTTCAGATAAGTTTTTGGAGAAATAACTACTAGCAAAATTTAAATATGTCTTTGGAGTCTTAAGACCTCTTACGCTTTCAGCAAAAGATTGTCTTATACCCATAGTCTCAAACTGACCAGTCTTCTCTGAAAATCTTAATGTACGTCCACTTAATTTACTTTCTTCTACAATACCTGAAGCTGTCTTACCTAAAGTTCTCTTACGACCTTTGTATAAGTTATCAAAAGTAATATTGTTTGTAAGAAGAATGAGGGGAGCATTTATTAGACCCGTTGTAAAACCAGCATCTGATGCTTTCTCATAAATTCTATTTAATCTATCTTGATCTGGATATACTCCATTCTCAGTAATGTATTCATTAATATGCTTATCAATAAAATCATTCTTAACTCCTCCGCCTTCCATAGAAGCTTCAGCAGTAGCATAACTAATCTGCTTCATATCTCTTACAAAGTCGGCAACCCCTCTTACTGAATTAGCTAATCCTAATACAGGACTTTCTGCAGTAATAAAACTCTTAACATTCTTAAATGTATTAGGAACGATGTTCTTAGCAGTTGCTTCAGCTACATTTAATGCGCCTCTACCAATAGCTGCTACATCCATAGCCTTAATTGTATTGTAAGCTTGTCTAGCAGCGTTAGCATCAAACAACGCAGAGATAGATTTGATTGTACCGGCTGTCTTTGCAGCACTAGCAGCAAGAGCAGCAGGAAGAGCCATACCATCAGATAAAGCCACCGCACCAGTAAGTAATGCTTCAGTAGCTAAATAGTCTGCAGCAATACCTGCAACAAATCCTGATTGTAAAGCTAAGTTAGAAACAAAACCAGCAGCACCACCTCTTGTACTACCACGTTCTGCCATAATCTGGGAGAACTCTCTAGCACCGGTTTCATCAGTCATAGAGAAATCACCAGTTGCCATATCAGCAAGACTTCTATATCCTGATTGAACAACAGATAATCCTAATGCAGGAATACCACCAGCTGCTCTAAATAGATCTTGATACCAACTTCTATTCTGATTATATAAAGCTTCATTATTACTTACAGGATTAAAACCTAACTTATAAAAGTTATCACTATCGTTATAGTATCTATCAAAGTTTGTTTGTTGGTATCCAGGCTGAAAGTATTTTTCTTTTGAGTTCTGAAATGCAATATCAGATTCAGTAATAGGTTTTGCCATTGCTTGTTTAGCAACATCAAAAGGATTACTAGGATCATAATCTACAGCAACACTACCAAATGCTGAAGGCACTGGAACCCCAGGAACAGCATAAGTATCAGTTACGGATATTAGCGGCTCATTAGTTGGCGCAATACTTGCTTGAAAAGCATCTGATCCTTCAAAGTTAGAAGGCAAACCGGGTTCAACACCTAGTGGTGGAATTGCATTGTCAAATTCTTCCATTTAGAACAAATTTAATTTATTATCTAATTGCGTCAAAACTATTGAGGAGATTACTGAAACTAATATTATTCAGATTGTTCTGAGTAAATATATCAGTCATTCCTTTTCTACTATCATACATAGTACCTGTAGCAGTAATACTGCCATTTGGATTTTTTGTAAAGGTCATATCAATATTTCCATTAGGATTGATATACCTATATGTACCGGCATTATCTAAAATTACTTGTCTCTCATCCTTCTGTAATCTAGAAGAAATAAGATTGGTTGTTTGAGCTGCGGGAATAACTGCAGTTATACCAGTACTAATAATTTTAGCATACTCAGCATCTGTAATACTACCAGCTTCTTTAAGAGCTTTTAATGTAGGATCTGATGCGTTAGGTCTAACTGTTAAAGATTGATAATCTGAATTACCTAATGCACGTGATTGATAAGAATAGCTAACACTTTGTTTGTTAGCTCTGGCATCAGATACCAGTATATTTAAATAACTTCTAAGTACTTGATTATCTTCAATATCTGCAAATACACGATCACTGGCAGCAGCTACATCAGCTGGTGTACCAATTGCAATTCTAGAATCTGAATTTAAAACATCACCTAGTGCAGATCTTAATCCTAAAGTTAATTTAGAAGAAGGCTTTGTAAAATCAGCAACACCCTGAATGTTATTACTAATATAACTACCAGGACCAGCTGTACCTACAACTTTATAACCAGCTTGGTTTTTAGAGAGGTTAATATATTTTTCTTGATAATCCTCTACAAAATCTTCATAATCATCAGCAAAGTCATCAGCATCAATATTAGGATTCTTTTTTAATGCTTCTTCATATGCATCCTTTACACTTCTTAAAAAGCCATCTTTAGCAAATACATAATCAACAAATGTTGGAACATAATCACCAGATGCTTTCATATTAGCAGCAATTTTTTGGTTATTACTATTTAATGCACTAATATTACTATAAGCTAATTGACGTTTATCATTGGCCGTAGTTAAAGCAGAAGCTAAATTCTTAGCTAAAGAAGGATCGGCTTTAACCATATCTTGAATACCGTTAAAGATCTTATTAAGAGAGGTTAATGATACATTACCCTCTCTTAAACTATTCATGTTAGTTCCGGAAGCTTTTAAAACATTACCAACAGCACTATTTAACTTAGCATCATTAATACTGGAAATAGAATTAGTTAATTCATATACACTATTACCAAAGCTTTTCCAACTATTATCAAACTCAGTCCTATCTGAAACAAATGCATCTTCTACAGCAGCTTCAGTTTTAACAGCACCAGTAGTAAAATCATCAAATCCACCAGTTTCTAACATCTTCATCTCACGCTGAAAGTCTTGCTGAATCTTTTCTTTCTTAGTCCAATAAGAAAAATCTAAAGCTTTTTCATAATCAATCTTTGCAAACTCATTAGCTTTTTTCTCTACCTGATAATTTCTATAGGCTTCTACTTCAGTTGCTTTACCAATGTCATTAGAGATATAAGAACTAGCTTCAGAAGATCTAATAGCTCTAGATAATAAATCTATATCCTCATCATTAATAGCAGTAACAATCTGAGATATTCTATCACTTAAATTAGTTTTAGCTTTCTCATAACCATCTCTTTTTGCAACAACCATTTGATATTCCTGTTGTTCTTTTGGAGTTAATTTACCACCGCGATTTAATCTAGACTCATATACATCTGTCTTAGCTTGATACTGTGAATAACCTTCTTCAATATCCTCTAATCTATTTCTATCATTCTTAAGAAATGCATCAGCATTTGTAACATAATATTCCGTAGTAGCTTGATCTATATCACCATTAAATTTTGATTCAGCCAATTGTGTAATCGCACTCATAGAATTTACATATGCTAATTCATTATAATATGCTTTTACAGAAGGATCATCTCCTAACGCCATACTAAGATATTGAGCAATAACTGGTTTAGCAGCTTCACCACCAGTAGTTGTTACATCATAACCACCTATAGTTTTTTCTATCTTTATGTCTTTAAAATCATCACCAATAAGCTCTCTAGCTTTATCCATGATATTTACATAAGGAACATATTTAGGCATTGCCATTCTATAGGCTTTGTCTTGTGATGCATTTTTAAATTCTATCTGTCTATATTGTAGACCTCTTACTCCAACATCTGAATATTTGGAACTAGTTTCTGGATCAAGAGAATTTTTAAATATTTCAGCTTGTTGTTGACCTTGTTTAACACCTTTAGTAAACATGATGTCATACTGCATCTTTTTATCATCTACAAAAGGTTGAAATACCTGCTGTGCTAATTGCACATTAGCAGGATCAGAAAGATCTAAAGATGTAATTTGCTGAATAGCTTTCTCAGAGTTCTTCAAAAAGTTATCTCTTGCTTCTCTATTATCATCTCTTGTAAGATCAGCATATACAATACTACCGTATGCACCACTTAATTGATTAAGTGAGCTATCATACCTAGCCTGTCTTGTTGCTAAAACCGTATTAAGAAAATCAAAATTAGGTTTATAAGGTTCAGCCTTTGGTATGTAATCGGTAAGACCTTGAATGTAAGTAGCCATTATCTATATTATAAATATAACAAATATAAAGTTAAACTATTAAACCTCTAATATTTAAGAGCCCTTAGTTTTCCTTCTGTTAGACATTGCAGATTGTGCTCCTAAAATATTACCACGCTCATCTATATCAATATCACCCATAATACCTCTAACCATAGCAGCCTGAACTGTAGGATTAGTAGTATCAATACCCATCTCAAGAAAATATTGTTTTAGATCTTTAGCTTGTTGTCCAGGTGTAATTTTTCTACCTGGATTATAATAAGTTTTAAGAGCAGCAGGATCAACAAAGAAATTAGGATATAAACTGTTCATTTGATCTGTCATGAATCTATTTTCTAATGCAGCATTTACATAATCTACAGCCTCTCTTCTAGCAGCTCTCTTAGAATTATCAAATTGCTGATTAGCAATAACAGTTTTATCATAGAAGTCATTAGCCATTAAAGCATTTCTAAAGTTTGCTTCATTGTTTATTTGCTTATTAGCTTGTTCAAACTGATTAGCTACACCAACATTTAAGTTATTATATCTACCTAACACATTAGCAGCATTAGCTAAACTCTTACCTTGTACATCAGAGAATCTTGTATTGAAAGCTTGTGGTCCTGTAAACTGCGCCAAATTTGCAGAAGCAATATTAGCTAGTTCAGCATTATTAGCTAACTCCCTATTAGGATCATAGAATGTAGGCTCCATAGGTTCTGGTACAAATTGTGCCATTCTAGGATTATATTTATTAATACTAGCTAAGTCACCAACAGCAGCTGCAGTATTTAATACATCTTGAGGATAGAAACCAATAGGTCTTCTTGGAGTTCTAGAAACTTCTAACTCATTTGTTTCAAGTTGTTCTCTATTAGTTTCTGTATTTGGCTTTTTTGGTTTTTTAGGAATAGCATCATAATATTCAAATCCAAATTTATTATTATCATTACCTAAATCTTTTCTAAATTGTGATTCAGGTAAATATCTTTGAAATGCTCTAGAAAATTCTCCAAAGAATTTAGGATCATTATAGATATCTGCATTTGAAATATCAACATTAGGTTTAAAGCCTATAATATCATAAGCAGCTTTACGTAATGCTACTTCATTTAATTTATCTGCTTCTTCTTTGCCTAAATTTCTTTCTACAATTTTATATTCATAATCTTGTGGATTAAGACCAGCATAAAAATTATTATACTTATTTCCAGTTTTTGCAGAACCACTCTGAACTATATTCTTATAACCATATTCATTTAATATCGGAGTTAAACTTTCTAATATATTAAATCTATCATTATAATTTTGTTTATTATCAAGAGCAACTCTATATGTTCCTCTTCCAGCATCCCAAGTAATAATACCTTTATCAATATATGGTTTTAATGCTTCGTTTTGAGATTTTAAAACTTTACCTGAAGCATCTACAATACTTATTGTATTACCTTTAGTAATTCTCTTACCTTTACTACCATTAGGTAATATAATTTCTTCTACATACTCTTTTTCACCTGTCACTTGACCAGCAGTTTGATATTCTTCTAACTCTCCACCATATTCTTTCTTATTAAGTATATCTTGACGTCTATCGTTAATCATACTATCAAGATAGGCATCTGTAATTTGTGAAGATTGTGGTTCTGATTTAGCTTTAGGTTTAGCTTTAATAGTTACGGGTTCTATTCTAGCAACATCAATATTAGGATTTTCTCTAGCTGCCTCTAATAATAAAGCAGTATCTTGAGAACCTGCAGGATCAGACATTGTATCTTCAACTATCTGATTAGCTTGTTCAGGACTAGCATTTTTAAGATATTCTACTTTTTGTTCTGGAGACAAAACTCTATATGCTGCAGCACTGAGAATTCCAACTGCAGGAGCAGCCTCTAGTCCTGCTGTAACAGCACTAGATATATCTAAATTCTTATAAAAATTTTTGACTGGGTTTACTACTCTTGAAATACCCTGTGAAATACCTTCTTGAATAGGTTGTAATCTTTTTGCTAATGGTTTTAAAAGATATTCAGGTTGCATAGGTTTAATAAGTCGACCAAAAGCTAAATAATTAAGAGGATCCGTTGCAAAATTATATGAAGGATCCCCAGTAAACATGTAATTTAAATTACCAGACCAGTTAAAAGGATTGAAAGGATTAGATTGTTTAGCATATGCAGCTCTTTGTTCTGGAGTAGTATTAGCAAAACTTCCGGTTTTCCAAAATCCTTTTCCATCAGGAAGTGTTTGATTTGAACTATTAGAATTAACACTCTGTCCAATCTGAGCTTTAGGAATACCACCATATCTAGCCATCATCATACCTTCTTCAGGTGATGGTGGTAAGAACTGGGCTGGATCTAATCCTACTTTATTCATGTAAGGCATAGCAATCTGTGGAACACCTTGTGGAAATCCTTTCTGTGATTCTTGTACAAGAGCTAACTTACCTAAATTAGAGATGTAGTTATCAGCCATCATAACAGCTGTCTTTTTACGTAAGGGGTCACTATCAGAATATAAACCTTCGCGCAACTCTTTACTATTAAGATCAAACTTCTTAGAAATTTTAGCTGGAGTGTAACCACCTTTCTTAGCAGCAAAACCAAAAGATTCTAATATAGCGGGATCTTTAATCTTCATAGCTTTTGTATCCGAGTAAATAAAACTATCTGGTGTAGCTTTTTCTCCAGACAATGGTGTACCACCTTCTGAGTGACGCTTGCCACCAATTTTAAAGAACTCAGGAATTGCACTATTAGTACCTTTACGTATTAAAGTCTCTCCTTTCTCTGCTTCTAATACAGACATAGATCTAGGATCCGGTTGTAATGTCTGGTTATATGCAGGTTCTTGTTCTTCTTGTTCTGCACCAGAAAACTTATTAACCATATAAGCTGAGTTACCATATAACTGGTTAACAGCATTTTGATTCTGACTACCACCATATCCAGCTTGGGGTAAACTTGTAATTTTTACTTTTCTTTTCATTTCTCCACCCATTTGGGCCTCTTTATTGTAATCACCTTTTATATAATCATCTGGTCTGAAACCAGGACCAAAAGCAAATTCATTAAAATTATAGTCACCTCTGTTACCAGACTGACCCTCTTCTCTGGCATATGCTAAATTATCTGATAAAAACTGATCTCTAAGATCACGCTTTGCAAATCTATTATCTATTTGATTTGCTAAACCACGGAATATATCTGTGCCAGCTAAGATTGCTTGACCAACATAAGGATTACCTTTTTGATTTTGACTATTTGCATCTGTAAAATTCTTAAGATAATTACTTTTATCCTGTGCAGCTAATATACTTGGAGGAGTAGTAGATGCCACTTCTCCCTCTCTTAAAGTTTGCTCTTGATTACGTATGTCTTGAGACATTCTAGAACCAGGAATACTAGGATCGTATGTAGGAATACCAAAATCTTTTTTTCTTTTAAAAAAATCACCGGTCATACTTAATTTTCCATTCTGTTTCTCCCATTGCTGTTGCGTAGGAACATTTAATCCCATCATATCAGGAGTAATAGCTTTAGGCATACTTCCTAATGGAGGATAAATATCATAAGGTTTAATGCCTTGTGATGGAATATTATTAAAACCCATTTGAGCTTTTGGTAAGCTCTTAACTCTTACTTTCTTTTTCATTGTATTAGTCTAAATACTCAATACCATAACCCTGATCAATCAATGCTTGAATCTCATCAGGATGTAATTCTAATTCAGAACCTTGAGTCATACCACCAAATTGTTTCTTCCAACCTGCGGCATTTCTAGCAAAGTTAGCTCTTTTAACTTGTGTTGCACTATAGTCCTCTTTATTTGCAAGTACCTTTCTAGCAAATTCTTGCACACCCATACCGGCTCTATTAGCTGACTCAGTAAATTTACCTTTGTTAGCAGGATTAATATAGATACCACCATTCTTCATCTGACCAGTTTGTCCTTGTTGAATAGCTTGCATAATTTTTTGAATAGCTTCTTGTTGCTCTAAAGGAGGTAACTGTTGTAACATCATCATAAGTTGTTCAGGATCTGTTTGAGTCATCTGTGCATACATTTGAATAGCTTGCATCATTTCATCTTGTTGACCACCTTGTTGATATACATTACCACCACACTCGTAACAAGGTTGTCCACCTTTACCATACCATGCATTTCCACTAAATGTAGAACCACCCTTCATCATATTATACATAGCATCCATATCCATTTGACCACCATACATATCAATATCACCACCATACATTCTTCTACCCATTTTACGGAGTTCTTTATTTGATGGAGTTTGATCAGTGCCTAGTCTTGGATCATTAGAATTCATAAACTCCTGATAACCTCTTTGCTTACGAGCAGCTCTAATTTCAGAGGCAATAACACCAGCAGCAGTTCCAATACCTAAACCAATACCAGTTATTGTATCATTACGTTTCTTTTTCTTAGCAGCAGCTTCTGCAGCGGCAGCTTTTTGTTCTTCTGTTAAAGCAGGACCACCTTCTTGAAATCTACGGGCTTGTTGATCAAACGCAGACTTCTGTAAATTAGTACCTTGATTATATACTTTACCGGTATTAGGATCCACACCTTGACTAAATGTAGTTGAACTAGAAATACTTCCTGGTGCAGAACTAAATATCCTATCTCCTTTCTGATCTACAAGTGATTGAGGATTAGAGGACTGATAATAAGAATAAATATCATTACGTGATGGTACTTCTTTTACACCAGCTTTATTAAATTGCTGAAGCTGTTGATTATAATACTGTTCAAATCTAGGATCAGCACCAACACCAGGAGACATAAATGTATTAATAGGAGCAGAACCATAGGTTCCTCCTTCTGCCATATTAGATAATATCTTAGCTTGTACGTAAGAAGGTAATGCTTGGAATCCTGCATTACTCGGCTCACCACCATTAGCCCAAGTACCAAAACGTTTATGCCAGTATAAAGGAGAGAAAGGATCTGTAGCTTTAGATGAGTTTTTACCACCCATTCTATTCCAGAAATTATCTTTACGTTTCTTAGAACCATGTTGGCTAAAGTCTTTCATACCAACATAACCACCATGTACAATTTTATACTTATCACCTTTCTTAGCTAGTACCATCCATTTCTTACCAGCTCTATCAGATTTTCTTTTAGCACCTACTTTAGTAAACCCTCTATTTTTATAACGCTGAGGAATACCACCCATCTTCATCTCTTCCATCTCACCCATGTTCATATCAATATCTTCTTCCTCTTCCGGTCCTTCTTCAGAACCTTCATTGAATTGCATATAGTCAGCAACAGATGTAAGATAATCATCAGCTAAAGTTAACTTACTAGCTACCCAAGGCTCAACCTCTGATTCACCATTAATGAAGTTTTGCAATCTAGCAATCTTATCATTCATAGCCATTATTTGACCCATTGCCATTTCACCACCCTCATCATAATAATTATCACGCATCATCATACCTACACCACCCATTCCCATAGCTGGCATACCCATAAATTTCATAGCAAGATTAGCCATTTTCATTTTATCTTCACCATTTCCTTCACCATTATCCATTCCTTGACCTATAGCCATTGCAGTATTTTTTAAGAAATCACCAACAGGCTTTTGAATATTATTGCTATTATACTCATTTACTTTATCATAGTAACTACCAAGAGATTCATAGTTATTAGGATATTGAAACATGTCTTGTCCCATACTACCACCAGTTTGAGCTTTTCTATATCCACCACCACGGCTCTTGTAAGTCTTAACAAGCCATGCAGAACCATAAGCTGAAGGCCAGGTATCAAATTTAGATTTAGCTTCTGATTTAACTCTAGAATATAACTCAGGATTAGTAGGAACATTACCACCCTTTTTCATTTCTACAGCTTGTGGATAGGCTTTAAAAAATGCTTCTTCTGTAGGGAACATCTTATAGAACTCCTTCTCAGATTTAACACCAGCCATTTTTAAAAATTTATCTTTCATTTTAGTTATTGTATTTGTTTAGCCAACTAGTTTGGCCGCCTTGTTTTTGTTCTTGTAACTGTGATGCTGCAACTGCTGCAGGTGGAACCGCCCATAGTCTATTAAATAGATAAGCTAATTTTTTAGGATCTCTATCTATAATATTAAGAAATTTAGGATCTACAAATGTTTGATCAGCTGCTTCATCTATAATATTTATTATATTTTTAGCTTGACCTGGAGTAACATTTTTAGATTGTTCAGGTGTCATGTTTAAAGCTTTTCTCAATTGCATAATTCTTGCATGCACTTCAGTAGGATTAGCCAAATAACCAGATATAGCATTTTCTCTTCCCATAAGTTTATTAGCGTCTAAACCTTGATCATATAATTGTTTCCATTTATTTGAATTTAATCTTACTTCATCAGATAATGTTTTTCTTATATCTCCCATTTGTCCAGATTCTTTTAATAAAAAATCTGAAGTCCAATCATGTGTTCCTTCATGTGCAGTTATTGAAGATCTTTGATTTTGAGGAATATTAATATCTCTACTAACCCAACTACCATATCTTGGATTAGTATTTGCTTTTTCTAAAATTCTTCTTGTATCTGGAGAATAATTATATAAATAACTTATACCTTTATTACCAGAATGAATATGTGAATTAGGATTCTTTAAAAATAAACTTTCACCAAGATCTTGTATTTGATTTGATATAGGGTATTGTTTTGTATTAGGTACAAAAGATTTAGCTTGCTCATAACCTAAATCAAATTTATCTTTTAAGATATTACCTCTTTGTGGAATCCAGCCTAAGTCTGTATCTATTTTGGCCTGAGTTACTGGATCATTAATCCAATTTTTTAACCAAGTATTTCCTTCAGCAATAGCAGCTTTATTGCCTCTGTTTCTTACTGCACCTAATAGTTCATTCGCAATATTTTTAATATGACCTCCTACTGGTGGTGTAGCTGACATCTGACCTACATTAGAAACTTCTACAGGTTTGTATCCAAGCAACCAATCTTTTTGTAATAATCTTATATTAGGGTCGTCTATAGGTAAATGTCCTAATTGTGAAGTTTTAACGCCAGGTGTAATATTTCCTAAGTAAACTTCATCAACCCACTCTGGATTTAAAGGAACAGCTCCTGCATCTTTATTATTAAAAATAATCTGGTTAGGTTCTATATTTTTAACCTGTAAAACATCAATTCCTTTGGCTTCTATTAACGCATCTGGATTATAATAAAGAGCAGTTTTAAACTCATTTGGTCTTGCAAAATAAGGAGAAGGAAATAAATCTTGATCTCTTGATTTAATCACACGTGACTCTAATGCGTCCTTTATTCCTTCTTTACCTACCCCTCTATAATATGCTTCAGGATTAGGTTTAAATGCCCAAGGATTATATTTGTATGTATTTTTTAAAGGAGTTTGAGTTGTAAGATATTTTCCTGCTGACTTCAGGAGTCCACGTAATTCTGCAGTAGCTGGTATAACATTAATAGCATTAAAACCAGCATCAAGAGCATTACCAGCAGCTTCACTAAAATTACCTTTAGCTAAGTTGTTTACACCCATTGCAGTATTACCTACTAAATCAATTCCAGAAAATGGAAGAAATGCCGGATTAACAATGTCTAATACATAGTCTAATGGATCAGCAGAACCTTTACGTTGTTCTGCTTGAGATACAAATGAACTAGCTTCTCTTGCTTTCTCATAAGCAGATTTAGTTTCTCCTTGACTAATACTACCTACACGTTTAGCATACTCTGCAGCTTCAGCTGCTTTTCTATTAGCTGCACTAACGTTTGTATTTTGATTAACTACTCTTGTATTATCTGAGTATCCGGCATTACCTGCAGGACTAGTTCTCATATAGGGCTTACCTACATTAGGTGTCCAACCAGCCCAACCACCTGTCTGGAATTGATCTAACCATCCTCCATACTTCTTATTTTCTGGATAGTCATAACTATAACCTCTACCTTCAGTTACTTTAGCTTTACTAATATCTAAGTTATTTGCAGCTTTCCAATCCTGGAACTCTTTCTCAGTTCTAAATGATTTCCGGTTACCATCTTGTAATGTAACACCAATGTTATATTCTCTAGCCATTCCACCATTAGGGGTATACATATCTCTATCTATATTAGATACAAATAAAGAAGGCTTAGGTGGTTCTACTACTGGAGTATTAACTACATCAGGAACAACTTCTGGTTTTTTATATACGTATGGTTGAACAGGTTTTTTAAATCTAAAAACAGAATTTAAATCTGGAGTAACACCAGTTAATCCTAAATCTAGAAAATCTTCTTTAGTTACACTAACAGGCCACATTCTATTTTTTCTAGCAGCATTATTTTTAATCTGAGCAGCAGTTAGTCCAACATTATAAGGTAACCATTGACCATCAGGTCTCGTTGCTCTATGATGATACGTTTGTTTTGGATTAGGTGTAAGATAATCAGATATTTTAGTTTCTAAATAATTATTTCCTGGTTTTTCATAAAGATGAGTAAATCCACCCACAACACCCGAACGAGGTCTTAGATAATGATGCATCATTTCTTCTACAGGTTTTATTATTATATTCTCATTATAAGGAGAAGGACCTTTAGGTTTATTAGGACCCCAATACTGATTAAATAAATCATTACCTTGTAAAGAAGCAGTTTGTATATTATTTAGTCTAGTCCAGTTTTTATATTTATCAAAGGATGGTTGATATTTATTATATAAATTTAAACTATCCTGATAAAGTTGTACTTTTCTTGGATTAGATGTATAGATAGGAGGTAATGTTCCACCAGTTTGATATTCATCTAACCAACCTGTCTCACCACCCTCTTCTCTACGCTTATGATTATAGTCTATACGCTTACCAGATGTTTTCTCTCTTTTAAATCTAGCTTTCTCTGCTGATGATAATTCTGATGATGTCTTAGGGGTTGTTTCATTTACCCGTTTGCTTGGTCTGCATGCAGGATAAGGTCTAGAGTTTTTATCTTTACCTGATCTACCACATGTCTTACCTGTCTTAACATCCACCCATTTTTCATCAAACCACTGTCTTAAACCACCTTTACCCATCTGAGGTATCTCAGTTACATAGTCACCGGGGAATGTATAATCCTGACCGGGCATCATCATTTGCTGATTACCTAAATCATCTATACCTAATACAGGATAGTTAACCCCCTTCATTGTTATATTAGAAGAGGGTATAATTGTAACTTCACCGGGATATGCCCACTGACCTAAAGGAGATATGATAGGTTTTTTTCTAGCCATTTTATTACCTAAATGAAGCTAACAATTTGTTATTACTGAGCTTCAATAAGAACTTAGATGAGCCAGAAACAAGTTTCTTTAATATAACCTTGTTAATGTAATGTCTAAACTTCTTTCTTTGTGTAGCTCCCTTATTATAATTTACATAACTTGTATTAATATTCCTAATATAACCGTTGGCTTCAGTGGTCCACATGGGTACAAAAGTCCCAGTAAATTCACCACGATCATTAGTAATATCCCAGAACTGATTGAATCTATACTTCTGTTCTTCTTTAGAGAATAGAATATCAATATCACTAGTATTTACTAAAGGATAGTTATTAATTAAGTAAGGATTATTCTTAGGAGATAGGTTTAATATTAGGTCCCCAGAAATTTGTTCTGTGTTATATACAATAGCCCGATCAAAGTTCTCATCTAATAGATGATGATAATCTAAACAGTTAGGAGAATACTTATAACACTCTAAAATATATTCTACTGAACGGGTTGTTGTAACGGTTTGACCTTGGTTCTGTACATACTCAATCTCAAATGGATAGTCAACACCATAGTAATTACAATAAGAATTACATACTAAGTTATGTTTCCAAATGGTATTACCTTTAACAGTCATGTAGTATGTCTTACTAGCCATTACTAAATCCGGATGCCAGTCATGAAAAGATATAAAAGCTTTAGCTTTAGGATCATAACTAACAGTCCATGATACATTATCAAAATATGTAGGATCACCTAAATTAATTATTAATCCTGCATACTCTGTAGATATGAGTTTGTTCTGTGCTCCGGCTTTAAATTTATTTTTAAACTCAGGTTTTAATTTATAGTCTTTCTTACAGAAATAAAGAATCTCATTTATGTTATCATAGGTAGTTTGTAGTCCAACTCCAATAATTGTATTATCTAAAACTATAGGATCTAGATCAGGAAAATCTTCAAGAACAGCATAAGGACTGTATTGTGAAAACCACCACTTCATACCAGACTTAGAAATGTCTTGTATTCCTTGACCAAAAGAAAATACCTTTCCTTGGTTTTGGCTTGCATAAAACAATCCAGCTGGAGTATTGATTACAGATAATCTATTCTGACAACTACCATATTCAAACTCAGGATCTACGTTTATTACGTTTTGTAAAGGTTGGCCGTTAAATAACTGACCATCACCAATAGTTAATTTAGTTCCACCATTAAGATCTAAAGTTTCTGCACCTTGGAATATAATAGGAGAGCTATCATTAAACATAATAACTGCACCAGTTTTACCAAAGTTTCTCATAGTTACAACCTTAGAATTAAAGTCGTAATAGTTATTTGCTAAGAACTGTCTCCAGTTATCTTTTCTTAATTCATACTGTTGCTGTAAAGAATAAAGAACTCTTGTATCATAAGAGGTAAAGCAACTTATATTATTAGGATCATATATTCTTGGTTGAAGATTACCCCATGAAACAAAGTTTGATACATGCTTACTAATACTTAAAGAGTAATCATACTTATAGTAGTTTGTATCTTTAATATAAGCAGCATTAAACAACTGTTCATAATCACTATATGTTTTAAAATCGTAATGTCTTTTACCAGGATTATCATCATGATCTCTGTATGCTAAGTTAATTTCTGACTCTACATAGAAATCTCTAATACCAGAATTAAACAAATACATATAAGCAAATCTAACCATCAAGAATCCTGAAGTCATTCTTCTATCAAAGTGATGATAATCATTAGGTAAAATGCTATCACTGGTTGGCTCAAAAATAATATCTAATAAATCGCCAACGTTATACTTTCCAGTGTTCATCCAATATCTTGGATAAGGAAGCATGTTGTATAATCTATAATCCCACTCTGTGCTATCTGGTAAATTCTGCATCCACTGAGTAAAATAGAAGAATGTAGATTTTTCAGTGTAACGGTTTACATACATGTCTCCACCAAATACTAAACCAGAGGTAGCTTTAAGAGCTTTATTAATAGTCCAAAGATTTATACAGCCCACAGGTATTTGTCTAATACCATCTAATTGACCATATAAATTATCATTCTTAATTTTTAAAGCAGCGTAGTGAGCAGAAGTAACAGATGTTTGAGTATATGCTTCTGGTTCTTTCCAGATATCTTTAGCATTAAAAGGTTTACCTTTATCATCTACACCATAAACACTTAAATCAGGCCTACCATTTTGTGAGCGTGCAATATGACCAATAGTAAATAAAGTATTGTCTTTAGTTATTGGATCATTAATTGTTCTTTCAGTAGTTAAGACAACAGTATTTGCTCTATATAAATTATTAATCTTATAGATAGTATCATAGTCTTGAACAACAGGATCAAGATATAAAGAGTTCTTAATACCTCTTCTTCTACTACCAACTGCAGCTTTTATAAGATTATTATAAAAACCATGTGATACATATTGATAAGCAAACTGTCTTTTTTTACCAATGGATTCTATGATATCAACTATATTTCTTGTTGATTCTAACCAATAATAAGATACTAAAAATGCTTGACCTATTGCATAAGCAGCTGCGCCAGCAAATGCTCCAACTACTGCGCCTGATGCACCTGCTACTGGTGTTCCTATAATGCCACCTAAAGCAATTGTCATAAGAGCAGCCTTAGTTTGATCTGCAAAATTTCCATTAGCCGCATTGGCTGCAGTTACACCAACAGCAACACCAGCTAGTGAGGAAAGTATTACAGCAGTGTCTGTTATAAATTTATCTTTAGGATGATTCTCAACCGGAATAAATCTACCAATTACATTACCGTATACCTCACCATAAACTTTTAATTCTGTGGCAGATAAAAAAGGATTTCTAAATGTTGTCTCAGGTGAGTGAAAAGAAAAGATATCCCGCTTAACACCATCAAATAATGTAACATCAACATTACTTAATCCAGTGCTATCATATTTATCTTTATCTCTAAACGCTCCACCCTTAGTTTGTACACTTCTATTACCAGGTCTATCTAAAGTAGCTTTATCTCTACCTAAGAATGGATCATGATCTAAGAAGTTATAAGGATAGTTTACATATAAACCAGTTGTAATCTTATTGCCTGCAACCTTGTCGGGTATATCATACTCCCGCATGTTATTAATAAGACCCTTGGCAATAATAGTACGGTTACCTTCTCTAGTACCCCTTAAAATCTCATAACCTATAATAGTATTTATATATTGATTATTTTGATCTACCGGGAATTCTATATTAGAGAACTCAACACCTAAAATAATAATACTATTAGTAGTAGGATTATAGTTAGGTATTACAATGTCATCAGGCATCTTATGATGTCTAATGTTTTCAGCACAAAGATCTCCCCAAATATCCGGTTTGTTATCAGGATACTTCTCAGTAGATTCCCAATAAGCTAGCTCACCAGAATACTTAATGAGGCCACCATCATCTGTTGTTCCAGAAGCCGGTATTACTGTAGCTGTATTATTTACTTGCCATTCTTGCTCTTGACCAAAATCTATAATGTGATCAGGGCTAGCATTATTATTAAGTTCTCCGGGCTTTGGAGCACGTCCTGGAATATGATAACTAGATGATTTATCACCGGTGTTATAAATCCATCGTATAAAGAAACTATATACTTCATCTCTTAAAAATGTTGGTTTGTTTCCGCCTTTATAATAATAGTCAGCGGGATATTCTACACCCACCCACTTTGCTGTAATATTATTAGCTAGGGGTTGGTAATTAAAGTCTTCATAAGTAGTAGGACCGACTCTAATTAAATAATCATTTACATTGTACATACCAGCTGATTTCTCATATGCCGGTGTACGTAAAGGTATTTGTTCTAAAGGAATTGTTACTAATGTTGGATCAACAGCATCTAAAGATATAGTGGTTGTTTGAGTAGAATAATAACCAATCTTTCTAGCTACAGCTTGTTGATTAACAAAGCCTATTAAAACTAATTCAAACTCATCATAGTCTGCATCTATATCACTAATGATAATATCTAATGACCCATTAACGTTATCATGACTCCATAATGCTTGAACATTAGAGATAGCTAAGTAATCAGTAACTTTAATACCATTTACAGAATATGCAATAGTTGCTTGATAAGAACCATTTAATAATGTTCCTAAGCCATGACCCTTTTGAATTTTTATACAAGGGGTTTTAGCATAAGCTGCTAATCTTAGTTTATCACAATCTAATACCCCTGTAGATACTTCATCCTTACATGGTCCTGGATCCAGGTCATTCATAAGATATGGAACACCCTCCCAGTTTAAAGGACTATAAGGCCAAGCTTCTTCCTTACCAATATTCATTGTTCTTGATGGGTTATTACCATCATCCCAATAAAGATTCCAAGTACAGTCAGAGGTATATTTAGATACTCCAATGATTGGATAAACCTTATTAAACTTAAAACATTGGTTTAAAGCATCATTGTGAATTGTATTATATGTGCAACCATTCTCATCAAACAAACCAATCTCTGAAGAAAAGTCATTTGTTGAGTAAATAGCCCACTTACCATTACTTATATAAATAGTACCTATAATAGTGTAGGGTACTTCTACACAAGCTATATTACTAGGTTCATTACCCAATACTCCAACATCTCCAGAAGGAGAATTGTTTACAGCATTTCTAGCATGTGTCCAATATCCCTCACCAATATAAGCATCACTTACATCTTTTAGTAAGCCTTTATTATACAGCTCGGTGTGAATTAAACCGGTCTTACCATCCATTATCTAGAACTATTATAGTTGTAACTTTTAAATTGATCATAGTACTTGCCGTACATGGCACGTCTATTCATATCATGCAATTTAGATAACTCTTTAAAGTTAGGAGTATTTACAATAGACAATGCATTGTTACGAGCTCCTCTGAATCTTTGTTCAATAAGGTTTAACTTCTGCATTACATCCTCTCCATTCATGTAAAGGTTCTCAAGTATTCTTTGCTTTAAACCATATTCATAGTACTCATTAATCATTGGATGATCCAAGATTAACAAGTTACCATCTTCATCTTCTAAAGCTCCTTGATAGTTAACGTATAGTTTTCCGGTCTCTAAGTTCATGTATATGAAACCATCTTTAAGTTTACCAACGTATGGTGACTTATAAGAGGTATTAGGACAATCACAAGAAATACTTTTAGAGTTACCAGTTAATGTAATTGGTGTATTTATATCGTATATTCGTGTCTCATACTGTAATTTTTGTACAAGACGCATATGATCACCACAATCAGTAATACAAGTATCCCCACATGGAGTAGTAACAGTTGCCGGATCAATTATAACTTCCTCAACGTGAGTACCACTCATGGCCGGTTGTTCAACTTTGTATTGACCACAAAGTAAAGCATAGTTCATTACATAGAAATCATCTGGTAGTTTTACCAGATTATTCTCAATGTCTAGAACCTCTTCTTTAGTTTTAAATATTCTTAAACCTAAATCATAATTTATTCTCTGAACAACTTTAATAAGTTGTTGAGGCTCAATCATACCCTCTAAAGAATACATTGAGAAATCAACGCTTACATCTTCAAGTAATTCATCAAAGGTTTTATATTTTAATTCTGTAAGCATTGCCTTATCTGTTTAAGTTAATATTGTCATCTGATAAATCTGAAGGGATCTGTAATCTTCCAATAAAATCTTGGATAGCCATTTTCTCTGCTTCAGCTAATAAAAATTCAGGAACATTAATCTTGTGATCCATTCTTTTAATACAAGTATCTTCATCTGTATACTGAGATACATCTTGAATAAAAATACCTTCTATCTTTAAAGCTTCCCAGCTAATATTCGGCATATATAAATAACCGTTTAAAAACCAGTAGTACTTAGTGTTGTTATATTTAAAACCTGTAGTCTTAGTCATAGAGGTATAAATACCAGGTGTAGTAGGATTTAATTCCTGACTACCATCTATAGACGTTACAGATCTAATTAAAGGACCCCAGTAACCTTCCATGAATGTGGGAAGTTTATCTTTTGTACGCATTATAGTACGCCCAGATTTTATACCAGCGCAGCATGCTTCAACCTTATCTATTTCAATTAACTCTAAACATGGTAAAGTTTGCCAAATAGAATTAAATTTAGATAGTTTATTCTGAGAGTCTTGTCTCCTCATCAGAACTTGGGCATATTTAATTACAACATTATAAACATACCTATTAGTAAGAAATGCATCTTGTCTTACACTCTTAACTTGATTTTTTACCCTTGAGACTACGGTTCCAATAGTTACCATTTTTATTAAAATTCAAATTCATCATATGAGCTAAGTATATCCTTATCTTCCTTCTTAACTCTTTGCTTTCTAAGAGCTTTTGAAAACATCTCTGACACTTTCTTATATGAATCTACAACAATATATTTTTGCCAAGACACAGGATACTCTTTAGCTACAGATCTCTTGAATTGTCTAACTGCTTGAAAACCCCATAACTCACGGTTTGCAAACTTATATTTGGTCTGATAGTTTGTATAGAAAATCTTAGCTAACTTAGAATCTGACTCTAGATTCCTGTTCTTTATTTCTTTACCGTATTTAACAGATAGACCATAATTTACATTAGTGTCCCGGTTAAATGTACAGGTACCTATGAACAGGTATCCCAGACTTTCTGGTAACTCAACTCCATCTCTATACGCAATTACCTCTTTCCAAATATTTTCATTAAACTTCATCACTATCTTCTTGATAGTTTTGTCATCTAATGTAGAAAACTCAGGATGCCTCTCCTTGAACTCTGCTAAAAAATCTTTTGTTAAGATTCTCTTAGGTTTTATTCTCAGCCTTGAGGCATGTAAATCAGGTGCTTTATATCCTCTCATACCTTGACTACATTAATAAGATACAAAATTTAATCCAGATTAAATACAGTTATAAACAAACTCTCCAATCTTACCATTGTCATAGTCATGAACCTCAATAAGGGCAGCTCTCTTACTACCAATAAACTTATTATGGTAGTGCCAGTAGTCTGTTTTAGATAGACTAGGAATAATCTTAATAGAGAAACCAGTTATTTCATCCTCTGTAATATACTCTACAGTTTTCTTCTTATGATAATGTCCAGTATATAGAGTTCTAAATTTAGTATTACCCCAGGGCTCTGAAAATTCAGTAGCATAAACTAGTAATGAGTTCTTAGTATTTACATCTCCGTGCTCAAATGCAAAGAAGTTATTGTTAAACGTAAGTACTTTTCTCTCTGCATAATCAGCATGCCATACTATACCATCCTCTTGTACAGCTTTAGAGAGAGCATGTACTAGATGATAAGATGATAGTCTATCATGATTACCGGGTATAAACATTATATGTAATGTCTCACACCTCTCCTTTAAAAAACGAATGCCCCGGTATAGGGCATCAAAAGCTTCAGCATATACTTTGTAGGCTTTATCAGAGTTCTCTACCGGAGTACCTGATGTAGTAGTACCATTAAACGTATCCATGTTTAATATATCACCACCTACAACATACACTAGATCATCTATAAAGTAATTATTAGATACACTCTCTGTAAGTTGTTCTAGTGAAGCAAAGTACTGTTCTATGATATCATCATTACCATCCTTACCAATATGCATATCTTGCATAGATAGTACACAGCTTACATATCGGTGTCTCTTTTGCTTCTTTACTACTACTGGTTTATAATCCGGTTTAAAGTTTTCTATGATGTCTTTTAGATAATCTTCTTTAGTCTTTACTACTTTAGTTACTAAAGCTGATACTAACCATTTATCACTTCTCTCCTTATTCCAATATTGAGATAACTTCCACTCTGTAGTATCTATACCCAAGATCTCTATAATCTCTTCAGGGGTTTTAGGATTAACTGATACTAATTTCTCTATCTTACCTGTGCCTTTTTCTAAATCATAAGACTCCGAATTAATTCTTTCTACATTATGTTCTGAATTGTATTTTAATTTTTTAGATTTAAATCCTAGAGACTTTTTAATCTTTAAATATTCATCTAAAGTAATACCAATTCTTCTTGCACACTCAATATTAGATAGCTTCCATTCTTTACTTTTAGCTACCTTATCTTTTAATTCTTGTGAATACATGCGGTAATTGTTTTATCAAATGTAGTAAAAATAGTTTATAATCAAGTTATTATAAAATAAACCCCGGCTTTTTACACCGGGGTCTAATCAGAGGGGTAAACCAACAAACCCTCTTAGTACTTATACAATATTAATATAGTAAATGATTTTTAATTATCCAAATTAAAGTGGTGGTACGCAAGCACTACCTGCAGTAACAACTAATCCTGAAGCAGCTGTATACTGTCCAGTAACAATACATAATGAAATAGTAGTTCCAGCATTAATATTTAAATTAACTTCTTCACCACTTGTACCACAAGCTTCATAGTTTAAAAGCTTAGCACTTCCTGTAGGATTATTAACTGTATAACTAGTACAACTTTGTACAATAGTTGTATCAGATGATACTAAGCTAAGCGTTACGTCTTCGCCAGAACCACAACGTGCATATACTTCAACATCATAAACAGTTGATGTTAATCCTGCTAACTGAATTGGTCCACTAGATTGTGGAAAAACCATACTTTGCCATGCTCCTTGAGGAGAATTAACTCTGTATTTTACCAAATAACCAAGAGCTGGTATAGGATTAGGAGGAGTAAAAGTTAAATATAAAGATGCCATTAGGTTGTTAATGTTTTAAATGATAAGGTGATAGATGTACAGCAATCAGCACTACCAGAAGTACTAGTAAGTAATCTTACATAATAAGTTGTGTTTGCTGACAAGTTAATAATAGTCCACTTAGGCGTAGCACTAACAAGAATTGACTGAGAACCTGTAACCGTTACAAACGCAGGGTCTGTAGACCATTGTAATTTAGTTGAAGTAATAGTAGCAGGAGCACCAGGAACAGTATAACTGACAGTTGCTTCGGTTTGTTTAACATTACTAATATTAAAATTCTTGATTGATTGACAAGTAGCTAGTGGATTAAAGCAGTTTGGATTAGTTAAATATAATACTAATTTTTTTACTACTAAATCAAGACGCTCATTCTTCTTGATATCAATAGTATAAATATCATTACCGGTATACTTAACGCATTCAAAACTTACTACCTCATCACATAGTTCAGAGATAGCACATTCAGTAGTAACTGGGGATACCAATTTGGTATCCTCACAGCCACAGGGTTTTGGTTGACAATTACAGCTCATGATTAGTTAATTATAAAGGAATTAAGGTTGCTTATTGGAGGACAACTGCCTGAACCAACAACGGTAGTTTGTTTAGGACAAACTTTGCTAACTACATTTACTCCAGATGCTACATCAATAATTGAAATTTCTACCTTGTAGGTTCCAACTGTAAGACCTTGAAGTGTACCACTAATAGTTCCACCATATGTATTTGCAATGTTAGTAGTAGTTTCTGAAAGCAATGCATCAGCATTAGTATACAATTTGATTCTGTATTTCTTAGTAGAGCTAGACGAGTAAACGTTATTAAAGCTATAACTAAGAGTATAGGTTGTTCCAGATAAAGCAGAAGATAATGATAATGTAGGACAACTAATATTAGAGGTAACGTTGTAGGTTAAAGTATTCTGACAAACCAAACCTTGGTTATCAGTGAAACAATAAGCAATAGCTACTTGATAAGAACCAGACAAATCTAACTGAGTGCTAGACAAGTTCAAATCATAATAGTTAGTACCACCAATTAAGTTAGCAATATTAGGGAAGTTGTAGGTCTCAGTAAAAGGAATATTACTTACTGGAGATGCTACAGATAATGTAATAGTTGATCCTGGTGTAGGACATTGTACAAAACCTGAAGGAATTACACTAGTGCCGGTTAACCGTACACGTAAGTTTGTACTAGATGTCATATCTAATAAGAAACCTAAATCAATATCAGCACAAGTTTTAGTGCAACATGCTTTTAATGACTCAATTTCATTACGTAAATCACAGATTGTAATCCAAAGATTATTTACGCTATCTGCTACAGTAGATACAGTAGTCTTCCATCTATCTGAATAAGCACTTGCCATAGTACCAGTAGTACTTAAAGCAGGCTCATTAGAGATATCACAGTAAGGAACAATGCTGGCTGATAATAAAGCCGGAGTTCCAACAACTGATTGTAGATCACAAAGCTTCTGTTCAATAGTAGAAACAATTGTAGTCAATGGTGCAGAACCACTACTTAAACAAACGTAAGTAGAATTCTTAGGTGCATAGTTTGTACTTAAAGAAGAAAGGGTGTTATTAATAGTTGTAATAGAATTACTATTACTAACTACACTAGATTGTAAAGTAGTAACTGTTGTTTCTAATGTACAAAGCCTAGTTCCTAATAACTGGGCATATGATACAACACCTAATGTTGCACCACCAGCGGCTGCTTGCAAACAAGCTGCTACTGAACAAGTTAAATTAGCTGCAGCAGGAATACTAATAGCACTAATCTGTGATTGTAAACTACAAATTTTAGTTACTAAAGCTTGTATTAAAGCTGTAGAACTAGCTGGTGTAGAACCTAAACTAAGACATGATAAGTTTAAAGTTGCAATATCAATACAGCAATCAGTTAAAATATCACATAACTGTTCACCCAGTTTTGCAACTACTTCACTTACTGTATCTCCTTTACAAAGACTTAAACAAGGAATGTTAGGACCTTGCCAGATAACGCAGTTAGATGATACCTCTGAACATCCTGTGCTTTTATAATTTGAACCTACGGGAAGCATTTTTTATAAATATAAGAGTACACGACTATAGTGTACACTATAATATAAACAATTAATCACTAATAAAAAAGACCCCCGAAGGAGTCTTTTTATTAAAATTAAAAATAATTAGAGATTACTCTACTACAGACATAGTAGGTTCTGCAGGAGCTTCAGCAGCAATGTGCTCAAAGGTATCCAAATTGATCTGACCTTTACCGTAGTTAGCTTCAATAGATTGGAAGAACTCATTCTGTTCTTTTACTACTTCAGCCATTGCTTCCTTTACTTTTTCTTTTACAGAAAGCAAGTCATTCATTTGAAGTTCGATCTTACCCAAATCCATAATTACGTTTTGAGTCTTTTGTTGGAAGCCTTTGATTGCTTCGATCTCTTGTTCGTTTAATTTAGTTGCCATGATTTATATGTTTAGTTGGTTTATGCAAATATAATGCTTTTTTGTAGAATCTGCCAAATTAGCAGTCTTCTACTTTAGCAGCAGTAAATAAGCTGACAAGTTTTGCTTTCAAGTGGGTATAACCGAATGCAAAAATGTCAACACCTTCTGCAGAAGATAAATCAGGAACAGTCAAAGTAACAGTGTACTCTTCAGTAACTTCTTCAGTTACGTACTCTTGTACAGTGTACTCTTCTGATACTTCTTCACCTGCTTCATTAGTGATAGTACGAGTCTTAACTACGTCTTTCTGTACAGGCTGCATCATAGTGCGAGTCTTAGTCTCTTCAACTTGCTTAGTCAAAGGAATAGACAAGTACTCACCGATTTGTTGGTTACGTGCTTGACCTCCGTCAATAGGAGCCATAGCGTTAGGAGAAGCTACTGCATCTGCAGCGCTCATGAACAATTGAATACGGAAGTTAGCGTTACCACTCTTAGAGATTTGGTAGTCAGCAATACGTACGTAAGCTTCATTGGTAATACCTTTATCGGTACCAATGCTTTTTGTGATTTTAAGTGCCATTGTTGTAAAATTATAATTTTAGATTTGTATACATAACAAATATACTAAATAAAGTTTAGTTTGTCAAGTTACTTAAGGGGTTGTCTTTCCTGTTCCACTCATCTGTAGCTAGCAGTTCTAAAATTTCTTCATGAGTGTACTCTTGCATACCCTCCTGATAAACATTAGGTCTACCGTATACACCTGCAGGAATAGTTACAATTAAAGTTTCTCCTGTCTCAGAGTTAACAGTCTCTACTTGACTCTCTTGAGTTTCTACAAGATTATACTTAATAAAGGTTTTTGTACCATCTACAGAATACCTTAAAGTCTCTAAAGAGTTCTCTAGTATCTCGTCAAAGTTAATGTTTTCTACTTCTGTAGCTGGAATGACTAGCCATCTACGATTTATAAAATGTGTCATAGTTAAATAATGTTATATCTTGTTTTATAGTGTCTAAAGTTTTGTAATACTTCTGAATCTAAAAGTATCTTATTGTATTGTTTAAATACTCCTATCTCTCCGTTAAACTGGGAAGGTGCACCACCATACCATTGCTGAGATATTGGATCATGGCCTAAGTACCATTTCTGTGTTGAAGATGCAGCAATATTAGATCCTTCAGTATCATTTGTAATATTAGCTTCTAATACTCCATCAGTATAAATTTTCATTTGTTTGGTAACGTTGTTGTAGGTAAAAACAACATGATGCCAGTTACCATCAGTTATTATCTTAGATCCTTGTGGATCTGATGATCCCCAACCATGCCACTGTGCTCTATTATTTTCAATACCTAACCAAAATCTTTCATAGTAAGTAATAGAAGAAGCATTTGTCATAACAGCTATAGGCATCATAGATCCTCCGTAAGTTTTAAAAACCATCTCAAAACTTCTAGTATTGGATGCATACACTAGTGGATTCTCTATAACTACATGCGAGTTAGTACCATCAAACTCTAATTGCATATTACTACCAAATGGTGTATTAACTACCGTTACAGATGTACTATTACCTGTAAGATCCAGTATCGACTGAGTTGCAGTTCTACTAGCCAAAGGTAAAAACATTTGTCTAGGGTCCTGTATTTCTGTTCCCTTTACAAGATTTACAGCAGCTAAAGAAACTTTATCAGAAACTCCATATTGATAGTACCACATTCCAGGATAAAATGTACTAGTGTTTGCTGCTGTTGTTAAGTAGTTCCACGCAAAATACCAACCATCTCCTAGATGTGTTCTTTGTGCTTCAGTATGTACACCGTATTCAGTAACGTATCCAGAAGGACCATACTGATAATGGTACATAAAGTTTGGATGAGTGTAACCAGACTGAGTCTTATATATAATAGAATAAGTATAAGTAGTTGAAGCTTCAATAGGTACACCCCAGTCACCGTATCTCCATAGTGAAGGACAACAATAACAGTAATCTGCACAACCACAACAGTTATAATCATTTCTAATTAAAACAAACTGAACAGTTTTTTCCCCAAGTTGAGGAATATAAGCTTGTTCTTGTCCTACTTGAGTAAAAAAACTTTGACCATTTGCATAGTTTACTAAGTTAGCATTGCCTCCCCATTGAACAGGTGTACCAAGAATATTTGTTCCTGGTTTACCTTTATAGCAATTAAGCATATCTTTAGTATCAATAGATAATACTAAAGAATCTCTTACTATCTGACCGTATCCTTGTGTTACTCCCATCTTTAAATGCTATGTTGTGTTTTAAGTGCGTTAAAATTTTCTTGTACTTCTGAAGCTAAAAGAACTCTATTATATACTTTAAGTACAGGAAGAGTCATTGGAAAGTTTTCTCCAGGAGTTCCTCCAATGTAATGATTGACTTGGGTAGTATTTAAGCCTCCTGAATCTTTTCTGTTTCCATCTACTGTCCTAACAAGCACTCCATTTTTATAACACTTAAACTCTCCTGTCCCTGCCTCATGGGTAAATACAAAGTGAATTGTTTCATTAGCAGGAGCAGAATAGTATATACCAGTTGTATATCCCCAAGCAGAGTCCCCATAGTTTCCACTATTATTAACTCTTCGTAGAAAATATAAAAGATCTCCAGCCCAATCTCCCCTCATAAATATTGTAAATCCTATTCCTCCTACACCATACAATAGATACCTAGACCCAATCAAATTATGAGTATGTCTAAAAACAAACTCTACAGTACAACTATCTGTAGGATAAAATCCTGAAGAAAGTGTTAAGTAGTCATCTGTTCCATCAAACACTATCTGACCTGAAGAGTCATAAGAAAGATTTGTAAGAGTGATTGTAGTATTACCTGTCAAGTCTTTTAAAGATTCTGTTGTAGATCTAGTTCCTGCTGTAAATGGACTAACATATGGGCCTGCCTCTATCTGAACATTTCTAACTGTTGGATTTCTTCCTGTGCCATAAATAGTGTAAGTAGCAAGCATTGCTCTGTTATCTCCAGGAGTATTTGCTTGCCAAGTAGCGTCTGGACCAGAAGGCGTAATATTAGGAAATACAAAACGTTGCCACTCTGTTGTTAAAGTTACCCATTGACCTACAAATCCATACTTAGTATATGAACCATTCTGCATATAAACAAGACAGTCTCCAAAAATATTACCCTTCATTTCCATAGAAAGAGTATAAGGTATTAAACCATATGTTTCAAAAATTGGGACAAGATTATAATATTGACCAAACTCACCTCTAGACATAACCTCTGCAGGATTTCCTATTGTAGATATATAATTTACAATAGGCTTGCCTAAATAAGAATTCTTAATGTCCTTTGTGTTAAAAGAGAATGTTAAACCTTGTTTAACTGTTTTAGGTCCTACTTTAGTTGGCATTGCTTTAGTTGTATTTATACACCATACCGACTACGGTACATGTTAAAAGTCTGTTGTACTTTAGCTAAATCATGTGCTTCAAAATAAATCATAAACACACCAATATAACCATTAAAAAATCTCCATCCCCACAAAGAACCTAAAACTCCTTGGTTACCTCCTCCAAAATACTGTCCTGTACCAGTATCAGCAGTTAAAGTTCCATTCAAACTATCATTTAAATATAGATTCATAGTAGTAGAACTGTTTCTAACCCATGCAATCTGAGACCAAGTATTCAAAGGAACAGAAGAACCTGTACTAACATACTCCCTCCATTCGGTGTAGTATTGGTAAACCCCAATCTTTCCACCCGCTATCTCATATCCTAAATTCACAGGTCCACCACTATAGTGTGAAAATATTCCTCCCGTAGAAGATATGGGGTATACCCAAGCATAGACGGTACAAATTTCAGGTAAACCTAAAGGATTATATGTATTAGCTCCTAAATCATATCTAATCTGATCATTACTACCATCAAAGAAAAATGATCCTGCACCAAGAGAAGAAAACTCAGCACCATTTGTTAAGTTAGCAGTAGCGTTAATAGAATTATAAGCTGAGTTTACAACAAGATTACTAGCAGAGGTACTACCGTTATAGGATTTTCCTAACACGGGATCTAAGTAGTATTCACGATTTAAAACAATTCCTGGAATTTTAGGACCATGATGTAGTGCCATATACAAATATAATTATTTATTTTCTAAGGCTTCTAAACGAGCAAGTAAACTATCTATAGTAGCCTGTTGTTCCTTCATTGCTTCTACCAACAGAGGGATAACTTTGTTGTAAGCCAAGTTTTTGTATCCATCTTCTTGAGTAGTAACTGCTTCTGGAAGTACTGCCTCAACATCTTGAGCAATAAGACCTACGTCATGTGTGCCTACTTGCTCACCTGAGTTCCAATCAAATTCTACACCACGTAGAGACTTAATCTTGTCTACAGGAGTGCTAATAGGAGTGATGTTGTCCTTAAGTCTAGAATCTGAAGGTTGAACAATTGGGTAGTCAAAGTTAACAGTGTTTGCACCTCTAGGTACATACCACATTCTAGAGTCTGTACCATTCTCTGCTATACGTCTGAACTCAATGTCTTGTCCACCTGCATCTCCAGTTAAGCGTATTTTAAGTGCTTTCCAACTGGTATCTGCTTGACCTCTTATCAAGAAGTAAGTCAAAGGATCTTGGTTGTAACCTACGTTACCATGAACCTCTAGACCTGTTCCGTTACCACCTACAATAGTACACAAGTTACCTTCCTGTTCTACTAATGTTTTCCAAGTACTCCAGTTACCATTCCATCCAGTTCTATAAGTACCTTTTCTAAAAATAGTACCAATGTTACCTGAGTTTTCTGGGAAGTACATTTGCAATAATGGACCACCAGTTTCTCCGTAAGATAAAGCTACACCATAGTCATAGGTAAGGTTAGGTCTGTTAGCTCCACTGTGTCCTAATGCGTTAGATACAATTAACTTACCACTTACATAGTAACTGTTCCAGTCTTGTCCATAGATGTCACCAAACTTAGTAAGTTGTTGTGCTGTAGTAGCACTTCCTGCAGTACTAGCACTACCTGCGGTTGAAGCATAACTAACTGATTGGCTACCTATGTTTCCATTATGTACAAGTGTTCTCCAAGGTCCTACATCTCCAGGACTAATACTTCTAACAAAGAAGTCTGATTTATTCCAGAAAGCAGTTGCTAATTGAAACTCATACTGGTTACTTGTTGCACTGTTGTAGTGAGAATTTACAATCAAATGATACCAATCACTTGTTGGCATATTTGACATACCACTTCCGTCATAGAATCCAGAAGATAGTCCTCCAGCAGAGTTACCCCCAGTATGGTTAGTTGTTCTATAACCAAGTGCGTTTACTCCATTACCTTTAACAAAGTATATTGAATCAGTTCCGTCAAATAGTTCTGAGTCCGCAGCTTTTCCTCCTGTAGTTAACCAGCCACCATAGTTACCCAAATCATTACTAAATTGAGATAAAGCTGTTGGTCTTCCAGTTACCCCTGTCCATGCTACGTTAGTAGCTGTAGCAGCGTTACCTGATATAGATCCAGAAGAAGTAATCCAACCACCATAGTTTCCTAGATCATTAGTGAACTGTGATAAGTTTGTAGGTCTGCTAGATACGTTAGTCCAAGCAACACTTCCTGCACTGCCTGTAACATTTATACCCCATGTACCACTTGCTCCACTGCCTGTCAATCCAGGAGCATAACTAGTGTAGTTACTACTATCTAGTACTGTTCTCCAAGCTTGCCAAGATCCTGCATTTTTACCACGAATAGCAATCTGACCTGTTCTAAAGTCACCATAAATTTGGTGAATCCAAGCAGAACTATACGCAGAAGAATAAAGACCTCCATCAGTTTGACCAAACAAACTTACACTTGTATTATAACCTATTTGGTTTTGTGTAACACTGTCAGGATTAATTCCATTGCTAGAAGAAGTTAAGGTTAAGCCTCCAACAGTGTTTGCACTACCTGAAGTTGCCGCATATGATACTGATTGTGAACCAATGTTTCCTGTATTAATTGCAGATGCAATCGGTTGAGCCCAAGAAGAATAGTTAGAAGAGTCAAGAATAGTTGCATCAGTGCCTCCATTTGCACCCTTGCCAATATACAACGTACCATTATCCCATCTGATTTGCCAACCATAAGAATTATTATGAAATCCAACAACTCTAGAATCTGTTGCAATCATCATAGTCACGTTTCCATTAGTACCAGAATTAAACTCAATACCTTGCCAGCCATTACGAGAACCTGTCATCTGCCAAGAACCATAACTTGCATCGTTAGGTCTTAAGTGGGCACCATTTGTTGGAGAGTACAATCCATAGATACCATTAAGTTGAATCCAACTTTCAGGAATAAAATAACCACTTGCATTTCTAGTAGGAATAGTATTAGCACTAGCTCCTACAGATACACTATAACCACCTACAGTTGAAGAGTTACCCCCATTAGCTGGAGCAGATCCTGCTGTAGTGGCATAGCTTACCGATTGGCTTCCTATATTAGCAGTAGTAATTGCATCTGTAATTCCATAACCACTAATTGTAGTTGGCTTAGATGAAACATTTGCAAATGAAATACCAGTTATGTATCCACTATTATTAGTAAACTGGGAAATGTTCATACTACTTAAAGAACCAGAAGTACTTGCGTAAGATACACTTTGAGACCCAATAGTAGCTGCTGTGATTACAATACTATTATTTACTAAAAGATCTTTATTAAAATAGAAATTAGGTCTATCTGTATAAATATGAGCATGATTACTATTTGCAGGACCAAAGCTAATATTTCCTGAATCCGTTGTAAGACGCATTCCCCAATCTCCTGCCCCACTTAATGTTCCGTTATTGGTAGAAGTTCCAAAACGGATAGCATTCATTACAGAAGTAGAAGCAAAATCTCCATAGTACCCAGTATCATTAGAGTCATAAAAAATAGGTGCTCTTAATGAACTTCCAGCCTGTAAGCTATTGTTAACATATACATTACCTGCCCCAAGTGGGTCACTTCCATTATTAACAGACATGACTTGTGTAACCATGTCATAGTCAGTATAAAATTTTATACCTTGATAGCCAGAATTTGCTCCTAATTTAATTCCTGTATGAAATGCAATCCTTAAATCAGGATAAGGATGATCCCATGATCCACTTTCTCTATATATTCCATATGCACTAGATAGATTATTATCAAAGTACATTCCATAAGAATGATCAGTACTTACACTATAATGATTTCTTAAATGATAAGAACTAAGTTTATCAGCGCTGAAATCTTGACCAGCTGCACCAGCTTTGTATGCATATCTACCATCTGATTCACTTTCTGTGTAGTATCTGTCATCGTGATTATGTGAAGGTAAAGAAGTAAGGTATCCAGCGGATGCATGGTTACCCCACCCAAATGCGGTATTCCACTGACTAGAGTTACCGTATCCAGTAGAATATATAAGTCCACTAAAGGTTGCATTACCGTCTGGAGTCAATGCTAAGGAGTCTATTCTAGTAGCAAAATTCTTTACAAAGAAATTTAAAGAACCTGAAGACCATCCTCCGCAGTTTCCAACGCTTTCTTTTTTAGCTACAATACCTGCTAAATTTACTGAGTTACTTCCTACAACACATTCATTGGAAGCAAATACCATACTTGCAGTAGTTTGATCTCCTCCGTTATTGTTGAATATTACTAAAGATGGAATAGAACCATTTACTCCTGTAGAAGCGTTATCTCTTCTAAGAATAAGACGGGCAGTCCATTGATTAGGATTCTGATAAGTTGCTCCATCCCACTGAAAGTTACTTTGTCCATTAGATGTGGTACCTCCAATAGATTGGTATCCTACAATACTTAAATTAGTAAGGTTAGAGTTACTATTAGGGTCAAGATAGTAGTTGGTATCATTTGAATCATAAAAGATAGGAGCACGGAATGAACCAGCAACAGTATTGTTACCACTCATATCCAATACCCAACGATCTGCAGAAGCAGACCATCCACCAATACGCATTATGTTATCAGAATCTAAACCAAAGTTTACAGCATAGTTTCCTGCTCTATGGAATGACATAAACGCAGCATTACCACCTGTAGCATATGCTTGAAGACTAGGACTGTCTAGTCCTCCCAAGTAAGATCCTCTATTACTTCTAAAGTAGAAATAGTTTCCTTCCGTTAATGTAGTTCCAGACAGAGGTACATAAGAACTTAAGGCAGAAGAAGTAATATAGCCTGGACCATTAGAAAGTTGATTTAAATTAGTTAAATTACCCGAATCCCAAACTTGTCTCCAAGCCTGAGAATTATTTATAGCAGTTGCACTAAAACTCCTATAATACATACTTCCATTAGAACTGAATCCTAATTGACTATTATATTCTCCAGGATGTCTGTTAATATTTAAAAACGCATTGGAGTTATCAGTAGCAGGCATTCCCAGTACTTCAGATCCTGCACTTAATTGCCCTGTGAATATTAACCTACTTGTTCCTGGATGTGTATCTGCAGCACCCCCATCACCTAAAAAAGTATTGGTTTCTGTATAACCTGTAATATATCCATTAGGATTACTAGAGTTGTAAGGAGTATACCCTAAAGCACCTGTTACTTGTCCTGATGTTATTCCTGTTAAGTATCCCGCACTAGCATGATTACCCCAGTTGTAAGCGGCTAGCCAGTTTGCAGATGTTCCATAATCAGTAGTAGTAATAAGTCCTACAGTCCAAATACCATAACCAATAGCTGTTTGGGTACTACCATTAGCCATAAATAAAGCCTGATGCCCTAGTCCAGATTTAGATTGTCCACCTACGTTTGTGTGTGTCCATGCTATACCATAAAGAGATCCAGAAGATGTACCATCAGCAGATAACTTGTATGCATCACCCATTGCAAACACACCTTGATATCTATCAGAAGCATAAAGACCTACAAGACCGTGCCCATAGTTTTGATTTGTATAAACATTACCGTCAACTGCTATACCTGCAGAAATAGTACTTAACCTCCAGTTTCCTGCATAAAATAAGTCAGTTCCAATATTTCCTGGATTTAATCTAATACCCCAGTTTCCTGTAGAATTAAGAAGACCAAATCCACTACCATCAAAGTATGCACTATATCCTCTTGTGCTAGAATTTCCATCCCTAACAAGAATTCCTCCTACAGAAGTAGAGTCTGGTTGAAAATATAAGTAGTTACTGTTATAAGTAACAAAACGAGTACCTCCATTAAAATGAAGTTGACTAACATAGTTAACCTCACGATTCTGCATGTTAAAATTCCTAGACCAGTTTACATAACTAGTATCATTAGTTAGATAACTAAACAAAGCAGTATCTGTACCTGCATTTCTAGTATACCAAGTAAATGTGTAACTTGAGTCCCAATACCAATGAGAACCATAATCAGAACCTGCTGATCCACCCTCACCAAAGTAAAAGTGTGCATCACCTGAATCAGTTGCTCCTACTCTAAGGATGTCATTAATATGTACTTCATCTCCGTTACCATCCCCTAAGTAAGTATTTCCGTAAACACTTAACTGATTGATATTCAATGTACCTAGTCTAGAGGTACCATCCATATTTAGGTAGTAGTTATTATTATCACGGTCGACCAGAGTGTATGTATACAATGTATTATTGAAGTACATATCACCACTTACAATAAAGTAATTACTACTATTCCACATAATTCTTCCCCCACTATCTTGACCAGTAGAAGTTACAAAATCAATGTAAGATCCGTTTCCTCCAAATAATTGTAATTGAGCATAGTTATCAGCTAGGTTAAAGCCCATACCCTTATTAGTCAAAGAGTATCTAGAACCTGCTACACTTCTGTCTCCTACATAGAATGGGAAGTTTGCATCTACTGTATCACTATTGATAGCAATTTTACTATCTGAAATTGTAATAGAGTTAGATCCGTATTTACCAATATTAACTCTATTGTCAGCAAAAGCCTCAATTACAGGAAGACCTGCAATTGTATTTACTGAAAAAAGAGAATCACTTAAGTCATCTGTTACTGTAAATAAACGTCCATTTACTCCGTCTACTGCTAATACATCTAAACCACTAGTTGTACCAGTAACATATAATGGTACAGAACTTGGAGAAACTACAGCCTCTCCTTCACCAATTGAAAGAGATTTTGCAATAACCATTCTACCATCTGTCGTAAGAGATGCAGCACCTTGATTATCATTATGAGCTTCATCCCCCCACCAGAATCCTCTACCACTATTGTTATTCATTTGAAATGACATAGCATACTCATCAGTACCCAAATGACCATAGTCATAGCCACTTTTCATACCAATAGTATAAGTACCGCTATCCCAAACTCTTAACTTATCTCTTGTTTGGTTACTATTATAACCAACAAACCCTACTGCTTCAATGTTTAGTACACGTGATGTACTGTTAGGATCTAGATAATATCCAGTATCAGCAGAGTCATAAAAAATTGGAGCACGCATAGATTGATCGCTATGCCAACTACCGTCACTTGCAGCCCATGATCCCCATGTGTTAGATGTACTCAAGAAACCAACTCTACCAGAATTACAGTGAATTCTTCTATTACCCTCATCTGTATCTACCATATAGATATCAGATGATGTGGTATTTCCGATAGTTAAAGACATTCCATATACTCTTACATTCTTTGAAGAATCAACTTGTAGACCCCAGTTACCGTCATTAGTTAAGAAACCAATTTCATTTGAGGTGTTTGCGTATATATAACCTCGCAATGCACTTACGTGACCACCTGTGTAGAATCTAATACCGGAATGTGATGTAGTACTTGACATATCCCAGTATCCATTTGAATTTGAGGACAAGTGCTGTGTGGTACTCTCATTATAGAGACCTGTATTAGAGTTATCATTTCTAAACCATGCAGTAGTATAAGTATTTGAAAACCTTACAGTACTTGAGGTAGATACTCTTTGATTCTCTAAAGGTTGAAATCTTCCATCAGACTCAGTCTCAGTAAAATACCTGTCATCATGATTATGAGACGGAAGACTAGTTAAAGCATAACTCCCGATGTTACCTGTGTGTATAGACTGGTAACCGCCTATTGTGGTATTGGATAATAAATTAGCCATTTATCTTTTTGTTTAATTCTTGAACTTGATTTGTTAATTCTTTTACTGCACCGATAAGAGCAGCAGTTAAGCGTGAGTAGTGAACCCCTATAGGTTCTCCGTTCTCATCGTATTGTACAAACTCTGGGTATACTTCTGCCACTTCTTCTGCAATAAGTCCTAACTCCATAGTCTGAGACCCAATCTTATTATAAGTGACTGGTCTCAAATTTACTACCTTTTCCAAATTTCCCTCGCTAGTTTCTACATTTTCTTTTAGTTTAATAGAAGAGTTTTCTGTGATAGTTCCGTTAACTATTAAACTATTGTATATAGTGTGTACTCCAGCACCGTCTATTCTCCAAGCAAATCCAGATCCTCCTCCGTCACTCTTGTAAACATAAAACTCTCCATCTCTACCTACTACTTCCCATTTATTATTTGCAGCAGCGTCTTGGAATTGAATAATATTTCCAGAGCCCCTAATATACATTACTCTACTAGAACCATCATTTGTAAGAATTGCGTGAGTAGCGTTTACCTGTCCAATATTAATGACATTGTTGCCATTCATATTGATACTACCACTCATTGTACCTCCAGCAAGAGGAAGCTTAGCAGCAATACTATTAGTTACTGTGGTAGCAAAGTTTGAATCATCTCCTAATGCAGCAGCCAATTCGTCTAGTGTATCTAATACTCCTGGTGCTCCTGCAATTAAGTTGTTGATTTGAGTAGTTACATAAGATGTAGTAGCATACCCAGAAGAAGCGTGATTACCCCATCCAAAGGCTGTGTTCCAATTAGTGCTATTGCCACCAGTTGCTGTAATTACTCCAGTAGATTCAAGTGCCGCATCAAATCTAAACTGACTTCCGTTATAGCGAAGATTATTACTAGTATACCCACCTCTATGAAAGTTGATTACAATATTTCCAGCATCACTATTCTCAAGACTAAATGTGTGATCGCTATTAGGCCAAGAACCATCAATAGTTCCAATATTTCTAAATACTTTTAATCCCGCAAGTGCTGAATTATATATATCATTTCTTACAAATACTGACGCTTGTAGACCATCGAGCAGATCAGCATCTAATCCACTTCCACTTCCATCATTACCTGCGTGCCATACTGTACTTCCGCTTACTTGAAAACCTCCATCTGCTCTCATTAATCCTGGAGTGTATACACCAGAACCATAATCTCCACTTTGGTTAAGTCTTAGCCAAGAATCGGTTGAATCAATTGTATTTTTTCCTCTTAGATTTACTCCATTAGCAGTCAATGCCATATGCTCGTATGAGCCATAACCTTCATTATTAAATATAAAAGTCTGAGCATTAAACTTATGGGTAGACCCACTTGCGTATGTTCTAGTAGTCCAGGCTCCTATATTTCCTGTGGTGTGTCCAAAATATATAAAGTTACTTCCTACAATACCTAAAGCACCATTAACATCTAATTTAACTTGAGGAGTGCTAGTTCCAATACCCACATTCCCTGATATAATAGCTCCACCACTAGGAGGAGTTGCTCCTCCATATCCTACAGTAAGTCCTCCATCAGTTCCTAATAGTCCTGTTTGAGTCCAGATAGATTTATAGTTTACAGTTCTAATCCAAGAAGAATCTTGCATGTAGAATCCACCACCATAACTAGGGAAATAAAGTGCTGAAGTTCCACTAATATGTAAGTTCTGACTTGTACTTAGACCACTTGCACCAATAGAAACCTGAACATTATTAGAACTATCTCTAAAGTACATATTTCTCCAAAGAGAGTTATCTTGTGCTTTATTGATAATTCCTAATTCATATTGGCCAGGTCTACCCATTACATATTCCCACTGAGAAAACCAAGTAGCAACTGAAGAGCCTGAGTTAATAGTAATCTCTATTTCAACCATATAGTTGCCACCAGGAACGTTACCTCTCCAAACGGCATAAGAAGCATTATTAGCTACGTTAGTCCATCCTGATATATTTTCCCAGGTTCCATTTTGCCGTCTTACTCTTCCTGAAACAGATGCAGGAATTTGTACGTAATAGAAAGAAAGATATACGTAACCTTCTGTATAGGTAATTCCAGAAGAACCATTTCCCTTTGTATTTAATACAATAGAATAAGTACGAGAAGTATTTACTGGAATAATATCTACCCACTGGTCATAGTTAAGATTAAAAGGACTGTTAGTATTCCAAGCTACTCCATCCTTAAATACCTCAAATCTATCTGCTGCACTGTAAAGAACGTTATCAACTAAGTTAGACTTAATACCATACTGACCAAATACAGGACTAGTCCAAGAATAAGAACCTGGACCAAAATATCCACTATTGTTAGTGAATTGTGATATGTTCATGGAAGTCAATGCACCAGCAGTAGCTGCATAACCAGCACTGTTTGCGTAATTTACTGATCCCGAACTTGTTACGTAGCCAGCTGAAGCATGGTTGCCCCAAGAGTAAGCGGTGTTCCAATTTGAAGAATTGTACCCAGATGCACTAAATGTTCCTGTAACAGATAAATTACCAGAAGCATCTAATTGCATTACTTGGTCAGAACTAGTCTGAGAAGTGGTCTTGTACCATCTATGATGACCACCTGTATAGTAAGAAACAGTATCTGAATGTATACCAAAACCACCAATCCAACTACCACCATTATCATGCATAACAATTTTGTTAGGTCCACGATTGGTATCACTGTGTAAGTTATCAAACTTCAACTGAGAAAAATCTCCAAAAGGTTGACTAGAAGAAGTACTAGCAGCACTTCCAATTGTTATATCTCCAGATGGAACTAAAACATTTGTAGAGGCAGCAAGACTTACAAGATTAGTTGCATAACCAGCAATTGTGTCTACAAATAAAACCCCAGATTGTATGTATGTATTTCCTACTACGTGTAATTTAGCTCCAGGACTAGTAGTGCCAATACCTATGTTTGTTCCATTATCATATATAATAGAATCATCTAAGATGCTTCCATTAAATTTAACAACGTAATTAGTTACAATATTAGTAACGCCTATACTACCTTCTACTTTTACATTACCAACTACATGTAACTTTTCACTAGGACTAACCGTACCAATACCAACATTTCCTGTAGAATCTATTTTTAATCTTTCTGAACCATTTGTAAAGAAACGAGTTATACCGTGAGTATAGTTAGCGTTGTTCTTATTTGTCTGACCAATACTAAGTACTCCTGCAGCTGCACCTACAGTATTTGGTACATAATCAAATTCAACTTGATTATCCCAATCCCAACTAGAGGCAAGAACAATAGAGGGATTATTATTTCCAATCATCCAAAGATGACCATCACTATATCCTAATAAATCAAAGTTATTATATCTTACTTTCTCATAACTTTGAGTGAGTTTAGCAGATACATAACCACTTCCAACTGCACCTACTTCAAACTTAAATGCTGGATTTGTAGTTCCAATACCCACATTCCCCGTAGTGTGTTGAAATACTAAAAAATTTGTAGCTAAAGCGTGTGAATACCAAGTCATTGACGTAGTATTTACAGCCATCTCCATTCTGGTTGTACCTCCGTTGTCTAAAAAGTGCATGTTAGCACCATTTAAATCAGAAGCACGACTTCTTATAAATCCAACTTTAGATATACTAACATAGGTCTTACTATTATAACCCGTAAAAGAAAAAGAATTACCACTTGACTCAGAGGATCCTGTTAGGATATCAAGTGTAGCAGAAGGTGATGTATTACCTATCCCTACATTTCCTAATTCATCAATACGTACTCGCTCAGTAGAACCTAAAGCTGATGCTCCTGTACTAAAAGTAATACCATTACCTGCTGCTCCATTTAAACTAATTTTAGCGTTATCAGTAGAGTAGCCCCAATCATAACTAGTACGGATATCAATTTGTCCTCCCCAGTTACCTTTCTTAGTATAATAAATACCATTAGGTACACCTGCGTGAGTTCCATTTACAGTAGGAAATAAAATACTATTAGTGTCTCCTATACTTCCTCCAGTAGTACCTAAAGTTATATTTTGTGCAACATTTAGACCACTACTGCCTAATGTCATCCAGTATACAGCTCCAGCTGATCTCCAATAATGAATAGGTGAATCTACATAAACACCATTTCCCCCATTATATAGATGAATGTTACTATAAGTGTCAAGAAGATTTAAAAAACTACCACTCTTTTCTAATCTTACATTATTAGCAACTGCTGTAAATAAAAGACTACCAGTCATTGTATCACCACTCTTAGAAACTTTGTTTCCTATAGATGTAGTAATAGTTGTGGAGAAGTTGGCATCGTCTCCAAGTGCTGCTGCTAACTCATTAAGAGTATCTAACGCTGCAGGTGCTGAGTCTACTAAAGCAGCTATTGCACTAGTCACATAAGACTGTGTAGCATATCCGCTTAAACTAGCAGAAGTTAAGTACCCTTGAGAAGTAACCCAAGATTGTGTAGCTGCAAGAGCTCCATTAATAGTAATAGTTCCCGATGTGGTTAGGTCTCCTATTACTATAAGACCATTTTTGACTTTAAATTCGTTTGCCATTTTTTATTGTTTTCACTATCCAACAATGTTCATTAAAAATATTTATAACTCATTACTATGGTATAAGGAGCAGAGCTAGAGTTAACTGCATTAATTCGTGCATCTGAGCCCACTAGAGAGCTTGTAAAGTTAATAGCGGTAGTTGACCCTATATCAGGTGTAGTTGTTTCTGTGTGAGCGATTGTAGGCGTTCCTGACTGATTCCAAGTAACCATAATTGTACCTGCTCTTTGATCTGTAGTTGTGTTGTTGTTCAAAATGTAATATTCAATAAACGCACACATACCTACGCTTACGTTCTGAGACCAAACAATAGTAGTAGCACTAGGATTAATAGTAGCCGTAGAAGACATGTGTACTACTCCGTTACCAGAGTTAACATTACCTACTCTTAGTTTATCTTGTACTCTTACTTGACCATTTACGTCTAAGTCATATCCTGGGGATGCTTGGTTAATACCTACTCTGTTAGTTCCTGAATCATAGGTAAGCGCAGAAGCTCCTGCCAATGTTCCAGAACTATTGTATTGGAATTGGGTATTAGATCCTCCTGGAGTTGTTGTTGCTATGGTCCAACTTCTGTTTGCGCTTAGGTCATAAGTAGTTCCATTAATAGTAAGCGTTCTTGCTTGGGGAACATACCCTGCAGAACTATGATTACCCCAGCTATAAGCAGTATTCCAGTTAGTACTGTTTCCTCCTGTTGCTGTAATAACTCCGTTTACGTCCAATAAAGTAGCAGGGCTAGAAGTACCAATACCAACAGCTCCCCCACCTAAATTAAATATTACACTATTACCTAACTCATTAATACGAAGTGGTTTAGAAGAGTGACTTTGAATCCAACTATAGGCACTGTTTCCTCCTAACTTTAAATTAGTTCCTCCACCTGTGGCTAATTCTAAAACTCCAGTACCTGATGCATCATCCCCACCTAGAATTGTTAATTTAGTATTAGGACTATTAGTCCCTATACCTACATTCCCTCCATTAAAATGAGTTACCCCATTAGATCTAATAGCAATACTTGTTGATCCAGCCGATGTACTTGCAAACAGACCAGAATCAATACCTCCTGCCGCATATGCGTGAACATTACCTGCTACATGAAGTTTTTCGTTTGGACTAGTCGTACCTATTCCAAGATTACCAAAAAGATCAAATCTTCCAACTTCAGCATTGTTTGAACCAAAAATAAGACCCATTCCTGTACGCCCATATAAGTAATAATATGAGCCACTAGGAAACTGATAGTAATTTCCGTGATAAAGTACACCACTATTATAAGTTAAATATACTCCGCTAGTTACAAAATTAAATGAGCCATTAACATCTAACTTATAAGAAGGATTGGTAACACCAATACCTACGTTACCTGTCGATGTAATACGTGCTTTTTCAGAACCATCTGTCTGAAAGTACATGTATTCCGAAATATTATCGTATCCTATTTTACCTTTGTACTGCTCACTTTCATCTGTAAATATAATCCCAGCTTCCGCATTATATGCACCAAACAAACTAATATAAGCATTATTTCCTGCGGAAGAATTTTGGAAAGAAGCTACGTTTCCTGTAGGTCCGCCTGATGTATTTCCATTAAGTAATACATGTAGTTTACTACCTGTTGTTGTTGTTCCAATTCCTACGTTGCCACTAGTATCAATGGTCATATCAGGACTAGAACCATTAGACGCTAGGTATAACTTATTACCACTAGTTGCGTAGACAGTAGCTTGCCCTGTATCCCAAGTTAATCCTCCGTATGCTGTCGGATAACCTCCCCAGAATGAAATTGCAGCACTAACAGTCCATAGGGAATTTGATGAGAATGTTCCGTTAACGCTTAATTTTTCTGCAGGGTTAGTAGTCCCTATACCTACGTTACCTCCAGTAGTAATGTTAACAACAGGATTTCCTCCGTTGTAGAGTCTTAATTGGTTTGAAGCACCAACCAAATACATTGAATTTGCTATATCAAGAGTTACTGCTTGACCTGCATCTACTCTTATTTCACCACCAGCAACGTGTAATTTAGCACCAGGACTAGATGTACCTATACCAACAAGACCTGCAGAGGTGATGCGTACACGTTCAGTATCAAGTGTACCAAGAATTAAGTTACCTGCTTCTCTAGAAAAAACATATGCATCAATTCCATTTAAACCAACTGTAAGTCCATCATTACTTGAATTAGTACCTGTACTAGTATTATAATACTGTGTATATGATACCGTATTTGAGCTTTGAACTATGTTTACAATACCACTTCCTACAGTGTGTAATGTAGCTGTAGGACTGGTAGTACCAATACCAACGTTTCCATCAGAAGTAATACGCATACGTTCTACTGGGGTATTGCTACCGCCTGATGCAGCCGTGTATAATCTTATACTTCCAGGACTTCCAGTTGAACTATATGTATCTTGAGATAAAGCTATTTGAGAACCTGAATATGTATTAAGAATCTTAAATGCTGTAACTCCAGTACTTTGTCCATAATCATGATAAATAGCACCCTCTCCATACCCTCCTGAACTCTGTAAAAGTATACCTTCGTCAGCGTGTGTTGCATTAGATATTCCTATTTGCAACTTCTTACTTGGATTAGTAGTACCTATTCCTACATTACCACTATCTGTTATTTGAAATCTACCTCCAGTAATACCTGGGGCATCAACAGTTAGTGAACCTGTGCCTCCTATGTTTAAAGCGGAGTACCCTCCACCATTAGTATCAATACGTATACCATTAGAGTTTCCAGAAGAAATAGATAGTTTACCAAACATGGTAGTAGTACCTATCCCTACATTAGTTCCATCATCAAAGATCTGAGAGTTACCTAAGGTAGTAGATCCTGTGAACTTAGAAATATAGTTAGTAGTTCCACTTGCATTGGCTGGAGTGTATCCTAGCCAACCTGCAATTGTTTTATTTACCCAAAGGGTTCCGTTATAACCTAATAAATGCCCGTTTATAGGGGCAGTTGTCTTTAAATCTACGTCATGAAGCTCGTCTAACTCAAAACCATTCTGAACCTTTACAAAGATTTCTCCGTTATTAGCGTTCTTACGGGTTACGATACCTATAAAAACTAAGTGAGCAGGGGCGTAAGGCTTATTAGTTAATCCGTAAATTAAGTTTCCTCCTGTTCCCAACCATACAGGATCACCTGCTGCGCCTGCAGTTGAGGTATCTAATCCATCTAAAAGACCTTCTGTCACTACATTGGCAAAACCATTTGTAGAAACTGTGGCATCCAAAAGACCCATAGTCTTACTAGATGTGGCCTCAGAAGCATTAGAAGCCAAACCAACAATCATGTTAGTTCCATCTGCACTAGTAACGTAAACTGCTTGTCCCTTGTTAATAGCTACACCTGCCTTTACGGTATGCTGTAGTTTAGAAACATAAGGAGTTGTAATTGTCCAAGACCTATTAGCAGTTAAATCATAACTTACACCGTTAATAGTTAACGTGCGAGATGTAGGAACGTAACCACTTAAGCCTATGCCAGATGTAATATCTGACATTAATTGAGCATAGGTTCTAGTATATAGTTGTCCTTGTGCAGTTGTTCCTACAATAACATGATCCCAGCTAGCTGTGTTGGTTATTCCTGTTAAATAAACAGTCCCTGAAAGAGTGGTTAAACCTTGTATAGTTACACCACATTGAAAAGTTTTAGCACTTAGAGACTTCATTATTGTTTATGTATATAAAAGCTAGGGGTTTTTAGGCCCCTAGCAAAGATAAGGTTTAAAATAAATTAAGCAATTTTAATCACCAATACTCTAAGAGCATTTGTAGCAACAGGAGAACAGAATCCTAAAGTAACTACGTTGATGGTTGTACGTACTACGTCACACTCTACGTTCTCACCAGTAGCTAGTTCATAAACTTGAACTATGATATCGTTAGAAGCTAAACCGTGAGTCACTATCATGCTAGTAGCTGGAGCTGCTGGACCTGTTGCAGCATAACGCAAAGCAGCTAATCCAGAAGGAGTTACTGCTACTGTAGAGCTACTTAAAGCATTTACTTCAGCACTAGTAGCCAATTCTACAACACCTGCAGCACTTGTAGTAGCGTTTACACCACTTACAGTGATAGAAGTTGTTCCTGAACCAGCAACTGCAACACCGTTAGATCCACTGATTGTGATTCCTGTAATAACGTCACCTGCTAAGTCAGCAGAAGTTAAGTATTTGATTACACCTGAGTCAGAAACCAAGTATTTGTTTCCTGTGTAAGCAGCACCAGCATCAGCAATAGAACCTACGTGTAAAGGCTCAGTTACAGTAGACCAGTAGTCACTAGTCTCATTCCAGATGAAAGAAACGTTAGTACTTGTTCCTCTTTCTACTTCAATACCTGCGTTCTGAGAAGGAGCACTAACTTCATCTCTGTTAAGAAGAAGAATGTTATCACCAATCTCTACAGTGTTTGAGTTAACGTAAGTTACTGTACCGTTTACAGTTAAGTTGCCACCGACAGTTACGGTAGTTCCGTCATCTGTAATAGTTGAGTTAGAAAATCCTGTACCGTTCCACTTAGTTAAGTAGTTGTTAGTCAATGATCCAGCTCCTGTGATAGCAATATCATCAGCGTTAACTGTGATACCAGTTCCAGCACCTACTGTGAATGTACGTGAAGCTGTAATATCTCCACCACCTGTCAAACCTGCACCTGCTGTCAAGACAACTGCAGAGTGATCAGTGTTAAGAGTAGAGCTAGTATCTAACTGAACGCTGTCTGCATTTACAGTAATACCTGTACCTGCTCCAATGTTAAGAGTTACAGAAGCTCCAAGAGCAACAGAACCACCATCAGTAAGACCTGCTCCAGCAACTACAGAAAGAGAGGAGTTAACCAACATTCCGTTAGTAACACCACCTGCCTTAATGTAAAGTTGGTTAGAACCATTTAAACCAATAGAAGCATCGTCATACAGAACGTTTACGGTAATATCTCTGGTTCCGCTAACAGATATAGCGTTACCAGCTACAATTGACCTTAGATCACCTCCTACGTCTACCCAGGCAGTACCATCATAGAAGTAGATTGACTTGTCTCCAGTAGAGGAGTTGAAGTAGACCTGACCTGCAGCAGGAGTACCTGGTGCTGTACCTAAGTTCTGGATGACCGCATTCTGCAGTTCGCATTTATTGAGGTCTATCGCAGTTAAGAATTTTTTTGCCATGATTATATTATTTTATATTTTTATTTTTTAGTTAAAGTAAGCTTTGCCACTAAATGCTCCACAAAAAGTAATCTTGCAACTATTAAGAGAGAGATAATCAACAGCTCCTTCAACAATACTTCCAGCAGAATCTACAACAGTAACGGAAGGATATTTATTCATGTTATGAATAGCAGTCCATTCTATATTAGGTGTATTTTCATAGTGCACATAAGTATCTACATAGGATACAGTAAGTGCTGCAGCATTTCTTCTATTAAAAACAATAGTTTTTATCAGATCTCCTACTAAAGATATAGATGTAATTGTTTCATCATATGCCTGATCTCCTTTTTGAGATAAAACAGCTGATAAATTATCTAGTGTTATTTTCTTTGTAATGTTATTTACAACATCTACAATTGGAATAACATCATAGTAAATATTTACCTCTTGTGAGAAGTAAGGAGGTAGTTGTGTTATAGTAGGATCGTAACTACGCATTATACAATGAATCTATTTCCTGCTTGAGTTAATAAGTATTGAGGACCATAATCTACAACTTCAGTCTCAGTATACTCAGCATCAATTAATTTCATGAGATCAAAAACCTCTTTGTTGTAAATATCTATTTCTGCTGTATCACTACAACCAGTTTCAATACCATACTTGGTCTCTCTAAATTCAGCATACATTGCTTCACCAAATTTTAAAGAAACTTTAGCTTCATCACAGTTAGTGCACTTACCCATTTTTTTGTTTTAAACTTTGTTCATACCCGTCTATACAATTAGCACAGACTTGTTTACCATCAGATGCAGTTTTCTTTTGACAACCACAACTTAATCTTGATCCACAATTTTGACAATTCATATTGGTTTATATTTAATTAATTGCAATAAGTACAGTTTAGTTTTTCAAGTTGTTTCTTAGCATAGTTATATATTGCTTGACCTTGTTCAGGGCTATGGCAAAATTCTACTTTTGCTTTAGCACCCTCTAACATCATTTTTAACAACCTTAACTTATTTAATTTTTCTTTTTCTGCAGGTAATGGCTCACATCCAGACAAGTTAATACTACAAAGAATATTGTAGTATATATTCATAGACTGTGCTATACGTAAATGATTATATTCTACCCAAACTTTATCATTTGGTGCAACACTGTAGCGCAAAGTATAAATACCGTCAGGTAATTCACTTAATGCTGTATCACAGTTTGTATCTTGCAAATGTAAAGTACATGCATTAAATACGTTTTCACTATTAGGTAAAATCTCAAGAACTACTTCCTCTAAATACCCCGGAAGTAAAATTTGTAATCTATTACAAGTAATTCCTAACTCTGTACTGTATGTACTAGTATCTACAACTCTAAAGATTTTTGCATTAAGAGTTTCTGGAATATCTAAACTGAGGATGTGTTTTTGTGCCATAGGATTGTTAAATAGACGGTATGCCTACTCATATATAATTTACTAAATAAATCTAAATAAAAAAAGGGGAAGATCACTCCTCCCCTTTTTATATGATAATAAAGTGTTATTACAATGATTGTAAAGTTACACCATTACCAGCAGCGCTCAAAATTGAAGCCATATCGCTTTCAAAAGTAGAAGCTACTGAGCTAGTAATTACTTCACACACATACTGATCATTATCAAATGTGCTAGTAGGATTACTGAAGCGAGGTACATTGTGTACAACCATATAACGGTAGTAAGAGTTGTTACGGTTAACACCAAATACTGCATTACCATTCAAGATTTCACGGATACGTGGATCATCATTGAAATGATTCTGTGCATAACGCTCAGACAAAATCAAATCACGGATGATAGTTTCACCAAAACCTTCACCTTGCTTAGGAAGTTGTAAAGTATTAACACAAGTTCCACCAAAAGCACAAGGATCACCAACTTGATCAATTTCAGAAGCTAAAACAATAACGCCCTCTTTTTCAAAATGATCAGTAGGTTGGAAAGAACAATCACCAAACTTAGTGTCAACATAAGCACCAGTAATGATAATACCAGCTTTGTTGTCAGCAGTTGGAGTAGTATCTTCAACAAAAGAATCCCAAGAGATAGCTTTAACAGCGTAAGCAGCAGCACCAGATCCAGAACCACCAGAGAAAGTAACACCAGCAGCATCAGATAAAACATAACCTGAACCAGATACATTGATGGTAATTGCAGTAACAGCACCACCAGAAATAGTAGCAGTAGCAGTAGCTTGAACACCTGAAGCAGGAGCAGCAATAGCTACAGTAGGAGCAGAAGAATAACCACTACCACCGTTAGTAATTTTAATTTCAATTACTTTACCAACGTTAGCAGAAGTAGGATTAACATATGCAGTGTAGCTAACACCAGCATTAGTACTAACGTAAGCTACAGGAGAAATGAACTGATTAATACGGGGATCTTCAGCCAAGCTCTTAGCCCAACCAACCATAACTGCAGCAGGATCAACACTAGTTTGACCAGTAGCGCAACAACCAGTGTAGTAATCAGCTACATAGTAAGCATTACGACCCAAGAAACGCAAAGCAGGAGAACCTTTAACATCTACACGTAAGTAGTAGGTTTCATCACACTTGTAAGTTTTGGTACAAGCAGCATAAGGAGTGTTGTTCAAACCAGCAGTAAGTCCTACAGCAACAATACTATTAGTTGCAGTTTTAGGAGATACTTTGTAGAAACCGCTAATGTACTTAGGGTTAATAGTTTTAGACTTTGAAGACTCAGCATAACCACCGTGGAAAGGACCAATCTTGTCATTAGCAGGAGTTAAGCTAGAAGATGCAAGAATAAAGTTTGTTCCGGTAGTAGCATTTAAGTTTACAAAAGTAGAGGCATTGTAAAGACCAAAGTTACCTACAGTGGTCAATTCAGATGCAGTAGTTCCGCTGGCGCTTTTCTGGTAAGTACCAGTCCCAAGGAACACCTTTTTGAAAGCATGATTGAAATACATAATTTTATTTTTTTAATTGTTTATAAATAGATACACTAATATTATACTAAATTATTTTAAGAAAAGCAACTTATATTTTGTAGAATTTATTAAAGCCTTGATTTCATCCATAGTATTTATGATGCTAGAGCATGTTACCATACCTTGAACAAGACCAATTTTATCATATAAACTGCGAAGATATTTTACAGCTTCATCTGTAGTTTTAATAGTAGGAATAGCTGCTTGATCCGGGTAAGGTAATAATACCTCTTCTTTACCCTGATACTGTTCTGCTAAACCATCCGTAATATCTACAAGAGAATCATAAAACTCTCCCATTGCAACGTGTGCTGAATAATTTGTACTTAATAGATGAGCAACATGCACCTTAGTTGAGGCATGTAATAACTCATAAATCAACTCTCCCATTGCTTTATGGACAGAGGAAGAAGGTCTTTGTAATTTATTAATCATCTTTAATTATTTCTTTCAGCGTTTTGAGAACCACGAGCAAACTGATTTACTGATTCAATATCACCAGCAATAATGCTAACTGTTTCATCAATAAGTACTTCAGTTATATCATCTTTAAATTCACAAATTACATCAACTGTAGATACTAAACCAGTGTAAGGATTTACTGCACCAGTGATTTCTATATAAGCTGGTTTCCTGTAATATGTAAGAATAGGATTTACAATAGTAAATAAACCATCATGATAGATCTTTATTCTATTACCCATGATAGTACAGAATGTTTCACCCCATTCAAAACTGGGCTTTCTAAATTCATCAACTAATAAGTTTGCAGTATTAGCTTCTTCAACTAGATATACAGTCATTGAATCAGCAGGACAGCATTCTGATTTAGCATCAGTAGACACTTTCTTATACTCTAAGTAATCAGCAGGTAAAGGGTTAGACTCAAAATACTCAGGTTTATTTAAGCCAGTTATTGGTAATTCTAACAACAAGATCTGTAAATCATCTATACGTCTTTTAGAACCCTCATCACCTTCACGGAAAACATTACTAGCATGGAGTTGTCTTCTAACCCATTCTAGTTGTGCCTTGTTAAAAGCTTCAATAATCTGCCATGCCTCAAGATTATCATAATCATTTGAGGCCAACTTATTAAGCCGCTGCTTAATTTTTAACTGGAGTATATCGTTATTCATATGTGTTAACTGTAGGGGGTATTATATTATACCCCCTCAGTGTTATTCTATATTAGATTACTCTTTCCAATGCTTTTCAACCTTCTCTATAATCTTGTCAGAAACATCCTGATTTAAAGGATTTTTCATATACTCAACTATATCAGCCGGTGTTCTACCAAGCATTGTGCTAGATTCAAGATGATAAATAAATCCATCACTCTTACTAACTATATATTTATAAAAAGAAGAATCTTTAACAACTGCTCTGAGTTTAAGATTAGTTAAATCCTCATTAGCAAGTGCTAAGAACTTCTCTGCTGTTTTAGTTTTATCAGTTTCAATTGTCTCACCATTAATGTATTTGTCCATGTTATCATAAACAATATCATTAGGTGTAGACTTTTTATACTGTGCACTATCAATGTCAAGAACTTTGGCAATATAAAATAATTTTCCTTGGTTCTTGTCAAACATTTTTTGTAATTCAGACAAAGCTTTGTTACGTAACTTTTTACTTTCTGTTTTAATTGTTACAGTCTCTTCAGCTCTATCTAAATAGAATTTTGGAGGAACGGCCCTACGTCTTGCATCATCGTAGTTTTTAGCTACAATACTAAAACCATTTGACTCAATTGCATAAAGCTTGATAAGATCATATGGATCTTTAGCAGGCTCTAAGAATAATGGTTCATTACCACATCTTATTGCAATCTTACTCCAGAACTCATCATTATCTGGTTTAAGAAGTTTAATCTTATTCCAGAAATCAGGATCATCAGGATTAACAACGTTAGCTGCTAATTCCTTTTCTAATTGAGAAACTACTTTTCTAATCTCTCTGATTTTAGCTTCACGCTCATCATCTGGTAAGAATTTTACTTCAGGAGCAAATTCATTTAATCCAGTTACATAGCGCTTAATCCCGTTAATCTCAAGACAAGCAAGTTGTTCTTCATGAAATACCCCATCAAAAAGGGATAATCCATACTTTTCAAGACCCATATTATTGATTGTTGAATCAAAATAGGGACGTACACTTACAGTACTTTTTTTGTTCTGTGGGTACCTTTCTACAATTGTTATACTCATGGTTTTTTGTTGGTTTGATTATATAGGGGAGCTATTAACTCCCCTATAATTTTTTAATTAATTACTGAGAAATGTACAGATACTGCAGCATTTAATGCAGCAGAAGAATGCACATTGTAAAGTTTTACACTGAAACTATTAGCAGCAATAGCTGAAATAGTTGCATATGCAATACCATTTCCTGCGTATTGTACAGATACTAAAACTTTAGAAGTAGCTAACACTTTGCTATTTGTAACAACAAATACAGCAGAAGCATCAGCAGCTAAAGTACTAGATACTGTAGTAATAACACCTGCTTCAGCATTCACAGTAACACCTGAAGTAATGCTACTAGATTGAGTTACATTAGCAGTAGTAATAGCAGCAGCTTTTGTATTTAATTCATTTACAATAGCATTAATGTGTCCAAATTTAGCTAAGGACATATCAGATTCTTTTACTAAGAAAGCATCTGGAGAAGCGGGAGAAAATGTAGAGATTGCCATTTTATTTTATATTTTTTTTAATTAGAACCCAGAGCCAGCAACGAAGTGACTCTGGGTTGATATGTTTATTATTAGAAGCTTCCGCCAGTAATAGGGTTACGCATAACAATTTTCAACACTTTAGTTGGGTCTTTTACCCAAACTGCAGGCATTGTTTGAGACATCATTACACGGTATCCGTTAAAGTTACCAGAAGATTGGAATCCTTGGCTACGGCCCATATAATCCATAGTTCCGTTTTGGTAGAACCACTTCAATTGATTATCCCAAGACAATTTCAACAAGTAAAGGTTTTCATTTACGTTATCAGTAATGTCAAAGATAATGAAATTATATGAACTCAAAGGATGACCATCAATTAAGGGGTTTTCAATATCGTTAGTATGTAAGTTATCAAATGCAGGGTTCAATACAAACTTAACGTTAGCCAAGAAAGGAATTACGTAGCTGGTGTATGCAAATCCAAAGTTCAAATCCATACCTTTACCGGTAATAGCTCCAACTTCAGAAGCATTGATAACCAAACCACTGTTAACAGCTTCTTTCTTAATAGCCTCATTCACCATTTTCATACCACCCAAACCGGTTTGTACAATCAATTGGCGCTTAGGATCTGGACCTTGGAAGTCAACTTTACCAACGTAGAAGTTGTACAATTCAGCACGGAACATATCCAAAGTGAAACTAGATTTGTTGTAGATACGCTTGAAAGAGTTATCCAACTGCTTCCAAAGACCCACTGACAAACGGATATCATCTGGACCATCTTGCTTAATCTTACCACCTTGTCCCCACATCAAGTAGGTCTCAATGTCATTAGCAATTTTGCTCAAGTGAGCAGCTTCCATAGTAGTCAAGAAAGTACGGCTTAACTGACCATTGTCAAATGCACGCTTAACTGCATCTTTACCCATAGTCTGTACCATAGACTCCAAGCTATTGATTGCAGGGTCCATAGACTTATCAAAGTTACGCCAGATTTCTACAACAGGAACAGTACCATCAGCTTTCATACCACCCTTCAACATCAAGTCAGCACGACTAGAGATTGAGTAAGATACGTGAGCTTCAGCACCACCTACGAAGTTGTAGAATTCACGGAAACCAGCACCATAGTGTCCGATATCAGAGAAACGCTCACCGTATTCACCACGAGCAGAACCTTTACGGAAAACTTTAGTACCAGATGCTAAGTATTTGTTATCCAAGTATTTAGCATTGTCATTGTTTACTAACTGAACAGTGTAGATGAAACCATCACCTGTAGGAAGAATATCAGCAGCAGTTACGTACATTTCCAAACCGTTGTATTTGTCATAAGTGATGATATCACCATGTCCAAAAGAACGCTTGTTTAATTTGATTTTGAAGGTAGTACCATCAACACCTTTAGCAGCATTTGCAGATTCAATATCTTCTACAATGTAAGGAAGATCTTGAGCTACAGGAACTTGCCATTTGTACTCACCACGAGCATTGTCTACAGAGATGATGTTTTTTCCACCAAAACTAGAGAATTGATACAAGGGCATTTCAACTTTTTGAGCCATTGCCCATAAGTCTACTGGACCCATGTCCATAGGTTCACTGCTTTTCAGCATGTTTACGAGGTGGTATGAATCTACGTGAGAGCTAGCTTGGTAGCTGGTATCACGCAGAAATATACCATTGTTTAAAACTGGAGTTGCCATAATTATTTATTTATTTGTTTGTTTGTTGTGTTGTTAAAATCTTTTAAAAATATTTGCTTGTCTTGGAATCTTACGCTGTTTGGGTTCCTCTCTTTCTTCAGGTACAGTACTAGAAACTTTTCTTGACTGTTCTGTTTTAAGTTGCCTTACAGTGTTTTCAACCACTTTATTTTTGCCTTGCTCCATGATCTTTGACTTGTATCCATCAGGATCTGCCAATAACCACAGCGCTTCAGCTACTAATGGGTAGTTAGGTTCTACAAATTGATGTTTCTCTAACAAATGACCCAATAGGTTTGTGTTTCTTCCTGAGATAGAAGGATAGTTAGGTTGTACAAGACCAGCATATAACATAGACTGGGTTTTCTTATCCAACTTAACACCAGCTAACTCAGCGGGTTTAAGAGCCTCATACACGTTATCCATGTAAGCTGCTGCTGCTTGTTCTTGTTGTGCCTTCATATGCTCTTGTTCAGCAATCTTTTGGGCTACAATAGACTCTTGCATCTTATCCAACTTTGGTTTAAACTTATTAGCTTGTTGTTCTAACTTACCTAAGTCTTTCCAGGTTGTGATTTCCTCATCAATATCTTCATCATTACCAAATCCAGTAGCACGCAAATAAGAACGTACAATTTGTTCTTGATCCATTTCATCTGTAGGATCTAAACCACGTACTTCTTCTACTTGTGCTAATGCACTGAACAAACCTTTAAGATCTGTACCACCATTAGCTACATACTGGGCAGCATACTGAAGTTCTTCAGGAAGCGCTTCAAAGAACTCTTTTGGAGTTTGCTCTTTAATTGCTCGCTCCTTTTCTTCAAAGTTAGCTTGCAAGAGCTCCTTCCAATCTTTAATAGAGTATTCATCCATTGGTTTATCATCTTCAAAACCAATCAATACACCCTCTTCAATAAGTTTAGAGAAGGTTTCCACCATACCACTCTTATCTACTTTAGGTCTACCTCCTCTGGGTGACTCCTCTTCTTGCTCTAATAAATCATCAACCTCATTGGTTAACTCTTTAAGAACTTGTTCAGCAGATTGAGTTGGTTTCTTGATGTTACCATCCTCATCCTCTTCTTCTTTATCTAAGAACGTTAAATCCGTTTTAGGAGATGAAAAGATACTTGGTTTCTTTTCTTCTTCTGTTGGAAGCATGATACTATCTGCTCCCGGAGCTCCACCAAAGATATCATCAATGTTGATATCTACTTGTTGTACGGTGGTTTGCTCAGTTGGTTTGGTTTCACTCATATAGTTGGTTATTTTAGTTTGTAGTGTACATTAAGAATATAATATATTACTTCTAATAAACTTTAAAAATTTGATTTTAAAGCCGTATTTTTTGTAATATAAGGCTATTACTTCTTCTTGTTATCTTTAACATCATACTTATTCTTGTTCACTCTAGCTATTTCTAATTGTTTATTAGCAATCTCTCTTTGTGAAGCAAGCTTTTCTCTTTCAATAGATAACTTATCCATGTTAATAGCTTTCTGAGTACTGGCAGATTCTTTCTTTAAGTCCATTTGTTGCTGAAACTCCTCACTCTTACGGATATCTTTCATAGCATCTTGATAATCAGACTGTAAATTTTGGTTAATATCTACACCAGCACCATAACCAGCAGCCCTAATTTCAGCAATAACAATATCATTCTGTCTATTCTTCTCATTCTCTTCAGCTTCAAACTGCATCTTCATCATAGCCTCTTGATTCTTAGCTTGTAAAGCCTGCTCTTGCATAGCTTGTTGTTGTTGCATTTCCTGCTGACGTTGAGCTTGTTGTTTCTCATCAGAAGATTTAAGGATGTGAGATACTTCTGCAATAGACTCAGCCTTCATGATATTACCTAAATCATAAATAGAGGCACCTGCGGTGTTGTTTGTGATAGCCAATTGCTTTAACTGCTCCAGAGTAGCTCTGTGATTAGTTTTGGTCGTACAGAAGATATTAAAGTCTCTAAGCAATAAGTCAGTACCATTCATCTCAAAGTTAACCTTCTCATCAGTAGAGGTAATATACTGCAATCTAATAGATGGTTTGGTTGACTGATAGAACTGGGCTAAGTCTGTACGCATCTGATGTACACGAGGCATTAAGTAATCACAGTGATTAATAAAGTATGTCTCTGTCTGTGCATAAGAGTTTGATACAGCAATTCTTACACCAGTAGCTGTTGCTTGCTCTACTTGTTCTCCAAGACGCTGTGGTGTAATACCTATTACCTCAAATGCTTGCTGCTTAAAGTAGTTAGCCAATTGAGTTCTAGACATCAAACGCTGTGTCTGTTCTAAGTTTAATACCTGATAGTGTTGAAAGTTAAGAGCATTCTCAGTGTTAGTGATAGATGTATCCAATGGTAACATCTGGAAGTTCTTCATTGCAACGTAGGCTTTTGCTAAGTTGTTCTTTCCCCAATCTTCTCCCAATGAGTGTCTAGGTAAAGCATTCTGATCTAACATGATCACAGTACCTAATTCATCTACAAGAATATCAGCAATTTGGTTATTTACAATGTTATAACCAATCTGGTAAGGCTTCATTAAATCTACTAAAGATGTAGACTTAGTGTTTCTATCTGAGAATACAGATCCTTCTACTGGTAATTTACAACCGTACAATGTAGAATCTCCTTTAAATTGGAAAGGTACTCGTCCTGGTTTAGAACGATTAATACCTAAGTAAATAGGATTAATACCACTTGCATTGTTGTTCATCCCAAAATATGCAGGGTAGTTAGGCCCAATTTTTACTCCACCCCATACCTCATTAATCCAAATCCAATCAATATGTTCTCCTGCAATTAAGTTCTCTTTAGTTTTATTCTTAAGTACACTTGTATCATAGATAGGTTTTTGAGTAATAGCATATGACTCATCTACCACATCTTGCATAACTTGTCCGGTCTCATCAATCTTAATTAAATGTCCAACTTTACGCTGTGACTTCCAATAGATATGAGCTACACGTAACATATCTGTATTCTGATAATCTGTATAATCTTCAGATTCAGACATGATATAACTAACTATATCATTACCAGCAGTACTATTTTGCTCCCATACAGACATAAACTGACGGTATTGTAATGATGGCATGTTAGTATTCCATTCATGAGACTTAGTAGCATCATAGTAAGAACCATCATTTTGCATTCCTTGCAATGGATATCCTGCTGCTCTTGTTGGATAAATAGCTTCTAATGATTGTAATTGAGCATCAGTCATTAAATATCCATACTTGTCAATAATATCAGAGACTGTATATAACTCAACTTTACCTACCCAGTTACCTTGAGAGATATACCTAATGTCTGGAGACTTATGATAGAAAGTAACCAAAGGATTCCACAATTCTAATTCATAATCATCTTCATTCATCTTAAAGTGCCAGAACTCTCTATCTGTGATTAACATATCACGGAAAGCTCTTTCCTCAAGCTCATCCATTTTAAATCTTTCTTCATCTACACGGGCTTGATGTTCTGCCCACTCTTCTAACATTGAACGATAGTCTTTCTTAAAGAACTGTTCAATCTCAGGTAATGATTTAAGATTTTCTGGGGCTAATGCTTTCTGAATCTCAGGATCTTCCATATCAGCACCCTGCTCAATCATACTCATAACCATCTTACGTTCAGCATCAGCTAATAGCCTTTGCTCAATCATAGCTCTTTTCTGATCTAATAATTCATTGTAGGAGATCTCATCTACAGCCCGGAATGTTACTCTTGTATTTCTTTTAGCAAATTCTGCTACTAATACATTAATTACATTAGGAATAATTGGGTAAAATTTTAACTCTAATGCTGACTGATCTTCTTTAGTAAGAACATCAATTAATTCAGCATACTCTACATCTTCCTCAACTATATAATCACTACGATCAATAATACCTTTAGCAAGCTTGTAGTTCTTAGAGAGTCTGCGTGCATTTCTACGCAACTGCTTCATACCCTGCCACTCTAACCAATCAAGGTTATGTGCAGCCCAATCATCATCTTTATCCTTTCTTGGAATAAATTGGATTGGTTGAGTAAGAGTACTCATCTTATTGTATTCTGCCTTAGCTCCATTTTTGAGCTGCATAGCATTATATAACTGCATAGTCTGTAATTGTTGTATTAAATTGTTCTATTAATTCATTAACATTAATGTCAACAGTTTCTTCATCTTCATCAGAATAATAACTGATATAAGTTACATTAACTGTAACATTTTCCATCGCTGTAGTACTCATGCACCAGTTTATCATTTTAAATTTCTAAACGCCTGTTTTGGTCTTTGCATATTACCAGAAGACCCACTTTTTCCAATATGCCTAAAAGCCCCTACTTTTAATTTATATAAATCTTTTGACTTATCCAAACTTTCAGGGTTTAGTTCTCTACGTTTTAAATATCCACGGTTTGATTGTTGGATCTTTGCAAAGGCTACAAGAGCTGTAAATGCCACTAATCTATCCACGTTTAAACCCTCTCTATATGACAACATCTCTTTGATCAGCATAGGATCTGGTATTCTAGATACACCATAGGTAGTCTTTACAACTGTACCATCTGTTTTATAATCATGATCAATCTCCTCTCTAAGAAATTCAATTGCATAAGAAAGTAAATGAGCTTTAAATAATGTACCCGTGTTTCTCCAACCATACTGTTGATATACACTAGCATTACTACCAATGTCTTTCAAGAATAAGATCTGATCTTTAGTAACCAGGTATCTCTGTTTTCTCTGGGATATCATGTACTGGATAAATAGGGATACGTTATTCTCCACTAATGTCCAGGCATTATACCACTCAATAATTAACTCTAGTCTTTCATGTGTTTTCTTGATATCATCAAAACGTCCACACCATGCTGCTACAATTCTATCCTGTTCTATATGCGTTTTCTGTTCTCCACCCTCTTCTCTAGATACTTCCACAGGAGCTTTATAAACAAAAATGGAACAAAGAGAATCAGAGGTAGTAGTCTTACCTTCAGAAACCGGGTCAATACTTGCATAATACATTCCAAATGTAGGATCTTTTTTAGGTCTTTCCCACACGACCAAGCATCCTGTCTTATCTTCTGTCTTTTTAGAGATAGGAAACTCATTAATAGGTAGTTTATTAGAGTCTTTAACAGCTAAATTACTATGCTCATCTCTATATAACTCTAATAATTCATAAGCATATTCTTTATCTTCAATTCTTCGTAATTGTGCAGCAAGTAAATGTACAGAAAATACAGACTCTCTTCTAAATGCAAAAGCCTCTTCAATATTTGTAGGCTTCTGGGAGATACGTAACTGGTACTTATCAGGCTCAATCTCTTTCTTCCACTTAATCCTCTCTTCTTTAATAGCTTCTAAAGCAGTCTCTACTAATGAGTTACCATACTTATCTACATACGGCATCATTGACCACTGTTCAGGAATAAATAATCCGGCTGTACCAATAGTCCCTTTGCCATCTAATAGATTAGTTTCTACAGCAAAGATATCATTAGCTTCCGGGTTCATGATTAAGTTCTTTAATGGTTCACACTGATCAAGGTCACCGACAGATCCTGCTGCAATAAATACCCCGGTAGTTACCATACCAGATTGTAATGCAGGACGTAAGTATTCATATGTCTCCCCCATCTTAGGAGCAATACCTGCTTCCTCGTGGAAGAAGTACTGACAAGGACCACCCACACCCGCTGTTGCAGATTTCTCAAATGACATACCTTGTATAGTACCTTTTAATCCTACCTCAGTTTTCTTATTCCCTTTTCTTACCTCAATCTTTTGCTGCCATAGCATTACTTTATCCGGATTCATTGGTCTGTACCAGGCTGTATGCTCATTCAGAAACGATGCATACTCATCTAAGAACTTCCATGTACCCTTATCGTTTATATAATCTTTAAGCGAAGCTCCTATCTTAAGAGTAACACCCTCTTCAAACCATAATGAGTTGATTAGTTTACCAGCATGAAAGTATGAAGATGCAATCTGACGTTTCTTAAGAATAGCTACGTGCTTGTAGTATAGTTCAGCCAAGATCTCATACAGAGCCATGTGGTACTGAGCATCCCGGACTTTAGCAAATCCAAACCTCTTCTCTTCTTTATCATAAATAGGTAAGAAGTTTAACCACATGTAATAATCTCTGCTTAAGTACCAAACATTTGTTTGATCCTTATACAGTACACCATTCCTGCATTTCTTTTTCTGGTCATCCCAGTAATATATGTAATCCTTAGATTTAAAAGGCGCTACTGTATAGAAGCCTAACTTATTAAAAGTAGTTGCCTCTTTATTAAACAATAGACTAGTCTCATTAAAATTATACTGCCCTGGTTCCTTAAATAGTGTAAGTAAATAACTCCTCCATTCTTCTTTAGAAGAAAATTCTGTAGTTGTCCAAACACCATTATCCCAAGTAGGAATTTCAATAATACTATTCATCTTCTACAACGTCTACAATGCTTTCAAAGTTTTCAGGTTTACCATTTGTAGTAATAATCATATAAAGTAATGTATCAATTGTCTTAGATGCAATCTTTGACTTACATTCTTTACCATTACCAAAATATGCTTCTTTATCATCACGATGAAAAGCATTCCATTGTTTTGTGTACGTGTTGTAATTAAACAACCAGTTGTACAAGCTGTGTTCTATCTCATTGATCATAAGCTAATCCTATATTTCCTCTTACTTGACTTTGCTGTTCTTCAGCTAAATCTTTATACGCTCCCTTAAATGACTGTCTAATCTGCTCAAACTTAGCAGCAGCATTCACTAAAGCTGTAATATTACCATCTCTACCATGCTGTATTTCCGTAGTCTCCATGTAATGGGCTAATCTATCCAGCATAGACTTAATTCCTACATACGTTCTATACGTGGGAGTCTCGTATAACTTCTTACATGTATTCATACCCCGGATAATAAATTCATCCTCAGTAGAAACATCCATATCAATCTCAGACATAATAATCTCTTCCTTCTCATGTTCAGGAACATTGAAGAAAGGATTAAGATCTGGGTTAGGGCAAGTCATATAAAACAGGTAGGTATATACTTTTAAATAATCCTCTGGATATTCCGTCATTATATCATTAAGAGAGGAGATTGTATAACAATGTTCCGTAGGAACCACTTTATTATTAACTATATCAAATAGTTTAATTAGCATCTTGTTTATGTTTAATTAGGTTTATCACCTCTGTTTTAAGGTAGGGTAGATCATAAGGAACAATCTTTTTAACTAAGGGTTCCCCTTGATTATCAAGCTTAGTAATAGGGTTACCAAACTTATCTGTACCCTCTGTATAAAACAAAACGTGGTGAATTGTTAGTTTTCCCGGTTTTAGTTTTGGGTTGTGCTTCAATATAATATACATATATGTAGACAACTGTAGTGCATAATGCCAGAAATTACAGTCATCTAAATGACTTACAGGTGCTGACATCTTTTGACTAATACCCTCCCAATTTACATAGGATTCTTTCTTTATCTCTTTATTCGTCTTATAATCTGTGATATTTACATAACCTTTTGCCACCTCTACAAGATCAGATTGACCACATATACCAGCAGACTTCAAGTAAACAAAATGCTCCGGATACATACCCTCTACTAGCTTCTGTGCTGGAGCATACTTTATATCATCAGTAACTAGGGGCCTAATAATAGGGAGAATACAACCGTGTCTTTCAATAGTATTTAACTGGAGTAAGTCTGCTTCACGCTGATTGTGATACCAGTTACCCTGATCAATAGCCCTATTAGATTCATTAGACCAAGCCTGTAAGATATCCTCTACAGTCATACCGTACCACTTAGACTTCTTAGACTTAGCTGACTTCTCTGCTACAGTTTGAGCATCAAATGGCTTCTTATACTTAGATATAAAAGAGGTGACTGAGGTCCATTCAATACCATCACTGTCTACAGACTCGTATTTATGATTCTGGGATTTAAATATTACACTCATAGTTTAGATAATAAATCATTCTCTTGTTCTTCAGTAAGTAAAGCTGGCCATTTCTTTAATGGACACTCAGAAGATAAACTCCGTGTCTTAAACTTTAAAGAACACCCACACTCAGAACAACATGGTTGTGTACCAGGTGCTAAACAATTAACACCACTAAGATCTACATTAGGACAAGCCAAACAAATAGTGTTACGCTCAAGAGCAATCTGCTCAATAGTATCTGTAGTAAACAAATAATTCTTAATTCCCTCAAGAATAAGTTCTTTGTTATTCCACAGAGTCGTCAGTTTGTTGTTTTTTATTTTTTCTATGATCTTTCTTTTTCTCATACTCTTCTTTCATTTTAATCTCTAAATTTTGCATCTTCTCTAGCTTATCCACTGTACCCTTGTACACGTGATACCTAGAAAAAATTAAATTCTCCCGGTTTTCTAAATACTCAGAATACCTCCGGATATTAGTCTGGAGAATATCCCACTTAATATTAAACGTACCAAGACCATCTATAAGTACATGGGGATCCTCTAAAGAAGAGAGAGACTTCCTAGCTTTATCCCAGTAAAAGTCCGTCACTGCTTTAATAACCTTTTGTTCCATGTCTAACTCTACAGCTGTCTCCTTTAAAATGTCCTTATACTTCTTCGGATTCAAGACTTACAAATTTATAATCTAATAAAACATTACCCTTTGCTTGCACATTAAGAAAAGTTGCTAACCTAATCATCTTCCTACCCTTACCATTCTTCTCAATCATCCCCTTACGCTCAAACTTAATAACCGCATTACGCACAGACTGAGGGGTTTTAAATATCCCCTCATCTGATGCATAATTACAAAACTCGGTAAGCTCAATCTCCCCGTTAAATGCAAGCATAGTAAGACAATCCAAATCAGCATTACTAACAGTAATCCTCTCTAAATAACAATGTGTAAGGAGCTGATACTTTACAATATCCCCCTTACTCATCTTAACCTTCTTACTAACTTGATTTACAATCATGACCTTTTAAGTGTTCTGGGTTGTTCAGCTTCCTCCTCTTCAGGTTCTTCAGCCAACATATTAGCCACCATCACCTGAAACTGTAAGCGCTTAGCTCTCTGTTCCTCAATGTCAGTGATTAACGTTTCATACTTTAACTGTACAGTTAAAAACTCTACTTGCTCAGTATAGTACTGAACCAACTTGTCTTTGCGCTCTTTTACCTCTTCAGGTGTAAGCTCTTTATTTTCTTCCATAATTATTAAATTTCCCAATATATAAATACTAACTCATTGCAATCACAGGGATCTCTAGAGTCCATGGGTTTACCACACCTAATACAACTAGTGCCTGGTTTACCATCATCCTTAACTTCTTCATTCTCCATGATATACAAGATTACACTTTATATATTTACCCCCACTAACATTTTACCAACAAATACCCCCCGTACATGGGGTTCACTCTAATACCCCCTACCACGTATATGGAGATTGTTTTATGTATGGGGGTGTGGAAGACTATAAGCTATCAACTCCCCTCCTTACTTTTAGCAGGGACTAACCCCCTCTGCTGAACTACCATGCTGTACTTTTACAAAAAAACTGAACGTGCTATCGTTTGCACAGACAAGATCTTTGGTAAGAAAATCAAAGTAACTCTTGAAAACGGAAATGAAATTGAGGTAAATGCTCAAGTGAAATTTGGCATCATTGCAATCGGAGACCAAGAGATTGGTGAGATTGCTCAAGGTACTAAATTGCCTTTTACTCTCACTAACCAAAAAGTGAAAGATCAAGAGGGCAATGAAACCAGCCTGTATTGGTGCACACCTGATTAAGGTGTGCCCTTACGGGTTACAGGCATAAGCACTTTCTATACAAGTTCCTAATTGTCCAGGGATTAAATCATGGTGGCTCCATGAGCTTGTTATATAGTTAAATATAGTTTTGTTTAACTTTTAAAACTATAAACCCCGTAAATCCTGAGACAATTGTCATAATGTTTAACTTTTTTATGACAAACTGTATAATACAGTAGACATGTGTAAGGGTGTGTGTGAGTGTGACTAAAACACTTCACACCAAAACATCATGTGGGACAAAGTGGTAAGAAGTGGGGTCAGATGGGGAAGATAGGACCATTATATGGCTAATTGATTGAATAACATGCTTTAATGCATCATAACCTACTTCACAAGGGTAGGCAAATATGTAGTACACTTTGATAAGCATAGCATAGAAGCTTATTGGATTGGTCTAAGACTAGGATGAAAGACTCCTATTACTACATATTTGAATGCAGAGTGGAGTAACTAAATCATATAGGCAAGTTCCAAAGCCTTAAGTGCGGAAATGATGGATAGGTTTGTTCCGCTGTAGTAATACAGTATCTCAAAACAGAGCCATTGAAGTAAGGTAGTTGAAGTCATCCCTTACAAACACCTAAGCATGTGTTTAAACTGCTTCTTATACTCTATGGTATTATACCTACTAGTATTACCGGATTTTTTAATTGAGCTAAACTTAAATAGATATGATACAGAATATTAATCAAGAGATAGAGTCTCTTAAGATTGAGATTGCGGCACTTAGGGTAATCTATACCCGGATTAATCAATATGCTCTAGAAACTTATGGAAGTAGTATTCTTGAGATTGAGAGTTCTTTAGAGTTTAAAGAAAGATTACTCTCTTGTATTGATGATGAGGGAGATTGGTTTAATGAATAAATATACACAGATATGACTTTTGAAGAAGCATCGGATATGTTTGCTATGTATAGCATCAGTCCACAGTTAACTTGTCAGTGTGATGAAGAATTAAGAGTTCTTTGTCAGCAATGCTATGAAGACGCTAAGAATGAAAGTGATCTTAATGCATTAGAGAATCAAACTTATGAAGGATAAATATACAACTTGCCCTATTACCGGGTGAGTTGTATATTTGTACTATGCTACTATGGCGGAATAGGTAGACGCGCAGGACTTAAAATCCTGTTGTCAGTAATGACAGTGTGGGTTCGATTCCCACTGGTAGTACAAACTTAATTCCGTGGGGGAATTGAGTGTTTTGTAAAATGTACTTAGTAGCATACCGTAAGATCTGCTACTAGGTCTTTTTAAATAGTCAGGTGGCGGAAATTGGTAGACGCATGAATAAGGGTTAATAGTAAAGATAACGTAGAGTAACCTTGAAACACCCGTAAAGTTCAGCTCATAAGTTATCATACAGGTTCAAATCCTGTCCTGACTGCAAAGGCTACCCAATAGTGGCCCTAACCAATGAGTGGTTAAAATCTTTTTCATATCTGTATTACGTCAAAGGAGGTTATTGGGCCTCCTTTTTCTTTTAGCAGATATATAATCTTGTAACTAATTAATAAAAACCACATATGAAAAAATTTAATTTTAAACTAGTGTCCTCATTGATAATGACCGCATTAGGAATCACACAAATTTGTACTATGGTATTGCTTATGTTTACCGGTAATGTAAATTATCTGTATGCTGCCGTATCATTATTAGTATCAATGTTCTTTGTTATGGTATTCTTTGACCGTTTTATTGAAGATTAACATGAGCCAGATACTTTCTTACCGTAAAACTGAAGAACCAGGTAAAATCATTCTTCTTGTCAAAGACATAAAGGGTGGTGAACATGAGGTTGGTCCCGTTAATCATATAGATTTAAACTTCTATATGCAAGGTGGACATGTGCAATCAGCATTTCCTTATCTTAGTGTAGATCAGAGAGAGTTAATTATCTCTGGCTATACACAACAGATGTGGGATGATTTAGTGGCCGGAATCGGAGGACTGTAGGTCGTATACTACAGTCCAATGTGTTTTTAAATATTAATATTTGTAACCGGGGGTGTATACGAGCACCCCTTTTTTAATTAAACTACTACAATGAACTCTTTTACATTTAAAAAAGCAAAAAAAGTACAGTGTTTTCATGATGATAACACACAACTTATGCTGGTTATTTATGATAGCTGGCATTGGTCCTATGATTACAGCAAGAAAAAACTAAGTGTTTGGTTTGCTACAACTCCTACAAAATGGACTAAAAACATTCCTGTTCAGGACTTTTCTATTAAAATACAGACTCCTATCTATTTCAAAGATGGTAGACTATCTGTTAGGCGTAAGCCCGTTTATGAAAAACAGAGTGTAGATTGGGATCAAGATAGTGCACACTGTGTATCTTTTAAGATTTCATTCTTTAGTAACTATTTTAATCTATCATTTGATGAATCAGTAGATGCTCTTTATGGTGATGACATTATTGTTATCCTTGAAAGTATGCGCGGATTTTTTACAGAATTTAGAGAGGAACTTAAAAGAATAAAGTCTTTTGATCTAGATACTGTAGATGCTATCTTAACATCTCTAAACTGCAGATTATGTAAGTTTGGTATAAACAACTCTACTCCTGAAAAAGTTAGGGATGAAAGAATTCCAAAAAGATATAGTATCTTGCCGGCAACTCAATCAATATTCAATGAAGAAACTACTGATATTGACCCTCTTCCTTTCTAATACATTGTACTCTCAATCTATTAAGATTAAAGTACATAAATTTGAAAGTGATGAAATCTGTCACCGGTTAACTTGTGATGATACAGCCGCTGTTATTAGTTTAGCAGAAGAAGAGGGTGTAGATAATGCCTTTGTAATGAAAGTATCAGAACAGAAGATGTTAGTTACTATGAAATGTGACGATTGTGAAGTACAGTACGTGCTTTATGATCGTTACATACACATGATTGTTAAATATTACCCAACTAAAACCCTATTTTATGACAAAAACTACAATGTTTACAAACCCAAGACCTGTGATTGAAGGTAAAATCATAGGTAAAGTGTCACAGAATGGCACTATTATTGGTCTTATGGTTAAGACCGGTCAAAGAATTACAATGATGAAGTACTCTGGTTCCGTATAAACTAGAGTATTTCGTATTTAGATTAGTTATAAGTTGAAAACAATGGGGGTCTATACGGTACCCCCATTTTTAATCTAAAATCCTATGATACTAAAAGTTAATGATGATCTCAGTGTGACTCACACTAAATCGTACAAGAAATTGTTTATTGTTTCTCTATCCCTGAATGTAATACTATTGTTTACATCTATGATGGATCTAAGTACCGAGATTGTCTCGGTAGTTAAAGACACTGTTACAATTGAAAAGACTGTGGAAGATATGAAACTTACTGACTCTGGCTTAACAGCTGAGTTAGTGAAGTATGGCTGTGTATTACCGGCTGTTGCTGTTGCCCAAGCTAAGATAGAATCTAGTATTGGTAAAAGTAACGTTGGTGTAAAAGCCAAGAACATGTTTGGATTAACTTACCATAAGTGTAAGTATGTAGATGGCAAACATGGTGTATATGCAAAGTATAAGTCTTACAGAGACAATGTAAGATGCTATATTGATATACAGAATAAGTATCTACGTAAAATTGATGGTGTCTACGCCAGTGACCCAAACTACCTGAGTGCTCTTAGAGCCGCTAAATAAGCTCGCAATGTGGTAGTTGATTAGAGAATTAGTAAATAAGGGCTGGGAGAAATCCTGGCCCTTTTTCTAATGTGGCTACCTTGTAAATATATAAAAAATCATCTATCATGAATAACACAGAAGTTAAACAAGCAACCAAAAGAATTCAAAACCTGCAGAAGTATGGCTTTGATTTAGAAGCTGTCCAGATTATTACTGGGTATGAACAACATGTAGTTGTAAATTTTGCAACACCTATGCACAAAGTAAAAAAGTATCCTAAAAAACACTTAAGTCACGGACAAAAAGGCTATGTCCGTAAGTGTAAGGATATTGTAGAAGCTAAATCACCAGGATTTTGGCAGAAAAAGTTACAAAAAACAGTTACCAATGTAGAGTATCCTGATAATGTTGTAGCTGTAACTGCTAAACCTGACTTGATTAAGCCGGTTTCTCACACAATTAAAAATATTAAAGCAGACAAACCCGTGAGTTTAGTGATTGGAGAAGAGGGTAGAGCTCTACTTATTGATATTGAAATGTTGCCAAAGGGTATTAAAATTACCTGGCAATAGCCTTATAATAGAAATAACTTATATATAGGGTAGTTAATTAATTTAATTACTCTATATATTTGAATGAGATGTTGTACCAATTAAGGAATGGTAAGGTTATAGAGTTATCTGTAGAGCAGTATCTTGACTGCACTGATGATGACTTGCAATACCTCATGTGCCTTAATGCCGGTGATGTAGTTGAAGACCCGTTCTTTGGTGCATCTATTAGCAGTACAACAATTACAATCCTAGAAGTTGAAGAACTAGAGATAGAGGAGATAGACCCTTCAGAGTTTGAAGCTGATATACTCCCGGAAGATTTACTTCCAGACATGTAAGCCGGTTAATAGCCGGTTTTTTTATGCATTAAACAATTTAAAAAACCCTAAAAAATATTATGAACAAAGTTAAAGTTGTTGCTGATGAGTTCGGCAGCGTAATCCGTGTGTCTCAAAACAATCCTGAGTATGGTTTTGTACGTGTTGAACAAGATGCTATTGAAGTATCTAATGGTTGGGTACGTAGGAAAGTAAGATCATCTATTGTACCAGGTTTGGTAGCTGATCTTAAAGCAATTGGTTGGAAAGCTAATGAAGAATTAGTTGGTAAGATTACTGTTAAAGAATCTCTTGATCCTATTATGGAGTCTAATCCTGATTTTGGTGTTAAGCGTGCTGGTCAAGATGGTCCTGTTTGTTTATTTGAAGATCAAGCTATTTACAGACGTACTTACTATACTCTTGATACACAAGATCAAGATGTATTTATTCAACACACAAATGTTGATGAGATCCGTGAATCTAATGCTAGCCGTGTAACTACAGCTGTTGCTGCAAAACCTGCTGCTAAAGCTAAAGTAGAAGTAAAACAAGAGGAAGCACTTGAAGTTCCTGTAACTTCTGATTCTGACGTAACATTTGATTTCTAATGTAATAAGGGGCTGGGGAAACTCAGCCCCATTATTATAAATTTTATCTAATTAACAAACCAAATTACCACATATGACAAAAGAAAATCGGGTTATGTATAGCGGTAAGCTATCTACCTATCAAGCAAACACAAAGAACTTTAATGGTAAGTCTTATCAAGTTTATGATAAAGATCCCTTTAACCCTAACCAGAACTTCTTGTACAAGAGAGCCATGTTTGGCATCACTATGTATACAGAAGAAGAATTAAAAGAGATGTCTGAAGCTAAAAAGCTAAGAGTCATCAAAGCCCACAGAAAAACTCAGTTTATTCTAAACTCCTGGAAGCAAGAGATGATGATTAAATTTAGTAATAGTTTATTGGGACATTTCTTTAAGGATCATCCTTTCTTAAATCCTTTTTGGGAAAATACAGAACCAGATCCTAAATTTGTATGTACGCTATCATTTAAAGATTTGGGTATCAATAAAAAAGATATCATAGACAAGTTAATAGATGTTGGTATATTACCAGTTAATTTCTACCAAATATCATGACAAAATTCCACGGCCTTGACAACAGACAAATTGTATTCTGTTATTTAAACAATCTAAATCAGTTAGAACAACTAGAAGAGCTTATTGCAGAAGCTGAAATCAGCTCTACTGTACCTTTTATGGGTACTGCAGTAACTTTATCTATGATTCTAACTGAAGATAATCTTAACAAGCTTAAACAGCATGACATGTATATCCTTCTAAATCAAGTTAATGATATTCTATACCCAGTTGTAGAGCTCATTAAAGATAGTGATCCGGATTTATATGATGATGTAGCAGCTGCCTTTGATATTGGGTTAGATGACTTAATATGAAACAGTGTCAAGACTGTGGAATTACTTTACCAGCATTTTGGAAGAGAATATTGGGTAAAGGCTATTGTAAGAACTGTGCTAACAAGTATAGTAAACCAAAGTCTTTACCTAAAATCTCTAAGAAGAAACTTGTAGAGAATCAAGAGTATAGTATCCTACGTGTAGAGTTCTTAACTAAACATAGTACATGTCAGGCTAAACTTCCTGGATGTACTGTGATGAGTACAGATGTACATCACCTTTATTCTGGTAAAGATAGAAGTAAATATTATCTAGAATCTAGTACATGGAAAGCAGTATGCAGGATGTGCCACAATTTTATACATGATAAGCTATCATCTGAAGAAGCTATAGAATTAGGACTTAAACTTAAATATTAATTTGTTAATTTGTAGTATTTGTCATATATTGTATTGTAAAACAAATTATATGGCATTATGAACAAACAATTTTATCTTTATACGCATATAAGACCAGATACTAATGATATATTTTATGTAGGTATTGGTTCAGATTTTCCCGGTAGATATTCTAGAGCACATGAATTTGGACCTAATAAAAGAAATTCTATATGGAACAAAATCTGGTTTAAAAATAAAAAACAAATTATAGTAGATATTATAAAAATATATGATAATCAAGATGAATGTATGCAAGCTGAAATAGATTTAATTAAAAAATATGGTAGAATATGTCATAATACAGGTCCATTAGCTAATATATCTATTGGTGGTGAATCTAAGAATAAAGACCCTAAAAAAGTAATTCAATATGATTTAGAAGGTAATTTTATTCGTATTTGGAATAGTGTAGCAGAAATTACAAATACTTTAAAAATTAAAGATAGAAGTATATATCCTACTTTAAATGGAATGTCTGTTACTTCTAATAACTTTATTTGGAAATGGTACACAGAAGATTATTTACAAAAAATTACAGTAGATATTCCTAATAGAAGAAAACGTTTTGTATATCAGTATGATAAACAATGTAATTGTATAAATACTTATAAATCTGTTTTTCAAGCCAGTAGTATAACCAACATAGATGCCGCCTCTATTTTTAAAGTAACAAATAATCAAAGAAAAACAGCTGGAGGTTATATATGGTCTTACGATAATACTTGTGATTCTTATTATAAAAATAAAATAGCTCAATATTCTATAGATGGTGAATTAATAAAAATTTATGATAATTTAGAAACAGTAGTAAAAGATTTAAAATTAACCAGCAGAACAGCTATTAAAAATTGTTTTAATGGAAAACAAAAAAGAGCATATGGATACATATGGAAAAAATATCCAGAATTAATAAAATAAAATAACTAAACAACTAAGCAATGACAAACAATAAACAACAAACACCACACGGTTTTTGTGAAACCCCAGAACAAAAATGTACAATGAATTATTGTGATGAAAACGGATGTCAAAATAGAAAAAGAACTTTGGCAGAACCTACGGAGATGCCAAATAATAAACAGCAAACAGTAGTACAACTAATTATTAAAGCCTTAGATATTGAATGCAAATCAAGAGGAATGAATGTAAATTGGGATATGTATTTAGAAACGGAGAAAGAAAGAATTGAAACTGCATACAACAAAGGAACAGTTCATGGAATTGATTATCCTGAAAGTACACTACCAATAACTGGTGAACAATACTACAACGAAACATTTGGAGGTTAAAAATAATTTATGGACAAGTTTAAATATCAATACGGGTTTATGACTTTAAGTAGACCAGAATTAAGCAAAAAACTAAACGAATTAGGTTCTGAGGGCTGGGATATTATATCTACACCTAGAGAACTTTTTGAAACTGATGAGCTTGATAGTGAAGGTACTGTTAGAATGAGGTGGGAAATCTTTATGAAGCAGAAAATATTCGGAGGTAACAATGAGCAACAATAAACGTATGAAAAATAAAGAAGAACAGATTTTACAAGTATTCAAAGACGGCCTCTTAGAATGCTTAAAGGATGTAACTCTGACATCAGCACAAACAAACCACATCTACAGATGTTATTTATTCGCATTGGAGAAAGGTTTTATTTCCAATTCGGTAAATTGGCTCCCAAGTTATATCTTCTACAAAAATGTATTATCAGGGTTGGCTCACGCAAAAATAAGCGTTCATGTTCACGAAGAGATTTTAGCTTTGTACCAGCAAGTACAGAAAACAGAACTTGATTATGCCAATCGTGAGGAAATGAAATCCTCAAAGAAGTCTAATTACATTAATACAATGTTCTACTCAAGCAATTAAATCAATGAAAAAAACAATACTGCTGTTAATGCTTTTGGTCTCCTTAGCAACAGCGAATGCAAAATGTACATGGGCTTCTGTTAACATTGAACAAATGAGTAGTGGAAACTTCTTTCTTTGGAGAATAACCGGAGATGCGTTCAAGGATACTTGTACTAAGTACGACTATGACATTATTACTGAGAGTGGTAAAACATTGAAACACATTTATGTAGAACAAGGAGGGAACAATGAGTAACTATGAAAATCTATCGCTAATTGATGCACTTTGCATTGTGAAAACAGGATGGCGAACAGAACAAGAAAAAGAATTATTAGACAATGCGTATTTAGTAATCAAAAAACATTCAGAAATACTGCATCTTGAGTATCAAAGAGAATGCATTGATGAGAAACTAACTGAAATCAAAGGAGGTAACAATGAGCAACAATAAACAAAGTATGAAACTATACACAGAAG